TGGCCAGGACTTGTTCCTGGCCTCTTTTAGCCTTCTGCTCCTTGCTGGGGTAAGATCCACGCTAAGAATGGAGAGCTCCATGGCCCGTCTCGTGAAGTTGGTCTCGGCCAAGTCAGGATCCACCCCGACGAACCGCCGGGTACTGATCGCTACTACGACCACCAGTGCCCCGACCCTGTCCACGGAGGGTGTACTCCTTGAGGGACCCAGATACGCTTGGGTTACGTTCAAGGTAGCGGGTACAGGTCCGGGCAGCGCCGTGATCGACCTCTATGCGTACGACCCTGTCAGCCAAGAGTGGGCGAAGCTCCTGCCCACCTCGGAGTATCAGTTCTCCACTTCCGTAGCGGGTACAGTTCGCTACAAGATCCTGCTCGAGGGCGGCCCTATTCGGATCCAGCCAGTCGTGAGTACGCTGAGCCTGGGAGGAAGTCCCTCGGTCCAAGTATGGATTGCTGCGGCTATCGAGGAGCCGTGAAAATCTAGCGGTACTCAGGTATAAGAGAAGTAGCAGGGGAAGCTATAGCTTCAGCGGTATCGCACGCACCTCCTCTAAATCTCGCGATCCGTCCTGCGGAGGATGGGTGACCGACCTAATAGTCGGCCCCATCCTCTTTTAGTCTTCACTGCCGAGCTCTTGCCCAATCCTGCCACGCATGACCATGAGATTGAGTTCTGCGCAGTCAGCCCATTCCGTGCTTGCAATCCTTGCTCCGACCTCAAGCTCTACAAGGGGAGCGAGGGCGGGAGAGGCCCCTACGACAACCTTGAACTTCTTAGCTTCCAGATCTTCCTCCTCTGCGAGGATCCGAGTCACACCGCAGAAGAGGATCGTGTCGAGAGACAGCAGGAAGTCCTCAAACCTGCGTTCCTCCTCGACCATGTCCTCTGTCTTCACCAACATGCTCTGACTCCTAAAGAGAACACCCAAGGAGAGGCTTTCCTTGGGAGTCTCGTTAACTACGCGGTGATTGGATCACCCAACATGGAGACTGGATCGACGGGGAGCAGGATGGCGAGAGGCACCGCGCGCGATGCGTCCCCTTCCGGTGTGAAGAACAGGAGAGCGTTGCCCGCCTGATCGTAGCCGAGCCGCAGCTCTCCGCTCTCTAGAAGCTCAAGCACCCGATGCGCGTACTTGTATGCCGAGGGAAGCCCGTCATCCTCGTTGTCCATGTCGAGCCTCCTCATTCGATTTCTTCCTCAGGTTCTCCGGAGGTGAGTCGAATCACCTCGTCGAACTCAACACTCGTGAGGAGTCCTGTAACCCAGCGCAGCGTCATCTCGATGCCGCGGAGCCCCGCGTTGTTCGGATCATCGTCGAGCATGCGCGTCACCTGCGCCAGCCGGTTCTCAATGGCCTTCTTCGTAGGCTTGCGGGTCTTGTCGGGGTTGTCCGAGTTGCGAGCGTCCTCGGCCGTTAGCTTGTCCCAGGTCTTCTGATTCGACTTGAGGAACCGCTCCTGAACCTCCTTCGACTTCTTGCTCAGCTCATAGCCAGCAGAGAAAGAGATCATGCCAGTACGGACAGCCTCGATGAGCATCACGCACGCGTTCTCGATGAACGTGACGTGCTGAGAGATCCAGGCCTCAGAGCGGTGGAGCCGTTGGGAGAGCTCGGAGCGCTCCACGGGGTTGTCTCCGTTGACCCGATCGAAGAGCCACTCAGCAATGTCGACGTCGTTGAGGTCCTCTCGGTCGAGGTTCTCAAGCGCGTTCGCGAAGACAGCGTCAGCCAAGTTCCCATCAAAGAGAATGACGGGCAGCTCCTCCATGAAGGAGGGGTCGATCTCCTTTCGGATCTGCTTGATGGCTGCAAGGCGCTGAGCGCCCGCGATCAGCTCGTACTGCGACTCTCCTCCGCCCAGATCCGTCTCAACGACGATCGGCGGGTGCATCAAACCTTCGGCGTAAATGGATTCCGCGAGCTGCGTGATCTTCTCCTTGGAGAAGGTCTTACGAATGTTCTTGATCGTGTCATTGGTCACAACGTCGTCCGGATGAACGACGGGAAGACCGCTGTGGTCGAACCATCCACCCATGGTGGTATCTCCTAAGGGTTAGTGGGCGTGCGTCCCATTTCTCTTGTGCCAGTTAGGCCCGGATACTTTAGCTAGCTGGGCCACTCCGGAGGCACATAGGCGACGTACTCGTACGGAGCACCTAGAGCATCCTGTGTCTTGATGAACAGCTTGCGGGACCAAGGGTCAATGATGACGTCCGTGCAGCCGGAGATCTTGGCCTTCAGGAAATTTGAGGCGTAGGTATTCAGATCGGTCCTGGACAACTTGAGTTCCCCGGAGGAAACCATGGCAGCCACGCGCTTCAGAGCGCGTCTCATGTCCTGTAGGTTGACCGCATAGGCCGGGTAGAGCCGCTTGTCCTGAGGAGTGGAATAGACCTCAAGGGTTGGTCTCGACTTCTTCATCGCTGGTCTCCTCTAGCGTGGCAATGAGATCGATAACTACGTCCTCAGAGATGCCCACAGTCATGAGGAACTGAATCAGTTCCTCCGTTGGGATCCTCCGCAGGAAGACAGCTGCGTTGAGGAAGGAGAGACTGCCATCTGATCCCTTCAACACAAAGGCCCCAATGGGGGAGTTCATCAGGGCCTGGCGAAGGAGGTGACCGACGTGGCGCTCCGCCTCCGTGATCGACAAGTGGGTCAGGTCTAGGTTCTTCGTGGTCATGGGGTTGTCTTACTCCTACGTTACTCATCCTGTCAAGGATCGAGGAAGTTCTGGCACAAGACTCCTAGACCAAAGGAGGTCATTTGAGCGCTACAACCACCCGCATTACGCGGACTTCGTCTGATCAACTCATTCCTCGTCCGTACGACAAGTACGTCGACTTTGGCTTGACGGGCTACCTCCGCACGAAGGCATTTGGCGAGCCGTTGATCTTGAAGGGTGCCAAGGGCACTGGCAAGACGATGGCCATCGAGCAGTTCGCATCTGAGATCGGAGTCCCGGTCGTCCGCCATCCATGCACCGAGGAAGATACCGCTCGAGATCTGTACGGGACGTTCACCTTGGACGGCGCGTTCAGTCTCGGCTCGTTGACTACCGCGATCGACGTAGCCAACAGCGAGGGTGCCTGCATCCTGGTCCTTGAGGAGATCAATGCGCTCTCTCCTCGCGCGCAGAAGATGCTGAACCCGCTGACCGACCATCGGCAAGAGGTCGTGCTCCCGAAGGCTGGCCATGTCTTCCGGGTTGATCCGCACTCGCGACTCTGGGTCATCGGCACGATGAACCCGAACTACGCCGGAACATACGACATCAACGAAGACTTGATGTCCCGCTTCACCATCATCAACATCGGCTTCATGCCCAAGAAGAAGGAGATGGAGATCTTGGACAAGGAGTTCGAAGCTGCCCTCGGTCGGCAGCCGAATGCGCGAGAGCGTGTCCTCCTCCGCAGTCTGTTCGAGCTCGCTGAGTACACCCGTTCCAACACGATGGGCTACTCCCTGTCCACTCGTGATCTCGTCGCCGTCATGCGTTCGTGGGCGCAGCACGAAGATCTCGCCCGTCCGCTCAAGGAGCTTGAGGGTAAGTACGAGGCCGCCGGACTGGTTGAGTTCCAGCGTCGAGTCGCTTCAGGCCTCAAGATCGATCTCACCAGCACTGAGCTCTGGGTCAGCCCGGCCTAAGGAGAATCAATGGAAGCACAAACAGAGTCGAGGAGGCCCAAGATCAATCTTGGGCCGATGGGTGGTACTCCCGAAGACCTATGGGAGAGCGCACAGCGGTTGGTCGCCACATTCGGCAAGATCGCCGGGGTCGGGGACATCAAGCTGCTTCCGGGCTCCGGAGGAAGCACTGACTGCAAGTCTTACGTACGGCTAAATCCTACGGACCCGGAGATGTACCTCATTGCCGAGCACGAGGTCTCGCACATCGTGTTTGGCTCCGACGTGACTGCCGCCACCATCTTCGCGCGTAAGAGGGCTCAGCGCCTTCTTGAGGGCGCAGGCTTGCCGAGCCGAGATGACAGCCTGCGTTTGCCACTTGAGCGGGTCATTCACTTCCTCTGGAACATCCTAGAGGACTGGCGGATCTGCTTGCTCTGGTCGGAGTTGTACCCCGGGGGCGGAGAGCTCCTCCAGCAACGGTGGAGGGATATCTGCAAGTACGAGCTTGGAGAGAAGGCACGAGAGGAATTGGTTGCATACCTGGCTTGCGTCGCCGCCGGAGCTCCTCCAGACAATGCTCCTCCCGAGTTTGAGAGGTGCGCCAAGCACATCGAGTGGGCCATGAACATGGTTCTGGGCGTGGACGCTTACACCTGCCTGGGCATCTCAGGTCTCCTCGTGGATCGGATTGCGGATGAGTTGCTTCCTAAGCAGGAGCCGCCCCCGCCTATGAGCGGAGGACAAGCAGGGGACGAGGACGAAGAGGAAGACAGCGACGAGGAAGAGGAAGAGGACAACCAGCAAGGAGGAGGGGCGAAGGGTAAGCCAAAGATCCAGGCTGCCTCGAAGAATAGAGGGCGCAACCCGGCTCAGGCTGCGCAGCAACGTCAGAAGATGCAGGCTCAGAACGAGCTCCGAGTCCAGTCGCTGCTCAAGGCTGCTCCATCATCGGAAGACGGAGGTCTTGATGGTCTTGGGGAGTCCGACATGGATGTCCCGGCATCCTCTCGGGTGACGCCAGATGCCTCAATCATGGCCAAGGTGAGCAAGATCGAGAAGGCGATCAACGGAGATGAGCAGGCCATCGAAGACCTGAGAGAGAAGGGTAAAGAGGAGATGGAGGCTCGGCTTGAGCAGGCCCGGAAGCTCATGTCTCTGCCCCAAATGTCCGACGCAGATGTCCAGGCGCAGCGGTTCCTCGCCGCTTTTGCCTTGGCCTCCATTCAAGGGTCGATTGTTACGCCTGCGCTCCCACTGCCTCCTACTTCCCGTCAGGGCCTGCTGATGAAGAAGGAGCTGGAGAAGATCCGCATGAAGCGGAAGTTCCAGTTGTCGGAGGAGGGAGACGATGTGGATGTGGAGTCCTACATCGAGGCGGCGGCGAACAATGAGCTGCATGAGGACCCTCGCGTCTTCTTGAAGATCCGCAAGGAAAGTGGCATGGAACTGCTAGTCCTCGGGGACGTCAGTGGATCTATGTTGGGCGCTGGTCTTGAGCTGCTGGATCAAGCACTCTCCGACATTGAGTTCTCGACCAAACCGGAGATCAAGGTCAGCCAGTGGGCCTTCTCCGATGCGGTCTATGTCTTCAGCAAGTTGGGCAGCTTCCGGGGTGTGCCACAGCTCCGGCACGGAGGCACGGCAATCGTTCAGGCGCTCGATGCCGCGTTTGAGTGGGCCAAGAATTCCAAGAGTCAGCGGGCAATCATCCTAGCGACGGATGGCTTCCCAACCACCTGCCGTGGAAGGAACTCGGTTGGAGACCCCACGCAGGACATGAGGAACTTGATCTCCGACATTCACAAGGCGGGGATTACTCTGTCCGTACTGTGCTACGGCGGAGAAGGGACTCGCTCGCACTACGACGCTGCCTTCGGGGCAGGCGGTTACGGGCTGTTCGATAACAAACAAGGATTGAGTCAGGGCCTTCTACAGACGGCCCGAGCTCTCGTCATCAACCATATCAAGAAGAGTACACGATGAGATCAAAGCTTGAGGCGGACATCGCCGAGGTCCTGCGCCGGCACAGCAAGGTTGGTTCCTTCGTCGTCGTCGCGATCGACGACGGCGGAGATGAGGTTCTAGTCGCATCTGCTGATGCAGGAAGTCCAGCGGACCTGAGCAGTCTGTTCCACACAACTGCCTCGGTGTTCCTGGGCGCGTTTGCGCGTATCAGTGGACTTCCCCACTACGCTTCTCGGCGTGCGATGGAGGGCCTGCTTGAGGGAGCGGAGGACGAGTACGTCCTCCGTCTTGAGGCGGCCCAGCACCAGCATGCGGACACGATGGGTCAGGAGAGCTGACATGAAGTGGTCTGAAGAAGAGGCGCTCTTCTTGGACCAGGCCGCCCGCCGACTAGAGCACAAGCTCGGTCGGCGGGTGACTCGCCAGGATGTAGTTCACGCCTTGGTTGCCTTAGCTATACAGGACCAAGTGCTCTACGAGCCAAGTATGCCGCAGTTTCTGGAGTCGTATGCCGAACGACAGAGCCAGCTGCCAGAGCTGGTGCGTAGCCTACAGGCATCGCCTCATCAGTCTCACCCTCGCGCCAAGCCTTCCCGATAGCAGGAATCTTAGTGACCCCATAAGCAGCCGCAAGTGTGGGTACTGGGTACTTCTGGAAGGTATTACCAACCGCGCGACCAAGACGGCCCAGGAGGAGGTCTCCCTCAGCTTCCTTAGACTGCTGCTTCCTCGCACGCATGAGATGCCTAATGCTAGGCGCCATCAGCGTCCCAAGGGCTGCTAGTTCCTGAACATGCTCTACTGTTGGGTTGTGGTGATAGAAGCTAGAGACTGGTCCGGCTACGCGGCGAATACCCGGGATCTTTGCCCCAATGTGAGCCGCGTACGGGACCATCATCGCGCCCAGTCCTAGAATCTCTGCCCTGTGGGTGAAGTTATCCTCCTTCTCTGAGGAGGCGCGCTTCTCCCGATTCTTGGCTGTGCCATCGGCCGGTTCATTCTTAGGCCACAGTTCTCTGCGCGCCCAGTAGTTCGCGCTGAACTTGTCGTCCTTGGTGAGTCCGCCCTTGCCGCGGATACCTGCGCTGCGCGCAAGGTAGTTCTTCTTCGCAGCATCGCTGTAGTTATGCTTGTAGCCCTGCTGGCCAAAGTGAATCAGGCGGACCTCGTCGCCCTTCTTGGCGAGGACCATCTTCTTCTTCTCGGGGCGCGAGCTGCGAACCGGAATGTTGTACCCCGGGAAAGTGTGGCCGCGGTACTCGATCTCAGCCTTCTTCTCTGCCTGCTGCTTTTCGGCAAGAGCAGCCTCTACCCGAGCCATCCTGTTCCTAAGTCCATACTTTGCGCCAGCCCAACCCACGCTTGATCCAAGAACAGCACTACCGGCGCCTGCCAGCAGAGCATCTCCCAGTCTCGTTCCCGTAATTGAGCTATCTGCCGGCAGAGTTGCTCCTCGGAATGCCCCAAGAGTTCCGCCTAGCGCTCCAAGGAATGTACCTGCTCCTCTAGCGGTAAACCGGCCTGTATGGCGATCACCCTCCCACATCTTCTTAGACTCTAGGAGATGCCGGATACTTGCACGCTCGTCTTCTAGATCCTGCTTAGAATGTGAAGCATTGACTGGCCCGACAATTACGCCAGCCTTCTTCTCGGAGCCCTTCAATGGGTAGCCACACTTGGCACACTTCTCCGCGCCAGACTCATTGAGATGGCCGCAGTTGGGACACCGGATCTTGCCCTTTGTGGCAGCGCGAGAGGCGGCCCTGATGATGGCATGCGGTGTCATGATCTCTCCTTCTTAGGCATCCCAACATTCATGGCAGCACGGGCAATCTCTTTCGCAGGATCGCCGTACTCTTGGCGCAGCTGCACTGCTCTAGCTGCGTGGCTACGATAATTCTTACGGGCCTGATTAATGGCATGGGGTAGCTGATCAAGGCCGACAGCAACAGGATGACCCGTCCTCTCTCCAGCATGAAGAGCAGTGTGACGGGTCAGTCCTCCCTGTAGGTCCAGGCTAGCCTTCGGTCCGTAGTAGACCGCAGGTTTTCCGGCAGCCAGAGTTTCTGCGAAGGACGTTCCGTGGGAGCGGATGACATTAAGATTAGCTTCTCGCATCATGCTGGGAAGAGGGGCAAAGCCGTGAGCCTTGACTCTGGGGTCTCTCGCCGCAATCTGCTGTAGCTTCTCAAGCACGTCCGCTCTACGTCCAGCGACCGCATGGATCTGCGCATTTCTGGGTAGATTTGACTTCAGGACATGCTCAACCATCTCCGGGACCTCAACGGCCTCTCCGCCCCCGCTGACGGTGATGTGAAACTTACCGGGAGACAGTAGACCGCTCTTCTTGAATCTCTTCTGTAGTAGCTTCGGGGCTACGGGGATGCCGGACACGGCGACTGAGTTTTCAATCCCCTTAGTAGACGTACCCGCGCCAATGTGGACGCGCTCTGCCTTAGTACGGCCACGGAAGTATAGGGGCCACGGGGCGGGGTCCGTGTGGATGACCGACATAGGGCGATCAACATGCGTGAAATGGTGCTCTACGTGAGGGTGGGCGAACGCAATCTGCGCATCCCGGTTCTTAGCCACGAACCTATTAATCCGGGCCTTATCCACTCCACGATGGAATTTACCTACCTCCAGACCCAACCGAAGACTGGAAGGAATGGACCCCTTAGCGTTCAGGTAGTCGACGAAGGTCTTACGCAGCGCCCCGGACCTTTCCTGGTGAGTCTTAGGGTGCATAAACGTCCTGCTGAAGTCTACAGCCTCCGCGTCAACTCCCATGCGCTTCGCTGCGTCAACGATGTTGTTCGCCTGTGACCTGTGCCCTGCCCCAGTCTCGTCAATGTAGATGACCTTGAGCTTCTTGGGGGCTGAGGCGGCTGCTTTGATGATTGCAGGGTGTAGGGGCATGGATGCCTTCTTTGTCGACTCTTGAGTTTGAAGACCGCCGACCAATAGCCGTAGTTGCCGAATCTTCTCCTGGTCCTTGGGCCTGTTGAGGTGCTCATAGAACGCCAACATTCCCCTTGGTGTCTGAACCCGCATGCCTCCAATCATTTCCCACTCTGTAGCGTGGGGGTTCAGCTGAGCCCCTGGTCCGCCATCCAGATCGAACCTACCCTGCTTATGCTTAACAAAGTCCTTGAGGTCCTCATGGAAGAAGTCGATGTCGTTGATATCGTCCCGCATACCGTGCATGTAGGCGGCGCCTCCCGCTACGAGCATGGCCTTCTCAGGGTCAATTCCGTGTGCTCGAGCAAAGCGAACAAGCGCTCGCTTGACTGCCGACTGAGTCTTCTTCCGGGAAGTGTGCGGCGGAATGGATGCCTTCTTTAGGGAGGTACCCGCCGCAAGACCGTGAGAGCTGTACTGCTCTCCCCTGCGCGTGGCCTCACGCTTCTTTGCACTGGCCGCACGAAGCTTCTTGCGTCCCTCTTCCGTAGACTTGAGGCGGTCAGCCTTAGCCTCGGGAAGATAGACGCCAGTGCCTCCTTGGCCGGGCTTGTCCTTGCCCGTCCACTGCCACTTCTGCTTCGTCCACTTCTTCAGAGAGTTGGACGAAGCAGTTGGCTTAGCGCCAGAGTAACCGCCACCCTTCTTCTTATAGATCTGAACAGCAAGCTGCATCGCTCGGGCAGAGTGCTTTCCTCCCATACGGGACTTGGCCTCTTCCTTCGCGCGCTCCCAGAGCGCAGGATCTGTCTTGGTGGCGGTAGCGGGCATCTTAGTACATAGCCCCGGGTACCCTCTTCGGTCCCTGCCTCTTCTGAGTGCCGCGAGTTGGGTCCGCAAACGCAACTTTGTTTTGCGCCCCCATCCCTGCGCGCGTAATGGGAGTAATTGCGTCCTCGGAGATGCCACTCCGTGCGGCTAGGGCCTTCTTCCAGTTAGCCCCATGCTGCGACTGAAGGGCGCTAATATTGGGGTTTGTCGGATCATAGGTCATGGCAACTAGTTTGGCCTCCTTTACGGCGTCAAACACCGATGCCTGCTTGTTTACTGCGGCCAGCACTCGTGCACGTTCTCTAGGGGTAATCCCAGACCGAATACGAGGATTGAAGTTCGTTACCTCGTGACCCGGAGTCCTCGCCGATTGGAGCGCCCGTATAAAGGTCCTATCGCGGATCGCTTGTCGAATCGCGGGAAGTCCTAGGCCTCCGACAGCGGCTCCCGCAGCCGCTCCCCCGAGCGCACGACGATGAGTCTCGTCGTCTGACTTTCGGGTGAGGTGCCCGGTTAGCCCTCCAAGGGCGGCACCGCCTAGAGCCCCGGCAAGCGCGGCCTCATGCCCATGCACTCCCATCGATAGCGCGCCGAGACGACCCACATTGTAGGAGAAGGAGCGCTCGGCTTGCTTCACCAGGTCAAACACGGATGCTTTCTTGTCTTCCATCTCATACCTCCCAGGGTAAGCGGTACCGAGCGCCTTGTTCACAGCGTCGTAGGCTTGGTAGACCTTATACTCCGCCCATGATGGAAGCTGGAGCCCAGCCTCGATCTTCCCCTTGAGGTGCATGGCCTGGGCGGCGATGCGCTCGAGTGACTCGCTCAGCATGATGCTGTCGTTGTACTCTTCATCATTGTGCGACATCAGTCACTCTCCTTGCCCGACCAATCCGTAGAGACGGAGTCCTTGGTGATGGGACCACCAGCGGCCCAAGTGTAGCAGGTGCGCTCGGAGTGGCACTTGAAGTGGTGCATGTGGCAATAACCCAGCACGCCATCCTCCTGCACCATGCCCGGCATGCACTTCTGCATACGCGGGGAGATATCGAACGCCGCACAGTTTCCGCACTTGGAGTTCTTGGCTACCTCAGGCTTTGTGCGCCAGTGCTTCGCGAGTCTAACCCAGTAGCTCTCGTCGCTCAGGTTGAGAGGTCCATACTGAATGTGGTCGGCGCGGATAGCTTTGTTCCTATTGAGCGTGTTGAGCTTGAGGTCCTGTGTAGCTCTAGGACACGCGTCCGCAGCCACCTTCAGGGCGGATACCATGGAACTTGCGGCCTTGATGAGCACGAAGGGAAACATCAGGTTCTCACTCGATTACCCGAGAAGGGATTGGTCGGGATGGTTCCTTTCTGTAGGCCCTTATCATGCGGGAAGAACTTGACTGAGGGGCGCCGAGGAACAGCTAGTCCAGGAACCTTGGGTCGAGGTGCCTGGGCCGAAAGGGGATCTGGCATGGCATCCGCAGTTTGTGCCTGCGGTGCCTTAGGAGCTACAGCTCCCTCACCCACTACCTTGCGATGAAGGCTCTTGGCCGCAGCCTTCTCCGCTTCATGGTACTTGGATGGCGCCATTGAGGACACGAGATTGGTGTACGACTTGGGCAATCCCTTCTCAATCTGCTCTCGCATCCCAGGTTCCCTGCGAATACGTCCTCTCAAATAGGCGGCATAGGCAGGCAGGCCCTCACGTAGAGCATGCGGGGCACCCTTGGCCCCCTCACGTAGCATTTTGAAGACCGATACTTTCTTCGGGGCCGCCGTAGTGCCACTCTTAGCAGCCTCTAGCTTCGCACGAAGCACCAGCATATTCGCAGCAGGGTGGTCATCATGGTGCATTGCCCAGACATCACCATGATCATGTAGATGATACTCGTGCATTGGATTTCTGAAGCTAGTGAGCCGCTTCTGCCCGGCTTCAGGGATTGCAAGTGGGTCCGGAACAAAGCCCAGATGCTTCCTGAGGTCAGTCTCCGTTAGCACCTTCTTAGGGATCAGGATCCTCTTGGTTACCCCAGTGTACACCCCACTACGGGCGACATGCGGAGCCAGAGTCCGGAACTTCTTCTCCACGGACCTCTGGTAGTCTGCGTCGCTCTGCGCCGCATTTGCTGCCTTAAGGAGCTCTGTGGGGATCACCGGAAACCTCCGAAGATGTAGGAGTTGCCCGTGGTGAATCTCTCTCGCTGCTTCCTAACCCCGGAGGAAACTTCCTTACGGTACTTGCGTGCCTTCCTCTTCAGGACTCCAGCATTGCGCGCCCGGTACGCGGCGGACGCGGCAAGAAGGGCTCCGCGGTGCTGCATGTAGTACTGCTGCCTAGCCTTTCTCTGGTCGGCCGCAGACATCATGGCCACCTTCTCGGCAGCTGCTCGCAGTAGTAGGGTCGGAAGTAGCATCAAGTCACCCCGTAAAAGAAACGCCGCCTGCGGTGAGACCGAGACGGCGTAGTTCTCAATCCCCTTGGGGGTAGCCCATCAGCCAGTGATGAGACCAATGACGGTCGTGGCTACGGGAACCATCCGCTCAAACTGCACAGCGACCGACTCCTGGATGATGGTACCCATGGCGTCAGTAGCGAAGGTGTGGTTCGGGACGTAGCACGCCTCAAAATACCCCGCTCCAATGGTGTCCTCATTGCTATCCTTCATCATCATGAGGATACCAACGGGCTGCATGAAGAGGTCCGACGCCAGGTTGAGGAAGACGTTGGCGTAGCCCGGCGGGATCTTCACGTCGTGAGGATTGGGCTGCGTGGCTGCCCCGAAGTTGGGAAATGCCGCGGGCACAATCGTCGGAGGGATGAGGTCACTGTAGTACGCGTACATGATGCGAAGCAGTGACATGCCATGGTACATGATGCGGCTGAACTGGAGCTGCCCCATCGTACGACCTGGGATGAAGTACGAGCGGTGCGAGCCCAACTCGAAGACTCTCTGGAGTCCGGAGTTGTGGCTCATGCTGAAGTTCTGAATCAGGCCCATGGGTAGGGCAAGCATGTCACCCGCTGGCTGCCCAAGGGCAGTGCTGATTGCAAGCGCTCCACCGATGTTGGCGAGGCGCGGCGGCCCTGCGGCAAGCAGGGTGTACGCCGCGTTCTGGAAGCGCCCATCAACCATGCCCGATTGGACATAGCTATCGTAGGGTGACCACTGTGAAAGGGTAGCCATGTTTGCTCCAAGCTAGGCTGATGGGTAGGTATTGGATCAGGCCACCGCGGTCATGAAGCCAGCAAGCGTCTGCACGCCATCGACCATCACTACGACCGGGTACTGAGATCCAGCAGTGAGGCCGCTTGCGTCCATGTCGAAGGTGATCGCCGTGTCCGTCCAGTCGAGCACGCCCACCGCGGACGTAGAGCCCGTGATCGGGGCGCCACCGACGAAGAGCGCTGCGTCGTAGAGGAAGCCCGGAGCAACAGGAGCACCAGAGGTTCCCACGATGTCGGTCGCCGCAACAGCGCTGATCGAGTCTCCCGATCCACCACCAGTAGCATTGACGAGGAACTTCGCGTTCGCGTCGGAATTGATGGCAGCCGCGATGGCGGTAGCATTGCTGAGTCCGCCCGAGGGATTGCCGTCGAAGGTGACCACAATCGTACGCGTGGAGCGATTAGCCGAGACGCTCAGGGCATTGCCGGAGACCATGCTGAACGTCACCGGATTCCTGCCGGGGAGGACGTTCTCGATGGTCAGGGACGAGATGCCTGTGCCAAACACGGCGCTGCCCTTCGTCGCGCCGCCCAGAAGGTTCATCCCGGTGATGACCACTCCAGTGTAGGCTCCGTTGCTAATGTCGGGGGCGACCTTCGAGATATTCCCAAGGAAGGGGTAGCCGTCGAACGGGCTGCGGAGGTCAACGAGACGGAGGCCCTCCTCGAGGAGGACATCGCGTGCGTCGAGCCGGCGGTGGGTGGGAACCGTTGCCCACCGGCTATCAAGCCGAGGGAGCTGACGGAGGGAGAAGGACTTCGGGGTAGGTAGGGCCATGGGGCAACTCCTTTAGTGAGGGGCGCACATCAAGGTCAGATGACGAATGTGACCTTGATGCGGTTGGCGGGGTAAGCAGGGCTGACGTTGTAGGTGACGAGGATGCGATCCAACTGGGTCTCATCCTGAAGGATGCTATCCACCTCAGCGTAGTTCACGATGTTGTTGGACGCGTACTGAGCGTAGCTCTGGTTCGCGGTCGCAATCTCATCGAGGAGGTTCGGGGTGATGACCCGGCCTCCGATGAACCGGCGGTTGAGGAGGCGAGCGCCCTTCGCCAAGGAGTCAATCTGAGTCGTGATGCTAAGCTCACGGCTCTCGATGCTGCTTGGGTTGGTGGACCACGATGCCCGGGGGACTACCGTAGCACCGGAGTTCACAAGTACGAGGCGGCCACCATCGGAGGCAACGTCAAGCTGGGCCTCAGAGAAGCGGTCGTCTGTTCCGTAAACCTTGGCTAGACCCGCCAGCGCAACCTGCGTCAGAGGGAGGCTCGGATTACGGCTGCCAACCAGACCAGCGATAGCGGCCATCGCGTAGTAGGGCGGGACATTCTGGGTGATGCCGTCCAGCGGGACATCAACCGAGTCCGCGTAGGCGAGGTAGACGCGGCGGCTGCCGTACGCCTCTGCCTCGTCCGCCGCAGCCTGCATGATGCCGCCGAGGTTAGGAATCGAGGTGCCCGTAATGACGAGCGGAGCGCCACGAACCTTGATGGTCCAGTCGATCCCCGTGAGGTTCGACATGCCATCGAGAGTCAGCGTGGTGTAGAAGCCGTCATCATTCTCGCCGGTAGCGAAGCTGGTGCGGAAGGTGACTGCAACACCCGAGACGTCCTGGATGCTGTAGCGGACCAGGCGGGTCGAGCCAGACTCCGTGATGAGCGCCTCAAGGTACACGCCCGCGCTGGCCGGGAGCGGCAGCGTGACGTTGAAGCCTAGACCGATCAACTCGTCGGCAGGGTTCTCATCGAGCGTGAGGGAGTTGTTGATGCCATTCGTCTCGGCACCCACACCTGAGGTGACGGTGACAGGGGCGGCCCTGGTCGGGCTGTCCTGCCAGAGAAGCGCAATGCGCTCCCCGCGCGCCAAAGGCTCCGACATCGCGAGGACGTGGCCCATGATCAAGGTGTTGATCGCAGGCTCGCGCTGGAGGGCGGCGATGCCGTAGACCTCCTTGCTCTCAAGGAGTTCAAGGGCGCGAGCCCACGCATCGACCGTGCCTTCCGGAGCAGCGGCATTCGTCTCATCAAGGCCAAGACCCGAGACTCCGAACCCCGGGCAGTTGATCTTGGCGAGGAACATGCCAAGAGCCAGAGGGTTGCGGGGGCTAATCGGACCGATTCCTGCCTCAAGGTCTGTCGTAGACTCAAAGGTCAGGATGTCGGGAGAGGCAGCGGCAGAGGATACGTCGAGGCGCAGGGCCTCGTACGCGACGTAGAGGCCCGCAATCGCCGAAGACAGGCTGTATGGGATGCCCGTTAGGCGATCACGCAGGATCTGCGCCCCGACATGCGCGCTACCATTGTTGTCTAGGTAGAAGTCGGGGAGCGGACGGCCTGACCCGGTATCCGAGAAGTTGTTGAGGAGGACGGTGAAACCGAACACCGAGGCAGCGGAGCTGGCGGTATCGGCCTCAACGCGCGACGCAACACCAAGCAGCGTAGAGCTGATCTTGATCTCGCGAAGTGCCGTGGCCTCGGCAACCGGAGCGTCACCGCTCACTGCGGAGTTGATCTCGTCAACCGCATCAGAGAGCGAGTTCGTTGTGAAGTCGGCCGTGAAGACCGAGGGGTTCACGTCGAACTGCATGAGCAGCTGGGTGCCCTTTAGGCCATCCACGCCATCTGCCTCTGCATCCACGCCATCGGTGAAGCCTAGGAGCGTGAAGCCATCACCAACACCTGCGGTCAGGTCGATGCTGACATCGGCTCCGACGTCGGTCGTCGTGACAATGAGGGCGCCCGCACCATCGTCGCTGAGGGTCGCGACATGCACGTAGCCGTCGTAGATCTCACCGCCAGCACCGCCACCAAAGGCGGTGGACAGCGCGGTGATCAGGGCGGCCATGTTCGCAACCGTACCGCCACCCAGGTTCACTGTCTCAGTGAGCGTGTGGGTGCCGTAGTTGTCGATGATGAGCAGCTCGTAAGTCAACGAGCCCGTGGTGAGAGGGAACGTCAGGGCCGAGCCCGTCACTACGGCTGGAGCCGCGAACTCCGGGTCGATACCCGTAGAGGTCGTGGCCGCGACCGTAGAGAACTCCAGCGCGCTGTTGGCAGTTCCACTTGCGGACAGCGCCAGCGCCTGACCTGCGCCAGTCTTAGCCGTCACGAGAACCAGACGATTACCGCTTGAAGTAGCGGATACCTTCGAGTTCAGGCCAGCGGTCGTCAGCGCCGTGTTGACTCCGACTGCGAGAGCGGTGGCATTGGCGAAGGGGCCGCCAACTAGGGTGACAGTCGCTTGATCGAGAGCGACATCATCCTCAGTGACCGTGAGGAGAAGCGTGAGTCCCGCAACAGCGAGACCGCCGCCGAAGGTGATCTCATCGCTCTGGATGATTGCGGCCTTGGCCACGGTCGCCTGGTTGTCGCCAGTGATGGACGCAGCTACGCCAGTGCCGTCACCAGGGAAGACAAGGCCCTGAGCCTTAATCCAGGTGAAGGAGGGAGCGAACGGCGCGGGGTGGACGATGAGATTGACCTCGATCTGGTCGTAGACCCGAGAGGTGGCCACGCCGTTGTCGTCGAAGGTCGAGCGGCCCACATTGAGCTTGCCTAGCTTGAAGCGGGTAGGCTCCAGGCGAATGACCTCGTTGCTCTGAAGGTTCTGGCCGTCAAACCAGAAGGTGTCGCCCGCAACGGAGGCGGTAGCTGCCTTCAGAGGGATCAGGTTGCTCGACGACGTATCCGTGAAGTCGAGACCAACTGCCGTGGGTCCCGAGGTGAACGAATCGAGGTCAGCAATCCCAGTCTCTGGATCCAGAGCAACAATCGCCGCCCAGATTGCGTTGACCGGTGTAGCTCCTGGGAAGGTAGTCGCGGTCCAGGTGCCGCTGACGCCCTCAAGGTACTCACCGCCCGTGAACTCAATCCAGGGCGAGGTCAGGTCTGAGTCCAGGTCATCCTGAGCGCGGAAACCGGCGCCTGTGACGCGGTAGTCCTGGGAGTCATCGAAGCCTGCACCGAACAGGAGCTTGAGTGCGGAAGCTCCCGCGCGGAGCGTCACGCTACCCGCAGCGCTAGCCTTGGTGGAGTAGAACATGACGTAGACGTTACCGCCGCCGTCATCGTAGGCACGCGCGACAGTCTGGCCCGCAGCGGCGTTGACCGCGTCCGCTACATCCTGAGCCGTCAGCGTATCCTTGAGGATGACAGAGAAGTCCTTGCTGACATCGAGAGGATTGGTCGCGTCGAAGGCAAGCACAATCGCATCGCCGACAGTCGGATCGAACGAGAACGGCTCAGTCAGCGCGGAGAGGATGGCGGGGTGACCCGTGATTCCCAACGCAGTGTTCAAGAACGATGACCCGAATGTGCCGTTCGACCCGCGAGGGATTGAGCGGAGGGAGCCACCAAAGTTCAGCGATGCCTCGACAGTCGTACCGTCGATGATCAGTTCATCCATGTTGCTGCGGGGATCCGGGAAGTCAGCCTTCGGGATGAACAGCGCACGCTGATTGTAGTTGGACTTGGCGTACTTCGCGTCGGCGTTTAGGCCGCCCGAAGTATTTAGAGTCTCAACGATCTGCTTGCAGGGGCCGACCACCATCGGCACCAAGGTAGGGGCAGACACGAGGGTGGGCGTCTGAGCGATCTGTTGCTCGACGACTACGCCTGGGCGATTCTCAGAAGGGGTGGCCATGTCTACTCCTCAACGGTCTTAGAGAGGTCCGACTGTTGGAAACCATCTATCCCATCACCGATCTGCACGGTAGCGGGTCGAGCAGCGTAGGCTCCTCGAATGATGCGGACTGTTCGCGGAAGTAGATTAACACCCGCGGTAGCCCTGGTGCTCCAATTAGGATCACCCAAATGTACCTCCGTAAGTTCTACTGGGGAAGGGTACACGTAGTCACGAGCGCGTGTCTGCTGGGTGATCATGTCCAAGGTGCGGTGCTGGGGAGGAGATCTCCCAGGAGCAACCGTCCAAGAGAGCTGAAACTGAATGGGAACATTGACCTGAACCATAACCAGGTCATTGTAATCAGGGGCGCCCATCACAAGTGCCCCCGGAGGACTTGGAGAGTTGATGGAGAGCCCAACTCTCCCAATCGCGTGGAATCCTCCAGGACCCTCAAGGAGCTTGCGGGAGGATCTAGTCGCATGGGCAATCAGACGCGCCAGGCGCTTTGCCTGGATATCGCCGTGAGCCACAGCGTAGACAACAAAGGTCCCAGACTCCATATCGGTGAAGAGATTGGTCTCTCCCGACCTAGATACGAAGTTGTCCATGCCTAGACTCTGGGTCGCAGTTGGTCCCCAGATGACGGTGATCAGAGGGCGTGACTCCATCACCGTGAAGTCTACGGGTGCCTCACCTCGAATCGCCACACGGGAGTGCTCTAGATCTGGCTCCCAGTGGAACTCGTGATCCAGCGGCAAGAAGTTGAACCATCCCTGAAGAAACGCGACGTACAGCTCTAGGAAGTACAGGTCTGGGTCAAACCCGAGACCCGACTGCGGCCCGACTGTTGCGCCACGCGGATTGCTCATCTCCACCCTCTTTCTAGTAGCACTGATGCCACCTTCTCTGGGGATGGAGCTTCCTTCTTGTTCTTGGCATCCTCGGCGAGTCTCTTCTGCCTAAGACGTTCATTCATGGCCAGGCGCATTTGGTTGAGCGCAAATGCTGTGCCTGCCCCACCTGCGCCCCCAATTGCGCGAACAACATGAGTAACGCGACGTTTAGCCGTAGGAGACAGATTTTGGACGATGGGGTGCCCTGCCGCCAGCCCCGCAAGACCCCCTCCAGCAAGATGCCCAAGACCAAAGCCTAGGGCAGCCAGGCCAAGATTCTCAGCAATCCACCGAGGCTTGACTTCCTGGAATAGGCCCTTCTTGGGGGGAGTCTGTGTGTCTTGGTTACTCATCCGAACCCATACACTCTTAGGATGTCTTCGTACGAGGTATCACGCTTTGCCGCTTCTAGGTTCTGCGGATTCGAGAAGTTTCTGGCTCCTCGCAGTTCCTCCGTTGAGGTATCAATCTTGAGTGGCACCTTAAACTGGATCTGAGATCTCTCGACTGGGATTAGTACGTGCTGTTGCCGCACAGTAACTCCAAGTCGCATTGAGCCGCCTACGGCCGTCACCAGCCATCGACGATTTCGAGCGTCTACGAGTAGGTCGCCTACTGCAACGTCCGGGGATGGCGGGCCAGTGAAGATCGCACCGGAGACCGCCTTCTGATCGTCCACAGTGCGTTGGATCTGTAGATCATGGTTGCCCTGAATCTCTCCCCAGATCTTTACCGGGCGGTGATATCCACCAGAGTAGCCGGTGCCCCAGCAGACCTCGCAGGATGGCGTGGTCGTCTTGCCTAGCCGGGGGTTGAAGCACGAGGGGCATCTCTGCCCAAATGTCCTCTTAGCGAACAGCCAGATTGCGATGCCCGAGTACTCTCGCCACATGACGTACTCGTTGCGTACAATCTCTTCGCAGATCAGGTCAGACTCTCCGTCTGCGTCAGAGGAGTCGGATGTGATCTCGTATCCGTCCGCAATACGGACAGCCCTGACGCGGTAGAACCAAGTTCTAGCTTGGGACAGCGTATGGACGATGTTGTCGCGTAGGTAGTATTGGTCCGTCAACGGTCCCGCAATCTGAACAAACTCGCCATTCTCCACAGAGGAGCGATCCACGAAGAACTGCCACTCCTGGATGTCCGAGTTGTGAGGCTCGAGCTCCCAGTAGATATCGTAGTAGTTCACCGCAAAGGAGCGGACCTTAATACCCGCAAACTGGATCATGTTGGACCTCAGTAACCGGGGATGTAGACGCCGTTGATGACGAAGTACTCAGAGAAGGCTCCGGTACCCTGCATCGCCATCTCGACATTAATCGCGCGCTTGATGTGGCGAGTACGCTGCTCCGCCGACGCTCTGTACATCTGAGCCCAGCTCATAAGCATCTGGTGCTTGTCAGACACGGAGACGGTGATGCCGCCGTCGCTGAACGTGAGATGATTACGTGCCTGTAGCAGCGAGATGCTCTCCAACAGTGTGGCCACTGCTAGTCGAAGCAAGAGGTGCATAGACGGGAAGTTGTGCAGGCTTACGCGTCCCATGAAGGGAGGCGTAGAGTTGTAGTAGTCGAGGGCGTCCAGCACCGCCCAAGCAATCTGGCGCGGGCTGGATTCTTGGCCCTGGATAAGGCGGTTGAGCTCGGGCGCGTCACGCATGTACTCCTGAACCATGATGATGATCTGGTTCATTCGAGCACTGGCGGACGGGATAGGTGTTGTCTCTCCCGTGACTAGCCCAAGATCGTACGCCATGAGTCACTCCACGGGAACGTAGGTATCCGGGCCAACCTTCTTCCAATGCCGAGTGAAGAAGAACTTCGCTGGGTCCAGGGAATCAGGGTTCCGGCACGCACGCAGGATCGCGTGCACCATGCGTGCAGCGTTCGGGCGCTTTGTGGGAGTAGGCGTAATGCCCTCGGCCAAGTCGTAGAGCGCCTTGAGGCTCATCTTCTCTAGCTTAGCACGCAGCTCGTCCTCGGTCATCGGCTCGGTAGGCGCAGGAGGACTAGCTAGGTACTCTGCGGGTAGATGACCAAACTCCAGGTACGAACCCCTTAGGGCCTGCACTGATGCAGTAATGTCCTCAGACGCCACTAGAGCGCAACGTCCGGGCCAGATTCGCACGGCACCAATGTCGACAGCGCGAGCACCGCCGGGAGGATTGGTCCGATCCGAGATGTTGTTAGCTAGGATCTGGGCCAAATCACACCCCCTGACGCGCTAGGATCTCGTCGATCTTAGCCTGCTTGGTCTTGAGCTTGTAGAGCTGGTCGGCAGGGTACTCAAACTCAGAGACCAAGATCTCCGACAGCTGATCGCTCTTGAGAGCCATGAGCTTGTCAGCGTCGTAGAGCGACTTCTCCTCGGCAGCCGGAGCGGGCTCAGGCTCAAGAAGATCATCGACGGCAGCCACCGGCGCAGCGGGTTCCTCAGCCACAGGAGCAACCGGCTCCTCCGCAACGACGGGCTCAACGACTGGCTCGGGTTCCGCGACTACATCTGCTACCAGAGTCGGCTCCGGTGCAGGCTCCTCCTGGGACAACGGCAACCCAGCAGAGACCTCCACCGGAGCCGACAAAACCGGAAGTCCTGCGAGCTTTCGAATCTCGTCGAGGGTCAGATCGCGCTGAGACCCTACCCGCGCTCGGACGCGAAGGGCTCCATGATCCATCCCGCGAGCAATGTCCGAGATGATAGACTCTGTCAGCTCAGAGACAGAGAGGATGCGGGTGCCGCGAGGAGGAAGTGCCCTCCCGGCAATCACTGGACGGAGCATAGCCCCAACCAGGTTTAGCTTTACGGGCTTGTACGTCGGATCGAGAATCACGTTGGTAACAAGCAGCTCAGCTGACTTCATTTTGAACTCTCCGTTGTGATGCCTAAAGAAGGACGGCCCCGATACCCTCATTGTAAGGTATCGGGGCCGTTGAGGCGAGCGGTAACCCACCTCAGTTGGATCAGTAGATCACAACCTTCGGGAAGGTGAGGCCCTGCGCCACGAAGTTGTTGACCGCGCCGATACCCTCTTCGTCGATCGGGACCGCGCGGGCAAAGCCAGCGGTCTCGGCCGTGGGGGTGACCGAACCCGAGTAGAGCTCAAGCTTCACCACCGAGGCGATGTTGCCGAAGCCCATACCGATGTCCATCCACGCCTGCCAGAAGATGCGGTTCGCGATCTTGTCGACGTAGAACTTGATGTCGTTGTAGATGAAGTTCCGGCCGAAGAAGTCCGCCTCGGTGAAGACGTAGACATTGCCCTCGCGGAGAATGTCGTTCTTGATCGTGCGGATGATGCGCAGGCCGACCGACTGGTCGTAGCCGTAGCCCTCGATCGTGGTCTTGGACTGGAGCTGCTCGCCCTTGTCCTCGGTGGTCCACTGGTCGAAGTTGTCGGTGTCCGCCTCGGTGGCGAGCATCACGGACGGACGGAGACGCGCCTTGCGGACGCGCACACCAGCCGAGTCGAAGATCTCGCGCTTGAGGAGGCGCTTGATCTCGATGACGTCAACCTTCTGGATGGCCAGAGGGAGGAAGTCGTCCGTACCGCCGGCACCGCGCTGGACGGCCAGAAGGCCCTTCAGCTTGGACACGCCGACAACCGAACCCGCGTCAACGGCCGAGCCGGTGAACGCGACGGCGCCGCCGTTGCCCTCCGACTGCATCGCTTCGACACAAGCGTCGACGTGGCTGATGAACTCGCGGTCCTTGACCTCGAGCATGTCCTTGATCGAGTTCTCCTCGATGATGCGCGTAATCGGCATCCGGTACGCCGCAAGCTCCTGCTCGATGATCTCGAACTTGAGCGAGCTGATCGTCCAGAAGCTGATCGCGTAACGCTTGCCGGAGACGTAGGTGGCGGAGGGCTGGCCGCGGAAGGTCAGCGACATCGCGCGGGAACCCGGCTCGATCTCGTCGATGTAGACGAGCGTGTCGTGGTTGACCGAGCGCTCCAGCTCAGCGCGCTGAACGCGGCGGGGCGGGAGGATCATGTCCGAGAAGCAGTTCTCGCGGAGACGATCGCGGATGAAGTTGAGGGCCTGGGCAGCGGCCTCCTTCTCCTGCCCCGAGTTGAGGCGCTCGATGAAGCCGGTGTTGTACTGCTCAGCGTCGAACTGGAAGCCAGTATCGGGTGTCATGGGGATCTCCTAAGAAGGTTGAAGGGATGCTGATCAGGAGATCAGGGGATGTACTGCGGGTGGAAGAACACGGCGATGTCGTTCGTCCCGAAGACACGCTCGACCACGCCGACTGCCCAGATGCCGCCGCTGGTGGCGGCTGCTAGACCGCGACGGACAACGCCGTCACCTAGGTCAATGTCCCACACCGACACCAGGTCGCCAACAGCGAGGCCGGTTGAGTCGCAGACGCGAGTACGGAAGGAGAAGCCCGCAGGCCCCTTCAGGAGGTGCGCGTACTGACGGGTCTGCGCGTCGAAACGACCGCGCTCGAGCCAGTGCGGCCACGCCATGACAGTACCCTCATTAGCCGGGGTACCGGGGGAGGCCGAGTTCAAGCCACCACGGGTGGCAAACCAGCTGCCCTGGGTCGAGTCATACTGGAGCCACTCACCCTCGATGAGGGGACGGGCCGAGAGGGGATTGAAGACCTGGACGCCCGTCTCACCAGTGCCATTGGTGTAGGGCAGGTCATGCGTGGTCAGGGTGCTGTACCCGGGCCGAAGAATCTCAAAGTATGTGCCAGCCATGGCGGAAACTCCTAGGTGAGTGAGGACAGTCTACACTACTGGTCAGGGGCTCTCACCAGTGAGGCAGAAGTGGAGGAACGCATCTTCGCCGCTAGCACCCCGATCTGGGACGCGAGCAAGCTCCGCGATCTTTGTTCCATTCCCGCCAGCTAGATCGACTGCGCGGGTAAGTACATCGATGTCATCGACGTTTGCAACGTGGGCAATCTTTTCGGAGCGAGTCATGCCCGGAAGCAGACCCTTCTCCTCCATGGTGTCCACGATGCCAACAACGCGGTCGCGATGCTCGAAGCTGGCCACCTTCTCGCGAAGGTTGGCGACTTCCGCCTCGAGCTGCTGGGCGTACGCGATGACGCTGCGAAGAGTATCCGAAGCTCTCTTCTCGACCGCAGCGCGGATTGCCGGATCCGGCACATTAGTGGGGGTCATGGGGTTCCTCGCTTGGGTGTGGGAGAGGCAGATCCTTCGGCGGTTCCTGTCGGCATGGACTTCTTCAGTAGTTCTGCAACTCGACGGGCCTTACGGTCCTGCGCAGTCTCGTACTGGAGCGGCTCACCCTTATCAGGAGCTAGAGGATCATTTGCGTACTTTCCTAGTGTAACACGCGCAGGTGAATGACCACGAGAAGTCAACATGCGAGATGCTGTCTTCTCCTCGGGAGTTACCGCAGTAGCACTAGTTGAGGGAGGCGAGGCAGAGCGGGAGCTCAACCTAGCCTTCAAGAAGTCGGAGATGCGGGATACCGCTAGGGGCACGGAGGCGCCGACGCCACCTCCGATAGTGCCCTGGCGTACTACCTCAAGAGCAGGAACCGGAGATAGAAGTGCCTGATGTTCTTTCTTAAGAACATCAAGTTTACGCTGCATCGGCGGGATGATGCGGTCTTGGAGAGTCACGACCTCCGGGTCATTGAGATCGACACTCGCGCGAATCCTAGAGTACATAGGAGCCAACTCATGCTCGGCCTTGTGGACTGCCTTGCCAACCAAGAATGCCTTACCTGCCCGGAGGGAGGGAGACACAAGTCCACCAAGCCCTCCGGCAATTAGGCCGCGCTTCCCCCACCGCTTAGCTTCCTCCCTTCTCTGCCCCGACCTAGCCGTAGCAGCACCAAGAGCAGCCCCAACAGTACCCCCCACGGCCGCCCCGGTGGCTCCGTGAAGAAGAGACTGCGTTAGTAGAGGAGGCAGGGCCATGGCAACTCCAGGATTAATGTCCTAGGCTCAGGAGGGATTCTCTAGGAATTCCCTAAGAGAAGCTACCTTCAGGCCGCCCCGAGCGGACGCGGTCGGGAAGGCTGCGCGAGCCGCCTCTCCGTTCGCGGGATCGTCCACATTCTGGAAGACCTCCTTGATACGGGCGCGGGTCGGGAGCTTCGCGTCGCGCTTGGTGTACCCAACCGCAGCCTCATTGCTGGAGAGGAAGCGGGTGAGAGAACCCTCGTTGGCCGAGGGAGCAGCGCCGCTATCCTGGCCACCGACGTACTGTGCAGGGCTCATGGCCTTCTTCTCAGAGGAGCTGCGAGAGGGCTTCGTCCTACCAATACGCTCACTGGCGTTGTAGGCACTAATGGTCCCAGCAACAGGCAGCAGGCCCGAGAGAATTGGGTGCTGTGCCCCAAACGTCCCCTCTCCTCCCCCCTTAGGATCGATCCCCGCACGAAGAAGTGCATTGCGTTGGACGTATCCCGCAGGAATTCCGGCAAGAGGACCCGGCCCAAAGTGACTCAGCCCATGGAGAACCATAGCGGCGCGGGCCTTATTCTTTGCTGCGTCCAAGTCCTCCTTTGAGGCGGCCTCCTTCTTCGCGACAGGAGCCTCCTTGTACCGGGCGCCAAGGCGTGCAAGGGCTCCTGTGGCACCCCCGCCAGCAGCTCCTAGGACACCTCCCATCATCGCTCCGGGCGAGGCCCCCACGCCCAGCGCATGTCCCGCAGCACCTCCGGCCAGGGCCCCCAAGGCAGAGCCTCCTAGTGTTCCGCCAACAGTCCCGAGAAGGTCCTTCTTCAGCCCTGACAGTCCTACCTGCTCACTACGGCCATGGCCGGGAGCGGGCTCTGAAGTACCCTTAGCAGGCGTGTACTTCTTCACCGCATCATAAAAAGTCCCAACTTGCCCACCGGCTAGTGATCCCCCTGCGGCCCCACCAAGCCCGTGCATCAACGCGCGGGTGGCGCGCTCCTGAGGAGTTCCAGAACCAAGTGCCCCATGGGCTGCTCCCCCAAGGCCGCCCAGAACCGCCCCTGCGGCAGTTCCCTTGGCTACTCTCTTGATTGAGCGGCCTAGTCCGCTAGACCCTGCCTCGGAGGGGTCGCCGCCCGCTGCCGCTGCTTCCTTGGAGGCCGTGCGGCCCTGCATGACGATGTCGAACAGCGTTGTGCCCTCGGCCTGAGAAGCGACCTTGGCGTTCGCCGGAGTCCACTGGCCGGGGGACCAGGACTGCGGGTCATCCTGAGGACCACGGGCGATCGGGCTCCAACCCATGCCGTGCTGAGCAGGAGGAGACATACCCGCACCAGCGGCCGTAGCCTTCTTGGCAACGAGTCCGCCGCCTTCCTGGCTGATGGGCATTACGGGCATCTGACCGGCGGGAGCTCCGGTGACAGCCGGACGAGAACCGCCGGAGGGAGAGGCCGCGGGCTTGCCCGTCTTGCGGGGAGGCTCAGCCTGCTCTCCGGTCGTCATTGTGGGCGACACCGCTGGAGCAAGCGCGGCCTTCTCAACGAAGAACTGCCGCAGAGAAGCACCCGTGCCCGGGTCCTGATGCGCGACAAAGTCCAACGCGTCGGCTGCTTCTTTCGCCGCGTCTAGGACGCCCGGGGCGGAGGCAGTCTTGTTGGCAGAGTCCTGCCCGGCCGCACGGGCGCGAGCATCTCCGAGGATCTGATCGATGTGGCTTTGCCAGCGGCTCATGGTGGACCTCTCAACGCAAAACTGGAAGTGGCATGGGAGCAGGCGTAGGACCTGCGGAGAGTACCTTGTTTCGTCCGGGTGGAGTGCCCATCGGAGGTGAAACAGGGCTACTTTGTATCGCCGGACTGGAGGTAGCGGGAGTTGGGGTTCCCGAGGCCACCTGATGTCCGGGGCTAACTGGAGCGCGCGGGGCGCTGGTTACTGAAGGCATTGATGAGCGCATAGGGCTCGTAGTCGTAGTTGCCATGGGCATGAGTGCCCCCTGCGCCAACTTGGCGACGTGCTGACTAGCAGCAGCAATCAAAGCTGGATGCAGGGGGCTCATGGGTTGCTCAGCCCTCGATCAGGCCGTGCGCGGCAAGGATCTCAAGGACGCGCTCGTCGATTGCAGAGGCGGACTTAGAGCCCTCGGCCATACGGGCGGCCTTGCGCGCCTTCGAGGCCTTGATACCCTTGTAGGCGCCATACGTGCCTAGGCTCGCGAGACCTAGAGCACCGGCCTGAGTACCGAGAGACTTCAGAGCCTCGGTGCGGGCCATGGGGCTGGACTCCGACATGCCACCACGGAGGATGTCCGCGTAGGCGCCTACGCGGCCCTTGCCTGTGGCTTCCATGTGTCGCTGGACGTCGCCCCGCACGTTCTTGGCAGTGAGCAGCTCACCGGTACGACGAGCCCCACCCTTCAGGGTATCCAAGGCCCTGCGAGCCATGCCGGGGGCAGCATCCTCTCCGGCGGCGATCTTTGCAAGGAACGCATCGGCGGCAACCTCGCCGAGATGCTGACCCATGACGGTCATCTCGGATAGGTTAGCCTCGGCGATCTTGGCGTACTCGAGCAGCTCTGCCTCCTTGGCCTGCTCCTCGAAGAGAGCCGGGACGTCCTGAACGAGCCACGCGCCGAAGAGCTCGGCAACGTCATCCTCGCTCAGATCGTTGAGGTCAACGCCCTCAGCAGCTGCGGCCTTGACGAAGGCGTCGAACGCGATGGCGTTCTGCGCGGCGGCAATCTTGCTCTCGAGGGTATCCTCAACTTCCTCGGCCTCAGCTTCCTTCTCGCCCTCGAACATCTCAGGAAGGATGTTCTCGACGAAGTGGGCAAAGGCGGCCTCGACCTGCTCGTCATCGAGCTGCTCAAGGTCGATACCCTCGGCGCTCGCCTGCTTGGCGAAGAGCTCGAGAGCGGCCTGCTCATCCACGGTATTCTGGTACGACATCAGGGACTCCATTTGTGATCTGGACTGTGGAGGGCTTCGTCGAGATCCGAAGATCCCTCGGCCTGGGTGACATGAGACTGCCTTATCCTATTGAGAGGGACGGCCAAAATGCAAGGAGGAGAAGTCCCTGTGAGACGCCTTGCGCTGTGCTGGCCAACTTCGCCTCTGTCGTCAGACTTGGCAATGCCCGTTGTCCGCCAGTAACATACCGCCAATTAGGCGGCTGCGCCAAGAGACCCCCTCGGTAATCGTTGTAGAACTCAGCAAGCACATCCGAGCCCGGAAACTCTACGGCAGTAGCTGCCTTGTAGATTGTGCTCCTGGAGTAGTCTGCGTCGATACGTCCCAGCACAGCTACTGGGGCGAATGACCTCTCCCAGAACATATCATTTAGAGCCTGTAGCGTCTCAGGCGCCGCAGCTGTCTTTGCGTGAACCCGGAAGTCCACGGACGCAGACTCATTGATCGGAGCAGGCGCGAATACCAAGTTGGCACGGTGCAGCGCTGACGCCGTCTTTGGGGCAACCCCGTACAGAGTAATGTACTGGAACTCTTCCGGGGTGAAGACGATACCTAGCTCTGCTCCCTTCATCATCGCCGAGTGCGGGTCTGTAGCGAGAGCGATGAGCTGCTCTTCCGGGATCGTCTTAGTCCTGCGTTCATACGCTGCAACAATCGCTCGCTCACCGGGACCAGGAGAAGGGATCCGCTTCAGGATCTCAGCCCACTTCAGCGAGGCGCTCTTTGCTTGGCCAGGCTTCTTTGAAAGGAGCTTCAGGATCTCCTTCTCCTCACTAGTATCCGAGGGCCGCACACGGTCTAGAACCTGGGTGAGGCGATCTGCGGAGTCACCGCCGTCCTTAGGGTTGCGCTCCTGCTGCGCCCTACGAATAGCAATAGCCAAACGGGAGAGCGGGCGATCCGTAGCCATCGGGGGCTGCGAATCTGCTGTCGCGGTAACTCCGTCCGCCGGGGCATTCTCGGTTGGCCGCATTGGAGCAGCAGCCACCTTCATGCCAGATCCGAAGGAGTAGATCTTCTGGCTGTACGGCTTGTCCCCACTGACTTGGTCCGTGAGGTTCGTCATGATCTTGGCGGAACGCTCTGCCCCCACAAAGACCAGGCTGTCATCGAAGAAACGCGGGTAGTCGTTGTATACGCCGCACCTACGTCCATCCGGCAACAGAGCGTTCATGCCGTAGGGTGCCGGGGCTCCGGCCTTTACGTGCATGCAGTACTCAGCTGGAGTCCTCGCGATATGTCCGCAGATCGAACAGCGATCGTACGGAACCTTGGCGCCCATAGACGTATCGGGGAACTCGCCGTTGGCAATCCGGTCGTAGATGTGCAGAGCGCCAAGCTGCTCACATAGAGAGCGGATCAGCTCCGTGACCAGAACGACTCTGTGCATACGGGGATCCCAGAACGCCCCTAGGACATAGCCATAGGCTCGATTAGGATCCTTGTTCACATGGTGCCGGAAACGATGGGCATTCATGAACGTGGGGAAGCCCCATGCGAGGTTACCCCAGCCATCAATATGCTCAGTTTGGTTGGCCGCCTGACGTCTGCCGTCAATGTCCCAAACGGCAATCTTGTCCCAGCCCTCGGGAGTATGGAGAAGACCCTTCTCCGTGAACCAGTCGCCGCGCATGTTGAAGCCAACATGCTCACCTGCGCCAAGTGCAGAGTTCAAAAGGTACAGGCGGTCTGGCTGCGGTTGGAGACTCTCTACGAGCTCCATGACTTCTGGTAGGTGTTCCTTGGACGCAGTCTTACAAAGGTCAGCCGTCGAGCCCAGGCCATACATAGACCCAGGCTCGATCAGGTGGACGTTGGGTGCCCCAGTGGCCTGGGTACCACGGAAGAGTGCGTATTTCTCCATCAGGGGATCCGCCGTAGGCGATCCTTCTCGGCCTCAAGAAGCATGTCCTTGCCGTGCTTGAGGTCTGCCTGTTGCTGCTGAAGCTCCAGGCGCCTTGCAAATTCCTGGGAAGCATCGCGGATGCGCTGGGCAGCCCCAACGCCACCAGTCACAGAGCCCATGACCGCGTCAATAGCTGGATCTCTTTGCTGACGCGCACGGCTGAAGGACTCAGCAATATTTGCACCGGACAACTCTGGAGCTCCCCCGGGGGTCATCGGATCCCTCGCACGGAGGATAGTGCCTAGGGCATTACCTCCTGCTAGTGGATCCCGAGTAATCTCGGGGGCGAAACGCCTTACAGACTTGAAGGCGAGTTGGATGTCTTGTGGAGTGTACTGGGCAAGTCCGGGGTGGACCTGCATAATTCGTTTGAGGTCACGCTTTTCCGTAACCTTACCATGCAGGGCCTTGCTTCCGGAGTAGAGAGCCCCAGCAACCAACGGAGCCGCAGTGGCGATTCCTCCTCCGATCAGCATGTTCTTCACATCTGAGCTCATAGCGGGGGCTGCTGCGCTCTTTTGGATAGCAGACGCAGCAGTTTTGAGCGATGATGTCTCCCTATCTGCCTGAGGCATGCGCTCGTACTCAAGCCGATCGACCAGCTCTGAGAAGCTAAGCGTCTGGGCTGCTGCAACCTTCTCTAGGTGAGCCAACGTGCCCGAAGAGATCTCTCCGCTAGCTGCGGCTTGGTATGCGGTAGTCCGAAGCATCAGTAGCCTCCCTGATCGTTGTACTCATTCTTAGTGGCTCGGTATACGTTCCCGGCCCTGGCCGCCGCCTGGGGCAAGCTACTGACAACCATAGCAGCACCTAACGTGCGACCTGCAAACTGGGGAGAGGATCCAATTACCTTGGCTCCCTTTCCTAGGAGATCAGCTCCCCTAGATGCGCCAGAGGAGAGGAGCGCTCCAACGGCACGCCCAGCGTTTGAGATATTGCCAATGAGTGCTTGCTTCTCCATATCTCCGCAGACGTAGAGAGAGGCAGCCTTGATTAGCATGGGCTCAAACCCTCGCCGCATGAAGTCCCCCCGCGCCAGTCAGAGCCATGCGTGCCGCACGAATATCTACCAGCGCCTCATCGGCCGCTGCCTTCTCGTAAAGATGGGAGGCCAGCTTGGCACCAAGCACTGCGATGGGATGCTTGAGATTGGGGATCCCAGCGGATGCCACCTTGCCCTCAAGAGAAATTTTGCGATGTCTCATGCCATCAGTAAGTAGCGAGGCCATCTTCTGCACGTAGATCTCAGGGATCTCCTGCTCGGCCGCGCCCTCCATGGCTAGCTCAAGGATCTGCCCCGCAGTAGCTCCATCGAAGGTAGCGTGCTGGACATGATCCATAAGCTCAAGGAGCACGTCTTGCGCGCCAGTCTGGTTTGAGGCAGACGCGGTCTTCAGCTGCTCGATCTGTTGCCGCAGCGTCTTCTCCAGCAACCGCGCCTCAGCGTAGGCGTCATTCCACGGGATGCCGGAGTCCGAAGCAAGACTTGCGGTCTTCTCATCGAACATGTTTGTCGGTGAGAACTGCCGGGGCAGGCGGATCGCTGCGACGGCTGAGGCAGTCTTGTCGGATTCCCCCGCTGAGCCAGCTGTGCGTAGACGCGCAGAGGCAGACGCAACCTTCTCAACACGTAGGCGGGCCGACGCCTCCTTGGCATTGGGAGGGTCGAAGGACACCAGTCGATCAGAACCGGTTTCGTTTCTAAACATGCGCTCGTACGTCTCGTGGTAGGTCATCTCACAAAGACGCTTGACGTGCTCGTCCGTGAGCGTTGACGGGATCCCAGATGCAGCCTTTACCACCGCATCAGTGAGATCCGAGCCACCTTGGAGGTATGCGGAGCTCGCGCTCTTGGCAGCCTCGCGAAGATCTTGATCAGTGATGGAACGCGTAAAGCTCATGGCTACCCTCACGAAGGGGAGTATACCCAAGTGGATAGATGCTGACTATCCGCCTAGGAGCAGGTGTGCCGCAAGGGGAACATAATGGCTGAGTCGCTTTATACGATTGAGGATGCCGCGCAGCATCTGGGAGTGACCACAAAGACCGTGCGGAACTCTATCCGCACAGGACATCTAACCGTAATCAAGAAAGAGCGGGACAGGAGAAAATACCTAGACCCCGCAGAAGTAGAGGAGCTACGAGTTGCTAGAGCAGAAGGTAACCGGGTCGTCGTAGGTCGCGAGGAATTTGCGTCCCTCCGCGGACAGGTACGAAGGCTCCAGTCTACCGTAGAAGTCTTGCTCAGAGTCCTGGATGTAAAAGACAATCCTCTCCACGTCACAAGAGAGTATGGCGAGAATCTCTACGTTCTCTGCCTAGAGCAAGTACGCGCCGGAGCTTGGACTGAAGCTGAGATAGCCCCATGGGTAGAGATCTTCCTAAGGTTGTCTGAGGAGGACCTGCAAGTGATCGCGGAGGTCACTGGGGATCGAAAGCCTTGGGTACCATTCCTAAGGCTGGTCACTGCCATGAGCGCATGGGTTGTCGGTAACAAGGGATACGCCGCCTCCCTTGAGCTACAATCACTGCATAAGCAACTAGCTGAGTCTCGCAGAAGGCTGAGGACGTCCGCAGTCATCTTCGCAGAGACATCCGGAAGTCTAGATCCAACGCTGGACAAGTACCGTGAGTATTCGATCCCATCCTCAATCGGTGATTTGATTGAGGGGATCCTACGTCGTAAAAAATAAGGTTGTACCTGGTATAAGGATAGTGAGTAACCAATGGAGGTGCTCATTGTCCGAAAACCCGATGCAGGGCCTTGACGCAATCAACGTCGAGGCCCACCGGGGGCGCCGTGGGAAGTCCCCGGCACCCCGCAACAACAACAATCCAATCAATATCTCAGAGGAAACCATGAACAACAACAACAATCCCGCCGTCCCGTCCACGCAGCCGTCCACGCAGCCCACCCAGCTGGTCAAGACCCCAGGGTCGGGGTTCGCCTCTGGGCTGGACACCGGCCTCAGCGGCTTCGACGTTGTTTCCGGCTACATTGGGGAGTTGCTGGTCCCCGCCGCCGCTGGTGCTGGCATTGGCCTCGGCATCGTGAAGCTGGCCGGGTCGAGGCTCCCGGCCAAGTACGCGATCCCCGTGATGATCGTCTCGGCGATCGTCATGGTCGGCACCAAGCTCACCATTCAGTACGTCGCCGCGAATGCCGTTCGGCGCTCGGGCAACCTCCCCGCCAACGAGCGGTGGGATATCGCTCGCGCCAGTCAGTACATCGACATCGCGCGCAGGGCTGGGCTGTCCGACGACGTCATCTTCACCCGACTGAAGGCCGCTGGCGCTCCGGTCGCGGAAGGTCCTGTGCAGGCCGCCGCCTGATCCTCCTCCCCAAAAGGGGAGGCCCCATCACCTAACAAGTGATGGGGTTCTTCTTAGCACTCAACCCCCGTCAAACATCTCGCGCTCAACCTGCTTAGCCATATCAACGCGCAAGCTAGGCTTGATTAGCTCCGGCCTTGGGTTCTCTGGGTAAGCAGCCAAGAACGCAAAGACAATCGCATGGAGTGTATCGTCCGTCGCGTTCAGAGACTTCTTGAACTCTGTTAGGCGAGTGCGCTCATTGTACTCGGAGAAGACTGCGAGAAGATCTGTGCCAAACGGAGATTTCCAGTCATCCCAGCAGGGAAACCGAAAGATCTTCCGGGACTTGATTGCGTTGAACACGATGCTGAGTACTTCGTGCTTGTGGACCTTGTACCGCTCGTGCTCGTGGTCGTACTTCCATAGGGAGCTGGTGCTGCTGTACTGGAAGCGCGCGATCCTATCCTTACCAAACTCGCGCAGTAGCTCCGAGTTGGGATGGTGGCCGCCACCGTAGTCCACCCCTACGCGACGCACGTTGAACTGCTTGATGAACTTCTTGATCTTCTCAAGCTGGATGTGCGGCTCCATCTCTGCGCCCTCAAACCGATGGGCGAAGAAGACAGTGAACTTACCGCCGACATACGTACAGAGGACCAGGATTGTGTAGGACTTCGTACTGTCCTGCCCCCAGTCAATCCCCGCGTAGATGGGTGAGGTCGTCTTCTTGAGGATGTCCTTGATGACCTCCGCAGTCATCCGTAGTTCTGGGTCGCAGTTATCCATGAGCTCTTGTTGGGTCAGGGGCCGCTGTCCCGAGTCAAAGCTGCGGCCCAAGACTTCGTTCATGAACTGCGCTCGAGGAAAGTCCCGGTACTTGGCTAGGAGCTCGGGCCAGTCCGTCCAGGGGACCATGAGCTGTGGGATGCGGAAGCCCTCGTAGACAGAGCCCTCTGTTAGCGGGCCAGCCGTACGTACCCAAGTGGCCTTCGGATGTACGGGGTTGATCGGCTTACCGCACCGATCACAGATGATGCCCTCAGTGCCGATGTTGGCTTCATCCAGGATGTTCCAGTGCCATGTACCTGGATCGCCGGGACGGCCATGTCTCTCGCAGGGAACTGCCCACTCATTCTGCGTAGACGCCGAGGACCAGTACTGCTGGATCGGATTGTCCTCCGACTTAGGGGTGCCTGAGAACACTTGGTACTTGTACGGGGAGTGCGAGGACGCCTCGGTAATGACCGGAATGTTGTCGAGTAGGATGTCCTGAAACTCGTCGATGAAGATCGCGTCGGCCGACAAACCACGGCACCGGTCGGCATTGAGGTACGCATACCGGAGCGTGATCTGGCTACGGTTGATCGCCTTCTTCTCAAAGACGTTGTCGACCATGTGATCTGGGAACCACGTTCTAAGAGCTGGGCAGGTCTCCCGGAGTTCCTTGATGCGGTCGTTTGAGAACTGCTTGGTCTGAGTGCTTGACGGTGAGACGTATAGGATCTTGAAGTGCGGGATCAGGCATGTATAGATGAATGACTTGATGGCCAGCGTAGTCGACTTCTCGACCTGGCGCGCAGTCATCAACAAGAGCCTCTTCGACTGTGTGTTGTGGATCCGCCGGATGTACGGGCGGCTCGCGTAGTCGAACGGCTCCAGAAGCCGAGTGTTTGGGTTTGGGAACTGGATGATCGAGGAGACGAAGTCAGTGGGCAGCAGCTCGTAGACTTCGCGCATCTCCTCTAGATGCTTCTGGACCTCCCACATCTCCGCGTCCGGGATGGGGCGCTCCCAGTCCCACCACGGAGCCTCGTCGTTGTTCTCAGAGTCTACCGGGCCAAGCAGCTCATCAATGTTCACGGATACCTCTGTCATAAGACTTATGGACAGCTACCAGTAAGGAGGTGCAATGTCCAACAACAAGCGGTTTGAGAACCCGCCGCAGGCGGTAATCATGGGGTCGTACCTCAGGTACGACCCGGAGAGGAGGGTCTTGGGAGGAGGAGTCCTACCCGCGATCCAGCGCGAGGTCGTGATCCTCGCCTGGGCCGATAATGGCCGGGTCCGAGAGGGTACCTTGGCAGGGTCTCGCCTGCTCGGCCTCGACACCGGTCTGGACGCGGTGCGTGAATGGCGCATCGCCGGGGACTGGTGTGAAGTCCCCGCAGAGATGCGGGTGTGGCACGGGACCCCGGACCGGGCCGGTGAGCAGTTCGTCGCCGAGACGAACTGCCCGGAGGACTTCGAATACGGCGGGGAGATCGTAGGCGAGTTCCTACGGTTCGTCCCCGTCTCGAAGTCTGGGCGCCGCAAGCCCCGGTTGATCCCCTTTCTGGTTGTTCGCGCACCCAACAATCGAGAGTACATATGCCGGGTCGAGGGAGGAGCGGAGTGGGAGACCACGCCTGGACCTCTTGAGCCTCAGCTCCAGGCTGCCCACCGGCGTCTGATGGACATGTACCCTCCGGGGTATGTGACCATCACGCCGTTTGGGCGTGGCGGCTACTGGCAGGTGGCTGCGCCTCGCCCGGTTGAGATCGCATCCTCTCAGGCTGAGGCAACCACGTGAGCCCGCCCGCCCTCCGGTGGGTTGAGTCGTGCACCCGGGCTCTTGCTCGGGCGAATGACCAACTCACCGGCTGGGAGGTGCTGCCGGATGGGGGTGACCCCCTCCGGTGGCACATTTGTATCTCCCAGCAAAAGAAGAAGTGGGAAGAGCCCTTCCGAAGCATCACTAGGGACTTTGTGAAGAGATGGGCGGAGGCAAATAACTGCGTCTACCAGCGCACTGACTACGAGCGGAACGTGATGAAGGTCCGCATCCTCATCAAGTACCCGTCGCGCCCAAGCGACAAGGAGCCATACTGATGCCATTCGTTACGGGCGTGGATGAGGCCGGACTAGGGGCCATCGCAGGCCCGCTTACAGTTGGAGCGGTCACGCTTGAAGTTCCCAGCACGAGACTTGATAAGCTACGCGATTGGTGGCCTATCAAGCAGGTTCGAGACTCGAAGCAGATGGCGGAGCATGAGCGCGCCAGGGCACTCAAGCTCCTACTCCAGTACGTCTCGGACTTTGGAGGACACATCGCCCTAGGGGACGCAGATGTGGAGCTCTTCAACAAATATGGCCATGTTAATAGCCTCACCTTTGCGCTCAACGAGGTGTCCGACAACATATGCCTCGGCGAGCGCCCATCCCTTGTACTTCTGGATGGGATGAATGTTCTCCCTGCGGGACCCCTGGATGATGTAGAACAAGTTGCCGTACCGAAGGCAGACCGAGACTACTTCATCGTGGCAGCGGCATCGATCGTCGCGAAGACCACACGCGACTGGTACATGCAGGAACTCGGGCGCGAGTACCCTCAGTACCTGTTTGAGAAGCACAAGGGCTACGGCACTACGCAGCACATCGAATGCCTACGGCAACATGGCATAGGCCCTCACCATAGAGTGAAGGCCTGCCAGACGGCACTTGGGCTACGAGACCCTAAACAGGGTAGGCGCGAGCGACTCACATAATCGCTCGCGTCTTCTTTAGATATCTGCGCGGCGCCACTGTAGGGAGACTCCGTAGTTGTCGGAGCCGGATAGCAGAACCCACCGTGACGGAGTCGTGGGATCGAGGGCGATGGAGATCGCACCCGACAGGGGCAGGAAGCCCTTGCCATCCGTGTCGAGGGTAACCTGACCCGCGAAGGCCGGAGACAGACCGGAGTTGTCGTTGTAGATTTGGACCGTCACCGTGGCAGACGCGGTACCGCTGTCGATCATCAGACCCACGAGCTCAACCTTGTCTGGGATACCAGTCGCAGTGGGGAGCGCGGAGTACTGGTAGTCAACCTCAACATCGCCCGAGATGTTGTCCTGACCCCAGAACGTGATCGAGATCGCGCCCGTGTAGTAGTTGATCGTTCCGCGAGGGGACGCGTCGATGGTGCTCAATAGGCGGCCACGACCATTGTCCTTTAGGACAGTCGTAGATCCAGTGAGGGTCACGATGACCGTGGAGGGAATGACCACGGTGCTCGCCAGTGTCGCAGAGAAGGTCAGCGTAGCAGGACCCAGATTCTCGGCAGTCACGGCAGTGTACGCGTTAGTGACCTCGGCGAGGTTCGGAGTTCCGCCGTCAGATACGCCGTAGGACATCCCAATGACAGGGATGCCAGAGGGCGGCAGGTTCTGCGGCATGCCCTCGTCCACAAGGACGTACTGCGCACCGTTCATGTTGTAGTAGGGGCCACCGACTTCATGATGGGAGATCCCGCGCTCCGTCAGGAATCGGGCCACGGAGTTCTCATCCTTGAACGTGTATGCGCGGATGGGCATCAGGCCTCCCTAAGGATCGACAGTGTCTGGTCCGCGAAGGCCAGGAAGTTGGTGATGACGTGTTCCGGAGAGAACGAGGGCTTACCTCGGATACCCTCCATCAAGAGACCATAGCTCTTGATCTCCGGCTCTACATGGAGCTTGAAGCCCTCAGTTGTCCCGAAGTGGCCCTCCACGATCTCCGGGAGGACTTCCTGGAAATGCTTGTACTTGGGCGAGACAAACTGGATGATGAGATCCTTCTCTCCGCGCTCGGTAACGTACGCCTCAAAGTTCTTCATCTGGTGATGTTGAGAGGAGGGGAGGCTGATCTCCTGCTCTGTCTCTGCCGCGCGCGACAACGCGCGGTGTAGCAGCGACACCGAGTCCGCATTGAACCACGCCGGGGCGCTCTTTGTGGCAACCTGCCGTTCCTGCCCGCGCTGCGCATTCCCTACCGTGGAGAGCAGTTCGCTCATGTAGTCTCCCTTGATGACAAGATCTCTTCGCGGTTCTTATTACTCACCGAGCCTGTAGGGGCTAGATCAAACAGGGATGGGGCGGAGACCCCCTCACCCTTAACCTTGAAGCGTTCAAATCTACGTAGGACGTCCTGAAGAGCAGTGTCGCTAGCCGCTTGGCGCTCATCTACTCTAAGAAGGGCACGGCTTACGTTGCCAAGCATCTCAACCTTCTTCTCCGACAGAGGTAGCTGCCTCACCTCTTGGAAAGTCGAGTAGAGCTCTGCCTGAAGCTCATCCAAGATCTTCTGGCGATCTAGGACCTGCTCAAAACCTACCTTCTGAAGAGCAACGGTAGGGCCGCAGACAAGTGCAGAGGAGAGCTTGGATACTGTGTCGAGTCTCCCAGTTCTTCCGTCCGCGTCCGCATCGAAGTAGGCCGCCCATCCCTCAAGGGACATAGAGGCCGTATCCCAGAAGTAGTGTCGGTACTCCTCAATAGCCAAGACGGAGAGAGGCTCCCCTGCCTTGCGTAGGCGGAAGGACATCTCCCGCGAGGGCACCTTCGCAAGGAGCAGCGTATCGATCTTTGAGCGCAGGCTAGCATCCCCAAGGATCTTCTTCTGCATCTCTTCTTGCGCCTCATCAGGATGGACGAGGCTGAAGATCCTTAGCTTCCGGAGATACTGGGCTGAGGACCTGTGCGTCCTGCTGCCAAGGTAGAAGTCCTCCGGAAACGCACCTACAGCGGTTGCCGCTGTTTGGTAGCAGATCTCGGAACACTTCGCGAGGCCGTGCGCGGAGAGATTGAGATTGACGGAGTCTCGGCTAGGGTCATCCAGGACCACAAGCAAGTACAGGATGAAGTGCCACGCCGGATGGCGATCGACTTCATCTGCGGCGGTGGCTTTAGTTTGCTTGGCTAGGATGACCCGAGCCACCTCACACCTCGTACTGCTTCAGACCATTAAGGCGATCGATGACAGTCTCAAGGCTGCTCATTGCCCTGGTGACGACGTTCCCAGGAATACCACTCAGACCGAGGTCAACAGCGAGGTTGAGCTCTGCGAGCTTGCTGGCAGCATCCTCAAGCTGAGGAAGATTGTCCAGGAAGGTATCGATGTTCTCCCGATTGATGAAGTTCAACGAGAGGACCGCATCGACCGTCTTGGCGGAGACGTTTCCAGAGTCGGCTTCCTTGCTCAGCATGACTGCGTCAATGAGCAGGTTCTGCGGGGCAGGAAGATCGGCCTCCACAGACATCGCAGCTGCCACCTTCGTACGCGCAGCATCTAGCTCATCCTTCTTAGAGCTAAGCTTCTGCACTCCGAACAGCTCAACAGGACGCCCCTTGGAGGAGCTGATCTTGATGATCTCGGCCGAGACCTGCTGGGGGATCCCAGTAGCAGCCATCCAGAATACTGCGTCGACGTGGCTGTGCATGCCAGAGCCGATCTTCTCGACCGCGCCGCCGCTAAGTTCAACGGCGTCATCCCATGCGCGGACGCGGATGAGCGTGTCGTGGCTCGCCATCTTGGCTGGCTGATTCGGATCGCCCGCCGAGATACCTGCCTGACCCGCGCCAATCTGGATAGGGTTGTCGAGCGCCATGAACGAGAACGAGTCAGGCATGATGACCTGGCCCGGACCAGAGGCGACCGGGCGCTTTAGGCCCTGCCCAATCGTGATCTGCACGTCCTGCCCCGCAGAGTCCTTGGCGGAGTAGTACGTTTCCCCCGCAGGGGTCGTTACCTGGCCGAGTACCGTGTATGGCACCGTGGCCATGATTGCGGTGTTCTCGGTCTTGTAGAACACGCCGAGCCCTCGAATCACATCTGAGGATGGGAGGCTAGGAGCCTGCGCGAGCAGAACTCCGAGCATAGGCTCGGGCGTCATGGCGTACTGGTTGCCGTTGGTAAACAGGTTCATTGGGGTCTGAGCCCCGGCCATTGGATCAAACAGGCCGGGGATCACGTAGCCCACAAACTGCTTACCGGTTCCCGCCTCAAAGACCTTGTACAAGCCCGACTTATTCACGGGCTCAGGCTTCTCGGCGAGAGGATCGACAGCGGGGGCGTCAACTCCCGTTAGGGTAGCTGCGCCTTGCTGATCAGCTTGCTGTAGCGCCTCAGGAGGAAACGCCTGCTGCGCTTCTTGGCGGGTGATCTGCTGCTCCTGCGGGGCCATGCCCTGCGGAGCCGCCGACACCTTCAGGATGTAGCCGTAGCGGTGTGGCCGAATCTGGACCACATCGTAGTCCGGAGCGGATGCCGCCTTCATCATGGCATCCGCCATCTCAGCTCGAGACGGAAGGCCGCGTGATGTCACATCGCTGAGTAGGTCCAGGACCAGAGAGCTCTGCTTGACATGGTACGCAATCGTGGAGTCAGAGAAGGCATGCTCCAGTGGGGCAAAGTCCTCTCGGCGCACAGTGCCGGCGAGCTTTGAGCATAGTGAGTCACGCATTATGCTTCTCCTTCTTGGAATCACCAAGTAGCCAGTTCTTCGTAATCAAACCCGACACCTGACCTGCAATAGCAGACGCCATCAGCGCTACAGGATAGGCCACTCGTTGGGTCTCGGGATCTGCCTTCTGCAAGAGCGCCTTAAATATGGTGTGATAGACAGCGTCTCCCACAAGCGTACCTACTAGCCCCCCAGCAACCATACTACCGGGGCCTCCACCGCCCCGGTTAGCGCCGTGGGCTCCGCCAACTGCTCCCACAATTGCCCCGGAGGACAGACCTGCCCTCTTAACGTACCCGGAGGATGCCTCAGGAACGGGATGAGAAAAAATCCGGCTGGCCTTGTGAATACGACTACGCTCCCGGATCTGATCCGCCCTAGCTCGAAGGCTTTTGTTGGCGTGGCTCATCGCAACCTCAGTGAGACCCAGCTAGGAAATCCCTCAGTGAGACAACACTCGCCACCTTATCGGTTGGGGTCGGGGACATCCTCTGCTGTAGGAGGTACAGGTGGCTTTCGTGGGTATCCGCAATTCCAGGCAGGAAGTTCTGGAGACCCAGAGAGTACTGCCCCGCAGATTCTAGCTGACTCGCCGCCTGCTGAAGCGCCTGCTGAAGCGCATGCTCTGCCGTAATCGCCTGCTCAAGCACAGACCCAGCATTCTTCCATTGACTCAGCCACCCTGCCACCGACGCCGCAAGTTGAACGTGGTCAAGTGCCGCAACACCATGGAAGCCGATGATCTTCTCGGCCATGGTGTCCGCCTCGCCCTGCACCGCCTCGTAGAGACGGGAGAAGAGCTGGTGGTCCGCGTTGAACGTAGGGCCGCTACTCTTCCAGTGCGCAGCGTAGTACAGATTGTACTGCGCGTTGAGGAGGGAGAGCAGGTTTAGGAGAATGCCGAGGTCGGGGGGAGTCATGAAGTTATTCCTTCCTTCCTGTCATAAGTAACGTAGGAGGCAAGATGTGTCTGAAGTCCAAGAAGATTGAGAGTGTAGGAATGGTAATCCTTGCGGTTCCGGGAATCATCCTTTCCCTAGCGATTGATCTCGGATCTCGGGTGTTTACCCGGCAATCCGAGTCCTAAGTCCACGAAGGAATGAGGCGCCAGTACCTCTTGAAGAGGGAACTACCTCATGTGCCTTTTCCGCGAGCCTGGCTAGCGCCGAGCCAGGGTTGGCTACCGCCCCCTTGGCTCGAGCTAGCAGGTTTCCCGGAACTGCGGCTGCACGCGCAACCTCAGATTTTGCGTATTTTAGGTCCCTGGATACCTGACCAAGTCGCTGGGATGCGGGGCTAAAAGATCGGCTCGCAAAGAAGTCTTGTGCATGCCGAGCAGCCTCCTCGGGGTGCATTCCATGCTCGGAAACTAGCTTCTTGACCACTTGCTTCTTGGCCGTAGATCCCAGAGCCCTAGAGCGGGCAACTGCCTGGCGATCAAGATGACTGGCTGACGGGTTTAGCTTGTCGATCTCCGCGATTGCGCCCGGAGCCCCGGCAACTAGTTTCTCGACGTTAATGTGCTCGTGAGCTCCCGTCAGGATGCCGCCATAGCCTGTCTTGGGCAGAATACCTCGCAGTGGCGAGGTAGCTCCCATTGCACGGGGCTTGTCGTAGTGAGCGCTAATGTCCGCTACCGTATGCTGAACATCTCCGAGGTTCATCAATCCCCGAACGCCGCGAGTTCCGGACTTTAGCCTCCCAACTAGCCCCTGCTTACCGGCGCTCCCGGCAATAGATTGAGCAATATCGTGGACCGCCGCTTGGTGTCGTTCTGCCACATTTCTCCCGATCTGTCCACGGGTCTGCGACCCCGCAAAGGCATGAAGTGGATCTGTGTGCGGCAGGAATGGGTGACGGATACCCTTATCCGTTGCTAGGGCTCCCTGCTGAATTAGCTGCCGAGCCTCGCCACCAGCGCCCGCACCATGGGCGGTAACTCCTGCAAGACCCCTGTGCTCCTTCCCTCCGTACGCAACTTTCTGGATGGGACCCTTGTACGGAGGACCCTGGTGTTGCTTACCGCGCTTACCCTGTCGGGCGGCGATGCGCGCCTTCATCTCTGCGGGCATCTCAGGATGCTCACGCTTGAGTGCGCGGTAGATCTCTTTGACCTTCTCGGGGCGATCCTGCTCCGGGAAAGGCATACCGGCCTTCTTCTCTGCTCTATGGCGCAGATGCCGCAGCCCAAGCCCGGCTCCCAGCGAGGCAAGCCCCACTGCATGCGGAAGCATCATTGTACGCTCTCTGAAGAGCGGACCCTTGCCTCGCATATCGTGGATTAGGTCTGCGGTACGCATCCCTAGCGCTCCTAGGTTTGCTCCGAGTCCGGAGAGGAGGAAACCTTTCTCTAGTGGAGTTGCCCTCTGCCAGTCAGTCTTGGAGGAGGGCGAGTCGGCCTTCTTCTCATCGCCAATATCGGGAAAGCGCGCATGAACTGCCTTCTGCACCTGGGACTGCTCACTGGCAGTTCCATGCTGAGCGACCCGAGCAAGAGCATTTCGGGCGTGGGGGCGATCGTGAATCGGGTAGCGCCTTCCAGGAAGTGCGAACTCGCCCTCCCCAAGACGATTCCTCGCCCTGGTCGAAAGTTCTGCGGCTATCTTTGAGAAGTGGATGAAGCTAGAGCTTGCCCCCTTATCAAACCAACTTGCGCCGCCCCAGTGTCCAGGGTCTGGAGGAGGCGGAGTAGAGGACGGCGCGCGTACTTGAGGTTGTGAGGCCGGGGCTGTCGTGGGGAGAGGTGTCGCGGGAGCTGACTTCCCGACCATACCCTGCACCTTTGAGGAGAGACGCCCTAGGCCGTGGGTGCCGGCGCCAAATGCCCCTCCAACTAAGGCAGCCCTGCCCAGGCCCTGCCTGACGTCTCTACCTGCGGCGTAATTTGTCGCCGCTGTGCCGATAGTCCCGACCGCAGCCCCTGTCAGGGTAGGGACGACGTAGCTTGCCAGATTTGCCCTCTTACCCATGCCAGGCGCAGACTGAGTCACCTGTGCGATGGAGTCCCCAGATTGCATTAGGAGGAGCATCTTTCCCGGCGAGGGCATGCCAGAGCGAGCAGCCTGCATCTCTGGGACAATCATCGAGGCCATCATCTTGCGGAGCTTCGTAGCATCCTTCTCCTTGAGGAGCTTAGATGCCGTATCCGCAGGCACACCGATAATGTATCCCTGACCGCCACGAATCCTAAAGTAAACGAGCGAGCTAGGGACGACACCCGGTGCCACGTTCCACTGCTTCACCTTCGAGGTAATAGTGGATGAGGGGACCCGGTCAGACTCAGTAATGCTTAGGCTGATCATAGTTCTTTCCTCAGTAGCGCCCAAATGGGGCGTACGAGCCGTATGATAGGCCTTCAGGGTACTGACTATTTCTGCGGTCAATCGCTTGTAGGATCTGTCGGTGCCGAAGATCTTCATTCATGCGGCGCGCTAGCTGCTTGCCCCGCACTTGCTTGATGATCTGCCGATCCAGCTCAGAGTCAATGCCCTCAGAATCTCCATGCAGTGCCTGTGCCTTGCGAATCTTGGCGGCGTCGGATGCCTGCATTAGCGCCCCTAGGGCCATCCCACCTAGGCCACCGATCGCTCCCCCAGCAAGTCCTCCAGTGAGGCTCTTGGAAGAGGCCAGGCCTGCGAGGGCACCTAGGCCCGCTCCTACTCCCCCTCCGGTGGTAAGGGCAGTCGACATGGGGGTGGGCTGCTCCTGACGCTTACGATCTACGTAGTCTGCAAAGCTACGCCGACGCCTGCTGTAGTCTAGGGCGGACTCCCCCAGTTCCCTTGGGACAGAGGCGCCAAAGATACGGGCAATCTTAGTAGCGCTAGCTGCCTTGACCGGCCCTGGCTCCTCTCCTCCCTCGGTGAGAGAGATGTGGACGTTTGCCTGTAGGCCAGTGAACTCGCGCCCGGTCTCCTGCTCGTACTTCCATGCGGCAAGCTTGGCATCGAGCATTCTCTTTGCGCGCTCAGTCTCGCGCCATGATGCGTTGTCCCAGTCCATGTTGTCCTGCGCACGGAGCTGAGCTTCCTTGGCGCAGTAGTGCAGGGCATCTGAGTAGAACGGAGTGCCCTCAAACATCATGTCCCAGGAGCAGCCTTGGGCGCTAGGATCTCCGTACCGGGCGGATGACAGCTTGCGGAGAGTGTCCTCCTCGGGGATATCCTCAGTATCGGCCTTGAACGCGGCCAGCTTTGCCTCAAGCGTAGCGCCCTCAACGCGGAGATGCGCCTCTGCGGCAAACTTCGCGCTGCGCACTGCTTCACGCTGAGCGTCCTCAAGGCGACGCTGCGCCCCGTCCGCGCACAGATCCTTAGCTTCGTCATAGAACGGAGTTCCGGCGAACTTCTCGACCCACGGGTCACTGCCGCCGTTAGCGGGGACCGGCATGAATCCGTACGCCTTCTTCTCCGCAAACTCCTCCAGAGCGAGGGCAACATGCGCCTTCGCAGTCAAGGGAGCGCTTGAGATCTTGCCGAGACCTGCCTGACCGGCGGTGGCATCGTAGATCTTGCCGAAGCCCTGACGCTGCTGGTACGGAGGACGATGGTCGAACGTGAGGTTCTTGGAGTGACGAGGAGCCGAACCCACGCCATCGAAGATCGAGGTGTTGACCAGCGCGCGGCGAATACGGGCCTTGTTCAGCGGGTAGATTCGTCCGCCAAGCTCAAATACCTTGAAGGGCAGGAGCTCACGCTCCTTGATGATGACCGGTACCCGAACGTAGTTCTGCGGGCGCGCAATCTCTGCCTGGGGCTTGTTCTGCGCTGAGCGATTACGAAGCATGAGGTATCCCATGCCGTAGCCAGCCTCGGGGTCGGTGCGCTCCATGACAATCGAGACGTCGAACTCACTGAGGTACGGCATCTCTTTATGGGCACGACTTAGCGCATGCGCTGGCCACTTCTCTGCATCGTCGGGCACCTTGCCAAGACTAGCGGACATGCCGCTGTCGAAGAAGGCCACCTTCTCGTAGGTCTCAATCGGAGCAACGCTACGGAAGAGTGGAGCAGAAGAATGTGCGGTGCGCGGCATGGGCAAACCCCTACAGAGTTGAGCCAAGACTAACCGGAGCGAGGTCCGTCGTCAGTCTATCAGGAATCTTGGTTGTAGACCCGTCAGGTACGGAGCGAAATGAAGATCATGTGGAGGCAATCGACCTTCCAGTCGAGCCCGCGTGTAGGGTTACGGATGACCCGTTGACTTCAGAGCGCATCCACAGTGTCAGAGTTCCCGTACCGCTACAGACATAGGTTAGGCCAATGTGGAGCGGCGCGTTTGCGTTGCCCGGGCCGGTGCCCACAGTAGTCCACGCGTTTGCCGCGTAGAGATACGAGTCAGAGGAGCTAGTGCCCGTAAGACCGTACACGATCCTGGCGGCGCAGATGGTAGAGGACGCCCCTCCAGACTCCTGCCACTTAAACTGAATGCCTGTGGTGCCAGCAGCGGAGGCAACGGCGCCAAATACCTCAATGGCGTATGACTTACCTGAAGTAACCGAGAAGGTAATTGAGGTACTGACTCCGGTGCTGTTGTCTGTCGTGGACAGCACCGACGATTGAGTTGTCCACGCAAATCCAGGACCTGTTGCTCCCTGCGATCCCTGGGCACCCTGAGCACCTTGAGCACCTTGAGGTCCCTGTGCCCCGGTTGCTCCCTGAGGACCGATGTCTCCCTGAGCACCAGTAGCTCCGGTAGGACCTTGAGCTCCTTGAGGACCTACCGATCCCTGCGCTCCCGTAGATCCCGCGTCGCCCTGCGGACCCTGGGCACCAGTACTTCCTTGAGGTCCTTGTGGACCAATATCTCCCTGCGGCCCTGTGGGTCCAGTTGCTCCCTGTGGCCCAGTTGCACCCTGGGGACCGGACGCACCCTGAGGTCCGGTCGACCCAGTCGCCCCCTGCGCGCCGGTGGGCCCTTGAGGGCCTACAATCTGACCCACCGAGGAAAAGGCTACACCGTTCCAAACGTATAGGTCGCCATCGGAGTCTACGATCCAGGCGTCCCCAAATGAGCCTGATATCGGGAGGCCTGCCGGGGTTGCCACACTCCCAAGGATCGTAATTGCAGGACCAGCCGGCCCCTGTGCGCCAGTTGCGCCCTGAGCCCCAGCAGCTCCCTGAGACCCCGTGGCTCCTTGGGCACCAGATGCCCCTTGGGGTCCGCTAGAGCCCTGGGGGCCTGTAGCTCCCTGGGGGCCTGTAGCCCCCTGCGGACCAGTTGATCCTTGAGCACCCGTACTCCCGGTAGACCCAGTTGCTCCCTGAGGTCCTTGAGGACCTGTCGCCCCCTGAGAACCTGCGGGACCAGTAGGGCCTATAGATCCTTGTGGGCCGGTTGCTCCAGTTGATCCTGCTGGGCCTTGCGGACCTGCTGCTCCCTGAGGACCTTGCGGCCCTTGGCCTCCGCCGCCTCCTCCGCCGAAGTCGTCCTTACGCTCCTCCATCGCGTCGCCAATCGCACCAAGTAGTCCACTCTTGAACGCATCAGATTGAGGAGCGTACCCAGCTCCAATCCGGTCAAGCATGGCAGCGTCAAGCGCATCTCGGAGATTGTCGGAGATGGTTCCCATTATTCTGCCTTCAAATACTGCGATAGATAGGGATTGCTCTCTGTGGGCAACAGCAGGTTGACGAGTAGCGTGTCGATGTTGGTTGTTGGAAGCCCCAACGCAGACAGAACCGCTTTTACCTCGGTGAAGGCAGCAGCCACGTCGCTAAAGAACGAGTCGTTGACGACTACTGGATATCGTGTCGTACCCGTTAGTGAGCCTACTTGAAGAGCCTTTCCTTGCGCGACCCCAACCAGCATATCCCCGTCGCTCTGGCCAACGACTTGGAGCTTCTTGGTTCGCTGTGCCTCAGTCTCTACGTCCCCACTCTCGTAGATGTCGAGCTGGAATACACCATCAACCCCAACCTCAGATCCAATAGAGAGGTCAACGGCGTGGTGCTTCTGATTTACCTCTTGCTTAAACTGGGCAAGGAACCTCCCAGCTAGCTGATCATTAGGAAGCTCTCCTGGCTCACCAGCGTAGAAGTGCATCCTGCCGACAGGCGTCTCCAGCCTCCACTCCTGGGCGAGAGTTACGATTGCATCCTCTCGTGGGAGAAAGAGCATCTTACAGATGGGAGTCGCCTCGATCTCTACGAGTCCGCCCCTGTGGATCTTGATCCCATTTCCGTCGCGCGTGAGCATCGCGTAGGAGCCTGGAGTCAAGTTTGGACGGTTGGCCTTTGAGCTTCCATCCTGTCCGGGAGGTGGCATGTAGCAGATTGGGAACGGCCGGGAGTCCTCAGAGGGAAAGCAAAGCCATACGTCTGCCCCCACCTCTGGGATGAAGTGGATTCCCTCTCCTCTATTTCTATGAGCATAGAGGCTAGGGATTGAGCAATCCACAATCCTTCTACGCCCATAGATGGTCTGGACTGTCATGGACCACTTGTCGGGACTCACCCCAACAATGAACCCACGTTGGATCACTGCCGTCTTAAGGCCATCGGTGGCCACGCCCTTAACGACGTTGCCTGCCGATGAGCCGGGCCTCTCAGCATTCTTAGATGGCTTTGGCGGCGCAGGCTCAAAGATCATCTACGAACTCCAGAGGAAGGGGCGCCAAAGGCCGCAGCGCTGAATGGCGGTGGAGCCTTAGGCAGCCCGAACTGGGCACCATGTGCCATACCTGCAATCGTAGAACCATGGATGTCCGATGCCCATCCCTGAGCAGCACCCTCGCGGAAGGTGTTCTCGAGGCGCTGGAAGTTCAGGCGACCCATCCAGTCCTCACGTCCCTCAGTCGGCATTTGCTGCATAGGCTTGAGGATTGGAGTGTAGAGGACAAGCGGCACTCCTTGCGCAGCAGCACGACGATTCACATCCTCGAGCTCATTGAGGGGGACATGTTGACCACGCAGGTATTCTGGGTGCCCAGGAGCCGCCTCAACACGAGCTAGATTCGTAGCCGCACGTACAACCGCCTCAATATTCCTTCGCTTGGTGAGTCCGCCGTACGCCTGGTCTGTCTCATCTACGAGATAGCTGCGGACTGCGTTCATGTTCCCCGTGAGCTTGAGAATCTCATTAGGATTACGAGGTCCGGTTGAGAGAGGATCGCCTCGCTTGACGGACGCGCCTACTGTCGTGCCTGGCAACAGCTGAAGTTCCGCCGGAACGTAGTGCCCCTTCTCAACTCCCTTTGAGTCGCGGATAAACACGTCGTGCCCGCCTTGCTCTCGATTGGCCACAACACGCGTGATGGAACCCTCAGCTGTCGCCAAGGTTGCCTGCCCCTTGAGCTTCTGAGGAACGCTGAAGAGCTGCTTGACTCTGGCAAACGCGTCGACAACGCCGCCACCGCCTACGCCGCCCGTATGGAAGGTACGCATGGTGAGCTGGATGACCGGCTCTCCCAGAGCGTGTCCGGCGATGACTCCGATGTTCGTACCAACGGGGTGGAGCTTATCGTTCTCATTTAGGCCAAAGCACTTGGCACAGACACCCGAGGCTGCCCGACAACGCAGAGGGGAGCGGACAATCACCTTGTCCATACCTGCATTCACAATCTTTGCCCTGACTGCGCTGTCGATCAGAGTTCCCGCCCGAAGAACCTCGCCCGACTTCAGGGTGAGGTCCGGAGCCAGGTATCTTCCCAGAGCATCGGAGTTCTTTGGATCCATGGCAACGCCCTGGGTTGTGCCGCAGTCGTCCATGGAGATCTTGTGGTCGATCATCGTATTGATGATCTCCTTCGTGAGGGCGCCGGGTTCGGCCGTACCTGATGCTCTATCTAGGGTGCCCTTACGTGCTCCGTGCAGAGATGCCCAGTACTGACTGAACGGCAGCCCCTCACCGAATGACTTGGTGATGGGGACCGGCACGTACTCGTTAGTAGGATCCTTGACGAGCATGGCGCCCATGACGAGCTGAGAGAACTGCTCCCAGTTGCCGCGTCCGCCAGATGCCTTCCACTCGTAGATCCGGTTGTCGCCCTGATTGTAGCGGGCTTCCCCTCTCTGCTTAAGGAGGGTGCTTGCCTGCTCGTATAGCTGTACGATCTGGGCGTCCTTCTCCTTCTTCGGCAGGCGTGATGAGTAGATGGCCGCCTCTTGCTTCTTGAAGGGAGCAAGGATCTCCTCGCGAAGCTCCTTACCGTCGTGGAAGTCCCGCAAGCTAAACGAGGACCCATGAAGGAACGAGAGCTTGTTGCCGATGTCCTTCCAGTCGTTGACTGTCTGGGCAAAGTCCTTTTGGAAATCCTTGGCTACTCGCGTCAACATGTCCTTCAACCCCTTCTTGTCGAGACGGAAGGAGGAGTTGTAGAGGAGGCGCTCATCCCCGCGCATGGCGAGTGGGAGGCACGAGGCAAGCCAGAGGCGTCCTCCCGTGGTCTTCTTGCCGTCCACGGTAATGACATCCGTCGCCTTGATAGTGCCAGCCTTAGCTAGTCGGATTGCGTCGTCCTTCGTGTACGTCTTTCCGATATCCTTGCCCCATGCGGTTGCCTGGAACAGTCCAAGCAGGGAGTCCTGACTCGGAATGTTCATCAGGCCGCCATGGGTTGGCGAGAATAGATTCTGAGACGGGAGTAGCTTGAAGGCTTCGTCCACCGCAGTCTGGTGCACGGGGACGTACAGGCCCATCGTGTCGCCATCGAAGTCTGCGTTGAACCCTCCGGTGATCAGTGGGTGGATGGCAATTGCCTTACCAGAAATAAGCCTGGGCTGGAACGCCATGATTGAGAACCGGTGCAGAGCCGGATCCCGCTTTGCCATGACAGGGCGGCGCTGGATGACACGCTCAAGTGCACGCCGAGCGGTGGGATCCTTCGTCTTGAACAGCTGCCACGCCCTAGCAGGGGTCACGCCCAATGAGTTCGACAGCTCCCGGATCACGAAGGGCTTGTACATCTCCATCGCAATTGGAACTGGGATGCCAATCTCGTCTAGGCCCATATCGGGCTCGGGGATGATCGTAGATCTTCCCGAGAGGTCCTGACGCCGACCTACAACGAAGTCCTGGAAGAACGAGGACTTGGGGTTTCTGCCCCTCATCTTCTCCATCAGTCCTTCGTGGTGACGCTGACTCTTGGTAGCTCCAAGGTCCATACCGGAGACTCGAAGGCCACGAATAGCGTCGTATAGGAACGAGCGGGACTTCTGCATTGTCTCCTGCGGAGTTGCCTTATCCATTTCCTTCAACTGCTCGTTGACCTGACCAACTACTCGGTAGATAGCGTTGAGGTCGTCGAAGGTGAGCTTACCGGTCGGGTCCAGCTTGACCTGACGCAGCGCGGGCGGAATGACCGGCAATACCTTGTTCGTGTACGCATCTAGCGGGCTGATGTTGAGCTTTGCCAGTGCCCTTAGGTAACGGACCTTGCGGTACGCACGGGCTAGCGCAGGCCCAGACAACTTTGATAGCGATGCCTCCGCCTCAGCAAGCTCCTTAGGCACGTTCACTGCGGCCAAGCGCTCATTAAGGATGTCGAACCCCGATCTACCATTGATGAGCTTGGGGCCTACGAGATCATCAAACTCCTGCTCCTTGAGACCTAGGATCATCGTGATCGGGGTCTCAAACATCGGGTTGGGTACTCTCGTTGCTAGGTTGATGTGTCCCCAGAACTTGCCCTCAACCCCGTTCTCCGTGAACCTTGCGCCAGTTACCTTGGGGTCGAAAAGGCCGCCGGCCTCCTCGATCGTCCTAAGTCCACGGGCGGCTAGGGTCTTGCTTGGCATCTTGATCTCGCCATTAGAGATGGCGAGAGACTGCTTATCGGTCATCGGGGAGAGAACGTAGGAGTCTCCCTCCTTACCGACGTGGATGCCCATGGCCTTCACATACGAGAGGAAGTTGCCCAGAGCCTTGCTAGGCTGCGGAGCTGGAACAGACCTGCCCGTAATCAGCGCATCCCATACATCCTCTTGGTCTACGTCAGACTTGTATGTCTGCGCCTCCCTGAGGTTGTGTACAGCACCATGTGCCAGAAGTGCGTAGGTCGTCAGCTGATCGAGCTTCTGTCCGCCACCTGGGATCCCGGACCCCTTTGGAGGAGCTCCTGAGACGGCTGAGTAGCGATCCCCATAGGAGCGGGCAGTCATCTTCTTCTCCACCTGCTGGTGAAGCTTGATGATGTACTGATCGCCGACCATGATTGGGCCTAGTGACCGCCCAGTCTTTGGATCCGTAAGCTCCTCAGTGTCACTCAGGTTGTGCTTCTTTAGGTCGTTGAGGACTGTCTGGGTGTAGTCCACGCCGGGTTGGAAGTTTTCGGTGACGTAGGTCTGTCCGGTCTTCTTGGCGATCTTCGACGCAGCTGTTTCAAGCGCCTGACCCACATTCATACGGCTAGGTACGCCCGCTACATTGAGCAGGATCTGTACTGGGTTGCCTGCCTTGTCGTGCGGCATCTCATGATCGGGAATGATCCTAGAGACGATCCCCTTGTTCCCGTGGCGGCCAGAGAGCTTATCGCCAACGATTAGGGGCTCATCTGTGCGCACAAAGACGGTGATCTTGTTGTTCGCGCGCACAACCTTAGCAACGGTACCCTCGTGGTCGTGTTCCCAGCTCAGGGCGGAATCCCTAAATCCACGAACGAGAGACTTGCGGATCGAGGCCATGTCGAGTTGGTCTTGAGACAGCGTCCGCTGAGGAGCAATCGCCGCGACGAGGATATCGCCATGGCGGACCTTCTCTCCGACCTTCACGACGCCATTCTCATCCAGCTTTGCTAGTCTGTCCGCTCTAGACCGCTCAGGGATTGTGTAGTCCTTCCACCGATTACGGTTGACCTGCATGCCCTCGTACAGGAAGAGGCTCTCCTCATGCAGATGCGAGGAGGTCAACTTCTTTGCTGCGCTCTCGGAGACGACAATGCCATCTTCAAAGTTACGTCCCTCGTATGGAATGTAAGCAACTCGAATGTTGGTCCCCAGAGCTAGTCGGCCGTCCTTTGTGTAGTTCGTGTCTGCGATGAGCTGGTGCTTCTTTACTTGGTCTCCCTTCTTGACGACGGGATCGGCATGCAGCATCGTCTTCCCGCCATTGAGCGGGAAGTGGTTGTAGATACTGACAGGGACTCGCTTGCCATCTGCGCTACGAATGACGATCTCATCTGCGGAGACGGACTCAACTACTCCGTCTACGGGTGCTCGGTGGGAGGACACGGTCCCGAGCAACTCATCAAACGTCAACGCTCCATCAGTCTTGGCCTGAACTAGCGGGGCCTCACGATACTTGAGGGAGACAGCCTGCTCCTGTTGCTTCGCCGCCATCATGGCTCGGTTGCCGTTGTTGTTCTGTAGGAACGGCACAAGATTGGCGGAGAAGCTAAGGGTAGCCTTGGCTGACGGCAGCACGTACTGGACGTCTGCCCACGGACGGCGAGTCGTTGAGCGGTCATTGTCGTAGACCGTAACGATGGGCTCACGAGGAACCGGCTTTCCGCCCCTCCATTCGACCTGATCTGGGTACGCTACGACTGCGCGTTCCATCTCAGCAGGAGTGACGTCGACACTCTTTCCGGCCTTGACATCCCAGACTGTGGTCTTGAGCTCCTTATCGACCTTCTTCACGCCCAGGGGAAGATGGAGCGCAATACCCGTCTCTGTGCCCTCAGGAGTTTGGACCGCATCTAGGAATCCCAGGTGGGATGGATTGATCTGCTGGTCGCGGTCGAGGTTGACCTGCTCACCCTTGATACCGCCGAAGTCGGCACCACGAATCGTAGTGCGGAGGTACCCGGAAACGAACGTAAGAGGGTTGGTCTGCTCCGGACGCTGTGCGTTGGTGAACGTCTGGCGGATGATCTTGGTGTAGGGGTAGTTCGAGATGACGTCCGCAACCCGGGTCTTACGGTCGACGTTCTCTCGAATGTTCTTCTCAATGTCCCTGGATCGATTGGTGATGGCCTCAGCGATGAAGTCCTCAGTGCTGGTGAGGTCCTTCGCAGCCAAGGACTGACGATCATCCTCTCCAGTCGTACCTCGGCTAATGCCTAGGATGCGTGTTGCCGACATGAGCAGGTTCTGCCCATTGACATGATCGTCCTTGATCCCAAACGCCGAGTACATCGCGTCAGGGCGAAGCTTAGTCTGAGTCGTGAAGTAGTTGGCTACGTCTGCTCTGGCAGAGGCCGCCGTAGGAGCGGGCTCCCCCTTCTTAGGACGCTTGATAAGCTTGGTGATCTTGAGAAGGTCGTCAGGCTTTGCCTTCTTCTTGTTCGCCTCAAAAGTCTCAGACCCCCACGACTGACGCATCTCCTCGTCACTTACGCCGAGCGCGTTGAGCACAGAGTACACCGGCAAGTTGGAGGTACCGATGTTCATCTTGATGAACCCGGTCTTACGGTCGGCGATGAACAGGTCAAAGCCGAGACCCTTGGCCATGTTCCACTGAGCCTTGATCACTCCATTGTCAGCCGTAAAGTGGTACGGACGCGAGCGTAGACGAAACACCCCGTCATGCTGGCGCTCATTGCCCTCCACGATGTAGCTGTAGCGGCTCGTGATCTTGGGAATCTTGGCAAGCGTGATCCTAGACTCGTCCAACACCTTCCCGTCTGACTTACGGACCAGCCGCATCCTGCCCTTGACCGGGATGTCCCACGACCCGCCGCTCAGCTTGGCCTCTTCCTGCGCCTTGATATTATCAATGTGGTAGGGAGAGCCTGGGTCGTTTGAGTCTTCGACGGAGATGTCGACCAGCTCAAGACGATTCTGCTGACCCTCGATCGGGAAGTGAGCCCTAAATGCCTCGACTACCCGCTGCTTGAGAGTTTCGAACGCCTGGACTGGGTTGAGCAGGTTGGCCATCAATCCCTCAGCATGATTCGGTCATAAGTACTATGGCGGAGGTAGCATATCTCGCCCCGCCATGGGAGTACCATCATGAGTTCGATTGAGGAGTTCGCCAAGCTAGTCTTGGCAATGATTATCACCCCCTTGATCGGTGGGGGGCGCTAATGGCCCTATGGATCTTCGGGTTCTCATTCCTGGCAGGGTTCCTGACCGGGTTTGGTAACGTGACAGGGAGTCTTCTGTGGACACTAGGAGATTAGAACGAGCCCTATCCAAGGCCAATGGTCTTGGAGAGCCTGCTCCTCTACCTACTAGGTCACCTGATCATGAGCTGCCCCAGAAGCTGGCCTACTGCCCGGTAATTCAGCGCCGATGTTCCCTAGTCGACTGTGGCGCCTGTAAAGCGCTTGAGGAGGACTTGGGAGAGATCGCTAGGGCATGGGCTTGCAGTTCCTGCTCTCGCAATCTCGGCTCGTGGAGCCGTAGGCCCTATTGGAAAGACGGGGAGTGCTCCTTCTGCGGGGAGCGCTCCATCGTCTTGACGCTCCTAGTCCAAGACTAGGGCGTCTTCCTTAGCCAGTAGTACGGCTAACATCCTTCTGCGAAGTACCGGCCGGACGAGGATTAGCTGCCCCATCCAAAGGCTTCTCCTTCGATCCAGAGTCATTTAGGAGCTGAACCACGATCTTGTACAGGTTGGCATCCTGTAGCTGTAGACGCTGTAGCTCTTGGTACATCGACTGTTCGCCTGCGGCCTCTCGGACTTGGCGCATGTAGGCCGCCGCCTTCTTAGCGACCATGAGCAAATCCATGCCACCGGCTCCCTGCTGGAGCGGGGATGTCATGCCCGAAAGCGCGACTGGAATCTCAGATGGCCTAGCCTTGGGCTCTGTGGTCGCTCCCTCATCGGGGCTAGGCGCCTGAGGATTGTTTTCTGGTCCTGCGGGGGCCTCTTGTTGCTGGGGAGGCTGTCCTCCGGCCTGTTGCTGCTGAAGGGCCTGCATCTCCATCTGGGTTTCCATCTGAACCCGCTGCTGAATTGCGGCAGCTCTGGCTTGGTACCTGCCAGTGTGGAGAGACGCCTCACCCTGGATGTCGGCAGCAGCAACCTGCGAGCGCCGCTGCGCCTCAAGCTGCTGACCGAGCTCATCCTTGATCCGGCGAGTCTCAACATCAAAGTCCGTGCCGAGCTCCTCATGGAGCTTACGGTCAGAGATCTTGTTGGCCTGGTTAAGCTGGAACATGAACATGGCGCGCTGTAGATCGTCCGCCATCTTGAACCTGTCGAACTTAGCCTTGATGCGGGGCCAACCCATAAAGTCGGCAATCTTGCCCAAGACGAAATCAACGACGAGCTCCTCGCGCTGCTTGTTGTAGCCGAGGAACATGTTCTCAAGGGCGCGGAGCGACGTGTTGGTTCCGCTCCACTGTAGTCCGCCGAAGACAAACTCAACGGGGATACCCGCACCCGCCAACATCTGCTCAGAGTGTAGCCGGAACTCTTGATGCAGGATCAGGGCACGAGCATCGCCACCCATCTGCTGGAACCCAAGCGGGATCGGCAAGATCGGGATGTAGTTGGGGTCGCGACGCCACATATTGACTTCGGTCTCGATGCGGCTACGCCAGGTGCCCAGGTTCAGGTTGTCGAAGATGCCTTCAGGCATACCCTGGTTGCTAGGGAACATGACCCTCATCGGGACGACATGCTCCATCAAGAGCGCCTCTTGGGCCTTCTTCATGATCTGGAGGTAGAACGCGTCCTTGAGGAGTGGGTAGATAAGCGGGGTACCCCAGCCCTGGTCCGCCTGGGCAAGACCTTCGCGCTTGAGATGGTACATCCCGTCCGGGTGAAAGAGGAGCTGCTGCTTCTCCTGCACCGCGCGGATGAAGTCCATCGGCAGAGCCTCGATCGTGTCAAGGTCCCCGAGCGTGACGTCGTTACGAATGCTCTTGGGAATTCGGTAGTAGTACCGAGACTTACCCGTTGCCTCGTTGTACCGAACGCTGATGTTTTCGGGGTTCCACCTGACGAGCTTGATGTCGCGAACACTGCGGATCGCGGTGTCCACCACATCTGCCGCACCATGATGGCTGCACTTTGAGCAGCGCAGCAGGAATTCAAAGTTCTTCCAGGTGTACCTGGAGCGGTTCTCACGGGCGAGATGACGACGCCCGCAACCCCTGCACTTTAGCCAGCGCTCAAATGGGGTGTAGACAGAGGCGAACGCGTTGCCATACGCAAAGTAATCTAGGCCAATCCCAATCTGGAAGGAACGAAGGCGGAGCGTAGACTCAAGCGTCTTGTAGTTCTGCCGCATCGTCTCATCTGGAGACTCAAAGACTAGCGGCGTAACCGGGTACTCGGCCAGTTTCGACACAGCGACGTTAATGATGGGGTTCGTGAGAAAGTAGTAGCGGCACCACTGAAGGAGCTGCGTCATGTTCTCCGGCAAGAACTGCGACGCTACATCAAAGAACGGGGATGGGTACCGCAGGCCAAACTGGCGGCCTACACGTCCCGCTTCCGTACCTCTGGGGTTGTAGCGGTTAGTCTCGCTGGAGATGAACCCGTTCATGCGGGACCCTCTTCTTGGCCTTGACTAGACAGCGGCTGCGGTTGGGAAGGCCTTAGCTTATCCAGCTGCCTACCGAGCGCTGAGGCCCCTTCCCTGGCCGCAATTGAGCCAGCAGTCTGACCGATGAACCTAGTCAGGGCATTACCTGGAGCAGTGGCGCCATGTGCCCCATACGCTAGGCCAGTTCCCAGTGTGGCAGCGGAGCCTAGTGCGCGCTCACCAAAACCACGACGACGCCCGGTCATTGGGTCCTCAGTCATAGCCATATTCCTAGCCGCGTCGAGCCCCGACAGTCCCAGGAACACAGCGCCAACAGGATTCGTGGCCTCTCTCATGAGGTGCTGACCCACCGTGCCAGGTTGTGTAACGGCCCGGTAGATCGGACTGGCACCTCCGCTCACGATGTCCTTGGCGGAGCGAACGGGATTCATGACCGTATCCGCTACCGTCCTTCCAGCACCAGCAATGCTTTGGCCAACCCGTCCCGGAATCGATGCGACGGACTTACCTGCGCTCCTCCCCATATTCCGCATCGCCTCGACAATGGCCTGATCTCCGTGGAGGCCCGTTCTCCTCGCTCGATCTGCCAACCCTGCCGCCATCGTACTACCGAGCCCCGTCATTTGCGCCAGGCCTGCGCCTGCTAGCCCTCCGGCCAGTGCTCCCCGAATCTTCTGTCCCCGGGTGAGCTGTTGGTCTCCACCAACATCCGGGCGCATTGAGCCGACATAGGCCCCACCAAGGGCGCCTAGTGCAGCCGGCGCAAATCGAGCTACGTCCACAGTACGTCCACCGAGGGCAGTGCCAATTGCAGCTCCTCCCCTGGCAGCCAACTCTCCAAGAGATGCGGCCTGCTTCTCAACCCCGATCCGGGCTGCTGCAACGATGGCTGGGTGGATCATGGAGGGGCTCCTACTTGTGCTCGTAGCTCTGATTGTCTGCGGGTTAGATACTCTTGCGCGACTAGCAATCTCGCCACGCACGCATCGACCTGGTTCTCCTGAAGGGTAACATCCTTGCCTCCCAACACCTGGTCTAGTCTTGCGCGTACCTTATCCGTTGGGTTCTCCTCGAACACCTCAATGTTCTTAGCATCCTTAAGGTAGAGGGGATTAGGGCGCCAAGCCGTCAACTGCTTGACCCCGCCTTCCATGAAGCGATCCGAGCAGGAGTCGCACACACCGTCATGGAACATCAGCTCATCTGTGTTCCCGCACGACCGGCAGCGATACTTAATCCCGGCAGCGTACTTGGCCGCGAAGTCTAGAGGGGCGGGTAGATACCAGACTCCCTGATTCTTTGCCTGCGCCGCAACGAACCTGGCCACATCCTCGGAGAACTCTGGGACGTAGGATAGGCTCTTAAGCTCTCTGCGGATCTGATTGGCGATGTCTACGGCTACCATCATCTGACCGATGGACATCTCAACCAGCTCCCCCGGGATGGGGATGTTGCCGTTGAGAGCCTGGGCAAGAAACAGGAAGTCCTCCCACCTTGTCCAGAAGGAATCCTGCGTAGCCACAACTCCGGCAGCTAGAGCCTTGTTCATGTTCAGACGAGACACCGTCACGTTGAAGTCCGCCTGAATGGACTGACGTAGGACCACAGGACCCCACGTCATCCAGTCTGGGCCGTACTTCTTAGTGAGCTCACGCACCAATAGGATTGGATGCGTCTGCTCGTCTGTGAACAAATTGCTCATGCGCGGAACGATCCGGTGATGAGACCAGAGGTGCTGGAGGTCATGCGCGCAATCACCTTCTTCTGCTCAGAAGGCAAGGACTCAAACGTCTTGATCGGGTCCTTGCGGAACTTGTCGATCAGGTCATCGGTGAAGAGCTCGCCCATCTGAATCTTTGCGGCGGCAGTTCCGACATAAGAGCGTAGCTGGTGCTCGTTGATGTACGCGTCACCACGAGTCCAAGCCCACATGGCCTCCTTCTTTAGGCCAGCGTAGACGGCTAGGTATGGATCGGGGAGTGACGGTCCGTAGCCATTCTGGACAACTACGCCATTCTTCTCATCGAGTAGGAATACCGCCTCAACGGCATCCTCAAGGTCAAGGCTTCCGACCTTAGCCATGGCCCCCACGCGAAGGTAGTTCTCGGCGTCCTCGTCTGAGCGCGCAACTCGAGTGGCCCTCCATCGCATGTTGTCGAGGATGTTCGGGTGAATCTCCTCTCCCATGTAGGAAGCGACCTTCGCGGGGAACTCTCCGAATCCGGGCTCCTCGGCGGCGAGAGTCAGTGCGACGACTCGACGCTCCCATGGGTTCAAGTCCTCCCACCGACGATCTGCCTCAGCCACCTTCTCTAGAATTGAAGGCGCGGACGCCTCCTTGACCGTGGGGATTGGGGCGCAGGATGCAGACTTCACAAGGACACGCCTCTCATCTAGGCGGTAGGGAGAGGAGGCTACCTTTGGAGGTACTTGCATCCCCATGGTCGAGGCATGGCCCACACCTAGACCTCCAATACCTCCAACGACCGCTCCCCGCCTAAAGGCTTTACCTGTATCGCCCCCGGTCATATAGGCAGCCGTTGCGGAGCCAACTCCGCCAAGTGCTGCTCCCGTCGCGGCACCTGCTGCACGGCGGCCCCACGGATTAGCAAGGACCTTGCCAGCGAGGTTGCCAACCGCAGAGAGATTGGCAACCTTGGGCGTTTGGCTCCTCCTCAGGGAGGCAGGGGTTGGAGGCTGAAGCCAGGAAGGGTCTACTCCTGTACGATTGACTCTCTCCCAAAATTGAGAGCTTGCCGTCTGGGGGAGGGCCGCCCCGACTTTCTCGGAGTGGTTGCCGTCCCCATGCCAGGTGCGGTGCCGGAAAGGGCTGATCCCAAGCTCGGAGCATAGAGCCGCCGTGCGCGGGAACATATCCTCCATGTCGATCTCGTGGATGCCCGCGTACGTCGCGAGGTTCTCCGCCGCGGCCACCTTCGCGTACTCTGGCAATCCTGACTCAACATTCTCAAAGTACCAGAGGGATAGCCACGTATTGCCTGCGTCGTTGCAGGCAAACTTGCGGTGCTCCTTTCCGTCCTCATCAACGATGATCAGGGCGAAGTCTCCGTCGTGGAGCTCATACGTCTCCCGGAAGGACGCCGTCTTGAGAAACTCAGGAGGGCGGAGATCAGTGGCGCAGAACGAGGCGCCTAGGTCGTCGTGGAAGTCGATCACGCGATGCTGAGACATGGTGGCTCCTCAACTCTGAGGTCTCGTGTAGACCCTAACATAGTCCGGCATAAGCCGGTTGGACACAAACCCACACACGTATCTAGGAGGTGAGAGTGGTCGATGACGATGATATCCCAAATTGCTTCGGGGACGAGAGCGAGCACGACCCGGATCATGATCGCCATTGTAAGGTCTGCGACATCCGGGATGCCTGCGGTGCCGAGGTTCGGTCGGCACGAAAGAAGAGGATACGGGACCGCGCCCTTGGGCGGCCTACTAGCACGATGACCTCCCCATCGCCCAGCCGAGAGGCAGTTCAGTCTCCCTTGCTGCCGCGTAGGAGATTTGGGCGAGAAGAACCTACGGGTCGTGGTGAGACCCCAGTCATCAGGAGGGACGTGTCCTTCTGGACCGCGCTTGGGCACAATACCGTGCTTGAGACCATGAGCGCGATCCTGAAGGAGTTCTGGTACTCCGTGACTCAGATCCCACGGCTTGAGTATCGGTCTCCGTGGGACATGTACGGCGACAACGAACGCGACCAGAAGAAGTGAGGCACCATGGCGCGGCTTGTCAAGCTAGAGCCCGGCAGGGGGTTTCTTGGGGCGGATTTGTTTCTGCCCAAAGACCTGATCATTGAGAAGTCCGTCGAGTCGGCGATGACCTTTGGGGTTGGGGAGGATGCGGTCACTCTTGCACGGCATCACCCCTACCACTTGGAAGTCCCCCGCAACGCGTTTACTCTCAAGCAGCTTGAGCAACTCTCAATACCTCTGACTGATCTGCGCCCTAAGTCATTCCGCCCTATTAGGCTTAAGCCTAAGGCTTCGTTTCATCTTAGGGACCGACAGCTCACAGCGATGAACGCCCTAAGTCAGTGGGGGCGTCAGGATACGACGCTCAACTTAGCGTGTGGCCGCGGCAAGACAGTGCTTGCTTGGTATCGAGCATCCGAGATCGGCGGCCCAGTGCTATTCCTAGCTCCGCAGCGAGCCCATCTACTCAATGCCATGAAGGAGCTTGAGCAGTTCTACGACTTCTCTGGCTCGGTCGGATGGCTGGGGGATGGTAAGCGGGAATGGGACCGGGACATTGTCCTAGGAACTGTTCAGGCAGTCGCAGGACTAGTGAAGGACGGATCCCTGCCCTGGGAGTTTCACCGGCACTTCGCCCTGGGCATCTTCGACGAGGCGCATCACATGTCCGCGTCCTACTTTGGGCTCGCCTCAAATGTGGTGCAGGGGCAGAGGCTGGGCCTGACCGCTGAGAAGGAGAGAACAGACGGCCTTGAGGGCATCTTCCTGGCCCACCTAGGCCCTATCGTCTACTCAGACACAGAACCGGACCTGACTCCGGTGATCGTGATTGAGGAGACCGGGCTCGTCCTTTCCGAGCAGGAAAACAAAGACAGTAAGGACAAGACCGGAGAGGTCCACATGGGGAAGCTCCGTGGAGTTCTGGGAGAGAACCAGGCCAGGAACGACCTCATCTGCGCCAAGATTCAACAGGACTTGGATGACGGGAGGACGATCTATGTGATCAGTCACTCCCCCAAGCACGTTGAGGAGCTGCACCGCCGGTTCCCCGGATCCGGGTTGATTCTTCAATCCATGAAGGGGGATGAGCGTCTGCGTCAGTTGGGTACTGGCAAGTTGGTGTTCACCACCGTTGGGATTGGGTCTGAGTCCTACAACCGTAAGGACCTGGACACTATCCACATCGTGACTCCTCCAGGAGCTCGAGACAACGTGGCGATTGCCTTCAATCAGTGTGTTGGGCGAGTCCTTCGGGATCTGCCCGGCAAACCTCAACCTATCGCCCGCCTCTACTGGGACCGAGGGATCGAGATGTGCGACGGCCTCGTGTGGTCCATCATCCGATACTGTCATGAGAGAGGATGGGTAACGAGAGGTGTGCCCTCAAAACGAGGAAGGGAGAAACTACGATGAACAACGAACGACCTCTCCTTGGGCTCTCCGCCCTAGGAGAACTGATCGAGGTCTATGACGGGTGCAACCAATGCCCCGCCCTCTGTGCCTCTCGTCAGGTGGTGGTTCATGCCTCGGGAAGCGCTAGCGCGCCGATCCTGATTGTAGGAGAGGCACCGGGCGCTGATGAGGATGAGCAGGGAGTCCCCTTTGTGGGCAAGGCGGGTCAGCTCTTCATGGAGATGCTGAAGTCGGCTTGGCCAGAGAGTGAGGAGCTGGAGCGCATCGAAGAGATGTGGGATGAGAGGGCTGGCGACAACTCCTCCTACTGGGAGGCCCTGCGCGACTTCTTCGATGACCACATCTTGTGGACTAACGTCGTGCAGTGTCGCCCAGAGGACAATCGAACTCCGATCCCCTCGGAGATCAAAGCGTGCCGAGACCGGCTGATTCGGACCATCTATGCAGTAGATCCGAGGATCATCATTGCAGCTGGGAAGACCGCCGCCTCCGCCCTGATGGGCAAGGTGGTCCAGATTACGAAAGATAGGGGCACCATCTACGACATCTCGATTCCGTCTCCCGCGACGGGAGAGATGGTCCGGTATCCGATGCTGGCGATTCTCCACCCGGCGTACCTGCTGAGGAAGGGGGATCAGGGACTCGTATCCAAGGAGCGTGGGGAGACCTACGCTACGATCCAAGACCTGAAGTGGGCCTTGGAATTACTCAACCAACAATACCAACTTGAGTATGGGACTTCGTTCCCAGAGAGGTGAACAATGGCCATCAAGAAGACCCCGCCGCCCGAGCGCAAGCAGGATGCCGTCGCCAAGCTCGTCCAGGACATCCAGGACACCAAGGCGTTCATTGAGCAGGTGACCGCGTTCTTCATCACGGAGCACCCGGATGAGTGGCGTGAATACCAAGCGGCCCTCAAGGACCACGAGCGCATGCTTGAGGATCTGAAGAAGGCGGCCAAGGAGAGCGGAGAGGATCGGGTGACTGTGGGCAGCGTCACGGTTGCGGTGTCTCGTTCCGTAGTGGAGTTCATGGATCCGGAGGCCGTTGTCGAAGAGGCCAAGATCCGTGGAGAGTTGGACATCCTCCTCGAGGCCAAGGTTCTCGCCTACACGGCAGACCCGAAGAACCTCCAGTACCTCCCCGCTGCTCGTCGGGCCTTCTATCAGGAGCTCGTCGAGAAGAAGGAAGGGACCGTGCGCGTCACGCCGCCTAAGGAGCTCAAGCTCTGATGGCGGTCCTTGGGACCATGCGCGGCCGGGCAGAAAAATCTGGTCGCGCATCTCAGGACTTCGACGCGGACATCACCCACAAGGAGGTCCAAATGAAGGAAGACGAGGCCGAGGCCCTCCTCGGCAATGCCCAGGCTCGGGTTACGGTCAGCGCAGAACGCGCCGCCAAGTACATGGGTGCCGGGTCGAGCGTCTTCTGCTCCGTCAGTCTCTCGTGCAACCAGGATGTGCGCAGCATCCGGGACGCACGTGAGTTGGCTGTCGCTCTATCTCAGGAGTACCTGCCTGAGATGTTGGAGATGGCCGAGGAAGTCTGGAAGCAGGACGATGACGACTACGATCCCGAAGCCTCCAGGACTCCAGCCAAGGGTCGAGGAAGGGGTAAATGAGCATTGAAGTCGAGCTGCTCCCTAGGCAGATCACCCTAGGGAGCGACGGCTACGACGTGACTACCCTAACGGTACGGTACAACGTCCATCTCGTCATGTCCGAGTCCGGGTCCAACTCGGTCGGCAGCGGCACGATGAACTTGGCCATGCTTGAGGATGACGAATTTCGCGCTGCTGCGGCAAACTTCATGGGTCACGTACGGCGGGTGTTGCGGGTAGGTGCTGGTCTCGAGAAGAGCGATCTCCGCCTGATCGAGAGTCCTATCGAAGCCGAAGACGAGCCGCTGTAGAGGACCAACACACATGGCGCACGTAGAACTACAACTGATCTCAAACATCATTGAACAAGGGGACTGGCGCACAGTCCACTCCACGGGCACGGTCCCAGATCACTTCCTGACGGAGGATGGCCACTCTGCGTTTCGGTGGCTGTTCGACGAGGTCAAGAAAGACGGAGCTGTGCCATCCAAGACTCGGTTCCTGAGGAAGTTTCCTCAGTTCGAGTTTTGTCCCTCGCGAGATCCCATCTCGGCCCAGCTACGTGAGCTACGGAGCAACAACATTCGATCTGAGGCGCTTCAGGTGCTTGAGGATCTGCTGGAGAAGTTGGAGTCTGGGGATGAAGATCCCGAGGAGGCACTCCAACTGCACATCCCGCAGCTCCGAGACACACTTGTAGAGTTCTCAGACTCGGGCGGCTCTCTGCTGTCCCGAGCGGCTGAGGAAATGCGGGCCGACTACGACGCGATGAAGCACGCAGGTGGCATCGTTGGCATCTCCTACCCATGGGGACCGCTCAATGAGGAGACCGGCGGACTTCAACCCGGCCAGTTCGTTGTCGTCTTCGCAAGGCCGAAGCAGATGAAGACGTGGGTAGCGTGTGCGATCGCCGTACATGCGTACCTAGACTGCGGCAAGCGCGTAGCGGTCTACTCCAAGGAGATGACCGTCAAGCAGATGCGCCGCAGGTGTGCGTCCATCGTCGCCAAGCTGGACGACGGCGAGATCCGTACGGGCTCGCTGTCTCCCGAGGACGAGGATCATTTCTTCGACGTGCTCGCGGACCTTGAGGACCTTGAGCAGACATGGGCAGAGGACACCCAGCGTAAGCCAGGACTTCTGTTCTTGTCCGACAAGGGCGTACGTGGCGGCTCCACGATCGACAGTCTCCGCGCTCGAATCGAGAAGTTCGAGCCGGATCTGCTGGTGGTGGACGGCTTCTACCTCATGAGGGATGCGCGCTCAGGTAAGAAGGATCGCGACTGGAAGACGGTCGGCAACGTGTCGGCAGACATCAAGGAGCTTGCTCTGGAGATGGACCTGCCGATCATCGGCACCTGTCAGGCAAATCGTGCAGCTGCGCAGAACAAGGGAGGCTCCGACCTCTCTGACATCGCGTTCGCTGATGCGATCGGCCAGGATGCGGACATCGTCATGCAGGTGGTCAAGGGCAAAGCTCCCGAGGGCCATCCGATGCTGATGTTCATGTTCCCGGGTGTACGTGATGGGGACATGTCCCCATTCGTGATCAACGCGATCCCAGGCAAGGACTTCTCACTTCGGTCTGCGACCGTCAACGTCAAGGAGTTCTTCGAGAACGCCGAGAAGGTTGATGGGCGTAGCGGAGACGCAGCTCCTGCCGCACCCACACAGACTCCGGCGCATCCAACTAAGCTCACTAGAGGCAAATCTCGTCTAAGGAAGTAGCATGAGCCAGGGCGTGCTTGAGATCTTCGAGACGTATGTTCCGGGTCTCAAAGCCAGCGCAGGCAGCAACTACGTAGGGTTCTGTCCTATCCACGGAGAGGATCCGAAGACGTCGAAGCGCTCACTCAGCGTGAACACGGAGACGGGTCAGTGGTTCTGCTTCGCAGGTTGCGGAGGCGGCGCGCTCTTCAGCTTCCTCAAGAACGTCACGACGGCTACCAAAGCCGAAAGGGCGTTTGAGAAGGTCAAGCGCTCGCTGAAGAAGCCCGGAGTCAGGAAGGCCACGCCTCTCTCTAGAGATGGTGTGGGATTGTTTCGGACTGAGCATCCCATCCCGGAGCGCATCCTTGGACTGTTCGACTGGGTCCCAGAAGAGCTGATCAAGGAGGGCTTTGAGGAGTGGGTACTGCAAGACAACGACATAGGAGTAGACCAAGACAGAAACCGAATCACCTTTCCTCTGCGAGACGTTGACGGGTACTTGGCAGGCATCTCCGGAAAGAGGCTGTCTGGGGATGGACCCAAGTACAAGATCTACACGACAGAGTTGGAGGAGCTTGGGTATCGCGGGCAGGACCTAGACCCGAGGAAACTCGTGTGGCGCTGCGACCGCATCTACCCCGCCTTCCTTGCTGAAGGGCCTAAGCCTACAACATACGTGACTGAAGGCTTCAAGGCCTGCCTCTGGATGGTCCAGAATGGCTACCCAACTACAGGGGCCATCTTGGGCAGCACTGCGACGGATGAGCAGCTGAGGTTCCTAGAGCATCTTGGTGGGACGGTGGTCCTATGTCTCGATAACAACGAGGCAGGGCTACTCGGAACACTAAGAAGCGGTTATAAGCTGCGCGGGAAGACAAGGGTTCGCGTAATCCGCTACCCCTCAGACGACCCCAAGCTCCAGCCAGACGACTTGTCGCCTGATGAGCTTACCGCAGCAGTAGACAACGCAATTCCATTCAGCCACTTCACTCGGCTTCACCCCGAGCTCGTGGCGCGAGTCAAACGATCAAACCCGAAGGGGTAACCAATGGCCACCAAGAACATTCGTATGCGTCAGTCCATTCGCCAGGAGAAGGCCAAGCCGAAGAGCAGCGGCAAGGGCTGGAAGGGCAACTGGCGCGACCAGCTCAAGCTGGATCACAACAAGATGGGCAAGGAGCAGGGCATCCTGCTGATTGCTGGAGAGTACGCGGATCGGCGTGCTGAGTCGATCGACCGCAATAGCGGCGAAGCGACGCTGACGTACCACGCTCGCCATGTCCACACGTTCGCGCTCCCTGGTAAGAAGGGAGCTGCGTCCGGTTACCGCAGCATGACCTGCCGCCGGTTCCACGATGGCAGCGCGTGCCTCGCGTGCGACGAGTTTGAGCGCGGCAACAAGAAGATCGACGGTGGACGCAAGCCTAAGTCTCGCCCTCGCTCGAAGTTCTCCATCAACGCGCTTGAGTTTGACCTGTACGAGCAGGTGGACGCAACCGACCGCGATGGGAAGGTGCTGCGCTACGACTCGGATCACCCCGAGGGCAAGTACAAGCGCGGAGACATCATCAAGCGGTGGGTTCCCGTTGAGAATCTGAAGGAGCGCAAGCAACTGCTCTCCAGCCCCGAGTCTCTCGCGGACCTCGTTGACGACGGTGAGATCCGACTGTGGCGCAAGGCGTTCCTCGAGGTTGGCTTTGGCCACCTTGGCTGCATCGAGGAGATTGCGGACAAGGCTGCGGAGCTCTGCCGCTGCGGAGGCAACCTCACGAAGATTGGGTTCAAGTGCGCGCACTGCGGGCACGAACTCCTGAACGTGAATGAGGACGACGCCACCGAGGATATGCTCGCCAGCTTCGACAAGGAGCAGGAGTCGTGCCCGAAGTGTGGTGTGACGGACTTCCCCGATCCGGCTTACGAGTGCGATGATTGCGATCAGCCCGAGCCCTACTCCTGGGATCAGGTTGTTGCCTTCCTCCACAAGGCTGGCGAGGGCGCGCAGACTACCATCGTCATCGACAAGGTGGTTCCGCTCGACACGTTCCTCGCGGCTGACGGCCGCCCGATTGTTGAGACCGACAAGAGCGGTGCGGCAATCGTCGACGATGAGGGCAACTTCAAGTTCATCGACGAGGTCGCTCCACTCGTCACGAACCAGTTCAACTTCGATGCGATCCACGAGCCCGTTGACAACGACATCGTCGCGGGCTGGTTGGAAATCGAGAACCCCTACAAGGCGGGTGCCGCTCGCCGGTCATACTCGTCCGGCGGGGAGTCGGAGGATGAGGGCGGCGAGACCGATAGCTCTGCCCGTCGTTCTCGTGGCAAGCCCAGCGCTGCGGGTTCGGCTCCTAGCTCAGGTCGTCGTTTCCGGAACTGACCGGACATCCAGTAGGTTCTGCGGCTCCGTGGTCACTTGATCGCGGGGCCGCATTTGTCGTAGCTCCCTACTACTTGAGGAGAGCCAATGGGCTCCAACTATCAGTTCGTCCGTACCCCGGATCCAACCTACATCACTACGGAGGAGGAAGCGCGTCGTTGGGCCAAGTACTTCGGGAGCTTGCCGGCCTTCGGCTATGACACCGAGACCAACGGCCTCGACCCAATCAAGACTCGCATCAAGTTCGCATCGTTCGGGGATCTTGATCACCGCATCGCTCTGCCAGTTCGGCTGCTGCCATACTTTGAGGACGCGCTGACGAACCCAAAGATCGCCAAGCGCATGACGAACGCACGAGTCGATCTGCACTGGACTGCTAACCACGGCATCATCATCCGTGGCCCTGTCCATGACACCTTGCCGGCTGACTGGCTCTACGACGAGAATCGCCGTGGCGGCCACGGACTCAAGGACACCGCGAAGGAGCACCTCGGGCTCCGCATGCTTCCCTTCAAGGTCGTCTTCGGAGACGTCGGCAAGACAGACAATGAGGTCGAGACCCTAGTCAAGATCCACGACATCCTGGAGGCCAGGGACGTGGATGAGGCCGTTGCTGTTCTCGTTCTCCTCGGACATGCGCGCGGCGACGAGAAGCTGCTCGACACGATCCGCAAGCTCTACCTGTCTGAGAAGGCAGGGTATGTGCTGAAACCGCAGCCGACTCTGGTGAGGATTGCTCGCGAGTATGGCCTTGCGCCTAAGACTGGCGGGAAGGCCGGGTTCGTCAATGACTTCCTCAGCCTGCTGTACGGGCGCGACCTCGAGCTCTCGGCCACGGATCGAGAGAGCATGAAGCATCTGCTGGAGAAGCAGGAGCTCATTGAGGAGGCGCATGTCCTGCTGATGGACAAGCTCAAGTCCATGGTCGAAGTTCCGGGCGAGCCGCTGGAGATCTTGGAGCTTCTCGTAGGCGATTACTCTTCACTTGACGCGTGGGCATCGAACGCGCTTGTGGAGACGTTCTACACGGAGATGCTCGATGGCCAGGACATGTTCTTTGATGACGAAGGAACGCCATACACGCTGAAGGACTACTACTTCGACGTGTCTGTACCCTTCACTCGGGTGCTCTGGAACATGGAGCGCAGGGGCCTCTCCATCGACCTAGTCGCTGCGGATGAGCTGGACAAGCCCATGCGCAAGGAGATGGGCCGCATCGAGAGGGAGATCGTGAAGCTGGCCGGGTTCGACATGAACCCCAACAGCACTCAGCAGCTGAGGGACGCGCTGTTCAAGCAACTGCCAGACGGATCGTGGGTCGACCCTTTTGGGGGAGAACCCCTGCACATGACCGGAGGCGGAACGACTGGCGTGAAGGCCCCTTCTACGAGCAAGGAAGTCCTTGAGTCGTACGCTGAGCGCGGCCATGAACTCAGCCGAGCGATTGTGGACTACCGCGCTGTCAGCAAGCTGTACGGCACCTATGTCCACAACATGCAGGACTGGGTTGATCACCGAGGTCGTGTCCACACCTCGCTCAAGCAGACCGGCACCGTCACTGGCCGCCTCAGCTCGTCGGATCCCAACCTCCAGAACATCCCGGCTAAGGGAGACATGGGGCGGAAGATCCGCAAGCTGTTCATCGCGGGTCGGTGGGGTGATTGCAGCCCCGACTGGTGCATGGATCACTTGGTCGACGCGCCAGTACCGAACCTACCAGATGACTTCCCGATGGAGCTCCTGGTCGCCGATTATGCGCAGTTGGAGATGCGCATCATGGCGCACTTCTCTGGCGATGAGAACATGATCAAGGCCATCAAGGATGACCTGGATCTGCACTGCTGGACTGGCCACTTGGCTTCGGAGTACATCCGGGAAGCTGGGATGACCAAGGACGCGTTCGACTACGACGACCTAAAGAACGCGAAGAAGGCAGTTGAGGCGGGCAGCAATGATCCTCGGGATCTACAGCTCGTGGATGTCCGTTCTGCGATGAAGGCGATTGGCTTCGGACTTCTCTACGGCATCGGCGCGGTCAAGCTGGGGCGCCAGCTCAACCTCCCGATCACTGAGTCTGTGAGCCGCAAGAATGGGCGCGTCTTCCAGAAGTGCGCGTTGGCCGAGAAGCTCATCGACGCGTACTTCTCCGCCTACCCTGGTGTGAAGCAGTTCATCGATGAGACCCATGAGTCCGCGAAGAGGAACCTCTTCGTTCAGACCTACACCGGTAGGCATCGCCGACTGCCTGACATCGCATCTTACGATCGCGGAGTTGCGGCGCAGGCTGAGCGGCAGTCGGTCAACTCCATCATCCAGGGTACAGCGGCTGACATCACCAATGAGGCCATGCTGAAGTGCGAGAGTGACCTGAAGCTAAGAAGCTATGGCTGCCGACTGCTACTCCAGATCCATGACGAGCTGGTGTTTGAGGTCCCCAAGGACCCAGAGTTGATCGAGAAGGCCAAGATTCGAGTGCGCCAGTTGATGGAAGATCCGTTCGATATGCGAGTGCCCATCGCCATCTCGATGGATACAGCCGAGTCATGGGGCGACGCCAAGTAGCTAATGGAGGCTAATATGGACAGAGAGTTGAGAATCGTTCGATCCGTTGGTCGCCTTGGTGATGGGCGGATCTTGTACCTGTTCTCGGACGGCAGCATCCGCACGGCGGATGGGGTGCCGGTGCGATGACTCACGAAGAGATGGTGCGCTTCCTCGCGGAGCGCACCGGGTTTCCCCAGCGTGTCGTTGCTCACATTCTCGATGAGCAGATCGACATGATGAAGAGTGCTTTTCGTAACGGATCCTCCGTTCGATTCCGAGGACTCATGACCCTTGAGCCCTATGAGCGAAACCATGTCGCCAATGGGCTAGGTGGGGTACAGGGTACAAGGCGGCAGGTTCGCCTGCGCGTCAATCCCACACGCCCCTTCCGCAAGGAGATGAACCAATGGACAAGTTCTCCGATGGACAAGTAGATAGTACAGAACTATAGGTATGTCGTGGAGAGAGACATGCCTAAAGCATCTGAGAACGAGAAGGCTAAGATGAGAGAGCGCTATCATGCTCTAAAGTTGGCGGGACTCTGCCCCCAGTGCGGACAGGAACGCCAAGACCTAGCACGCGCTCTGTGCGCTAAGTGCAGCACGCAGAGAGTGGCCTGGCACGAGAGATATCGGGACAAGAGCAACCAATTATCCTCAGCACGCCGAACGAGAATCCGGGAGGAAGTCCATAAGGGCTATGGGGGAGTATGTGCGTGCTGTGCTGAGCACCGAAAAGAGTTCCTTACGATAGATCACATCAATGGAGGGGGTAAGGAGGACCGGAAGAAATTTCGAGCCGCCATCCCATTCTACAAGTGGATCATTGAGAACAACTTTCCTCCCCACCTTCGGTTGCTGTGCATGAACTGCAATCTGTCTTATGGGTTGTATGGCTATTGCCCGCACCAGAAGGAGAGTGAGACATGCACGACAAGTTTGGAGTAGCCCTAGATCCCGAGATGACGAAGGCAGCATCCAAGGAACGCTCCTGCCCGCAGTGCGGGAGCCACAACGTCAACTACAGCGGGTACGTCCCGCGCTGTGCGCACTGCGGCACAGAACCCTGGGAGATGAAGCCGCATGGCCAGAGGAAAGAAGACCGACGGCGCTGAGCCGGATGCAATCGATCAGCTCATCACGAAGTGGGGCGGGTTGATCCGCAGGGCGGAGGAGGTCACCTCGCCCTGGACTCTCAAGAGGCTGCCTACTGGACTGGCCTCTCTAGACATCGAGATGAAGGGCGGCCTACCTGCGGGCACGCTTAGTATGTTCATCGGGGAGCCGGGCATCGGCAAGAACACGTTCTCGAACTACGTGATCGCCCGGCAGCAGCAGTTGTTCGGAGACAAGCTCCGCGTAGGCATCATCATTACTGAGGGCAGCCTGGACAAGGACCAGATGCGCTTCAATGGTGTGGTCATCGCGGACTCTCCCGAGGAGCTCTCGGCGTTCATCCGTGGCCGCAAGAAGCGAGGGCAGGCGGTGACTCGGTCAGAGGTCTCCGAGAGGCAGAAGCAAATTGGCCAGTTCGTGGTTGCTACTGGCGACACGACGGACAAGCTGTTTGAGATTGCGCTCGACATGGTCCGTAGTCGTAAGTTCGATGTGGTCCTCATCGACTCATTCGGCAGCGTGCTGCTGGAAACCGATGTGGACAAGACGCTTACGGACAACGACCGGATGGCGGGGCCTGCGGGCTTGAATACCAAGTTCGCTACTCGGCTGTTCTCTGCGCTTGCCCCAGATGCGCAGGGCAATCCCAACATGACTTGCGTGATTGGGATCAACCAGGTCCGCGCCAACATGCGCCCAGCCAACCCCAACTCTCCTACCAAGACCGAGTCGGGCGGCTACTCGCTGAAGCACACTCGCGCTGTCGCGATTGAGTTCTCAGTGAAAGGCCGCATGACCGACAAGGAGAAGTCGGCAGAGACGGGTGGCAAGGTTCGTAGCGCGAAGGAGATCATGTGGGAGATCACCAAGCAGAAGGCTGGTGCCCATGAGGGAGGGTCGGGCTCGTATACCTACCGCTTCGATTCCGGCGCGCACTTTGCGCTCGACATCCTACGCTGCGCGATCAAGTACGGCATCGTACAGCAGGAAGGCAACTCGTTCTACTTCACGGACGAGGATGGCATGACGGCCCTCCTTGGGCCGCGTAAGAACTGCGGACTCCTCGCGGCCGCTGACTACGTGGAGGAGGACGCCGAGTTCACTCAGTTCCTCTACGACCGCGTCATTGAGGCTGCGTGCGTGCAGGAAGAGTGGGAGGGCTTGCCTCTCTACGGGAATGAGTTCGTGGATGACATGAGCATCGACGAAGATCCCGTTGATGAGGTGGAGGCAGTTCTAGAGAACGAGTCTGACGACAGCGAGGTTCAGGACGAGGACTTTGCTACGCAGCTCTCTGCCGCTGTTCAGTCCGAGGATCGCGAGCGCCTCAAGTCCCTCCTGACTCAGGTTGGAGAGGAGTTCCCGAAGAACATCAAGACTCCGAAACTGCTGGAGCTGGCGCGTGCCCGCCTCGCCTAGGAAGCTGGACACGACTTGCCCTGGTTGCAGATCTGAGGACACTAGCTTGATTGCTCGACTTCGTGGCAGGTACGCCTGCCACGATTGTGGTGCCGAGTTTGTGCCTAGGGCTGTAGCGGCATCGGCGCAGCATGAGCGGCTCAGACAATCTCGGAGTCAAGAGACTCGCGGGATGAGAAGACTAGGCGGACGAAAAACGGTCGCCTCCGGCGCTACAAGATTCCAGAAGGGGGATGGCACTACCTCTGAGAAAGGGTCGTTCCCCGAAGGAGTCCGAGTAGAGTTCAAGACCACCATCAACAAGGGATACCGACTAACGCTGGATGACCTTGTGAAGGTTCAGAAGGCGCGGGAAGGCGGCGAGATGGCCGTCTTCGTAGTCGAGTTCCGCCCACCTGGGCTCCTGCCTCAGGAGTTCTACATCTTCTCCGCTAATGACGCGGAGTACCTACTGGAGCTGGAACGTGAGCGACGAGCCGATCGAGATTCTGACGATTGAAGATCTGGCGGACCACCCAGCCGCCTTTATTGAGGCGGTACGCAAATCCATCGACCTGAAGGGCATGTTCCTCGCCCAAGCCGACTTCGACGGCCGGTCTGTTGGCCTGACACTCGACGAATACGACGAGATGATGGCCAACCTCCCTGCTGAGGTAGAGTGCCACAAGTGCAAGGGAAGTGGATGGGTCGAGACGCCCAAGCCACGTTCGCGAGGCGTGCTGCACTCCTCGGCCGCAGAGAACTGCGTCACTGCGCTCTATCATGACATCATGGGGACGCTGCGGCCCAAGGAGAAGCTGCCGTACTACTTGCGGCTGACATTTGAGTATGGCCACGCACTCCACGCGATCGTGCAGAAGACGTTTCACAACCTCGCGCACTGGGACACTGAGCGTGAGTTGTTGAAGCGCTTCATCACTCCTGGAAGCCCGGAGGCGATTGAGTACGAGCGCCATGGAGACTATGTGGCGGGCCTGGAAGTCAAGTTCGCAGACGAGGTCCAGGTCGACCTACCCGAGGCCATGATCGAGAACGGCCACGCTGACGGCGTGCTCGAATTCGATACGTATGTCCGAGGTGGGTTTGATGTCTGGGTCCGCGTCCGCGTCGTACTTGAGATCAAGTCCATCGGGGACGAGGGCTTCAAGAAGCTGACGAAGGTGAAGGACGAGCACACGACGCAGGCGCACGCTCTGTACGCGACTGCCCTCGATGTTCCCTTCATCAGCTTCCTCTACATCTCAAAAGCGTTCGAAGCGCCCATGCACGAGTTCGTGGTCGCATACGATCAGAAGAAGTTTGAGGACTGGTCTTCCCGCAAGCTCTCTGTCCTAGAGCGCGCGATCGAAGCCGGGGAGCCTCCAATCCCAGACATCACCAGCCACTGGGCCTGCAACGACTGCAAGTACGGCTACTCCGGTGGCTGCTCTGTGCGTCGTAAGGATCCCATGCAACAAAACGCCGGGCGCAAGCTCATCAGGAGGAAGTGATGCCAGGCAAGGCACGCGGAGACCGCGACGACTATGATATTGGACTTGAGGAGGGACTCGAGCTCTACGAGCAGGCCTCCGAGAGTGCGCATAAAGCGCTCGCCGACCTGGGCATCCTCCCTCGCGAGGAACCACCGACGTATCGAGGGGAGGTGTACGATGGTCGCCTCCCTGACGACGTCTCTCGAATGAGCATGACCGAGCTGGCGGAGCTGCTTGGCGTCACAACTCAGTGGGCCGACTATGTGGGCGGCCTGCACCAGATGTTCGTCGCCGCCAAGAGGAACTACTCTGAGCGACTAGCCATGGCGAAAGCCAAGATCCGCAAGGTCAAGAGCGGACCCAAGGCTGACAAGGATGACGATACGCTCTGCGACATCCGCTACGTCGAGGTCAACTCGAAGTTCGTCGAGATCTCGGAGAAGGCGGACATTACAGAGCACGTCTCTGCTGCGGCTAGACGCGACCGCGAGTTCATCAGCCGCACCATCACCGCCCTTCAGGCTCAGCTTGAGGCCGGGACGCGCAATGATAGCGTTGCTCGTCAACTGGCTCCGGGCGACCGTCTTCGAAAGAGGGGTAAGGTCGGGGGCCGGTGATGTCCTCGCTCACCCTGACCTTTGATCTTCACCCACCCAGCGAAAACGATATCAAGGATATCCGATGGTTTAATGCCGGAGGTAAGCGCAAGGCTGCGATCGGCTACACGACCCAAGCTGAGTCTTGGAAGCGTAAGTTCAGCGATGCCATGCGCGCAGAGTTCTTTGTGCAGATCACCCGCTTCAGGCGCGAGCATAAGCCGATTGATCTGTACACCGTAGAGATCGCCCTAGATTTTGAAGAGGCCGACATCCTCAACAAGACCTGGCTTAAGGGCGGTAAAGGAAAGGCGAAAAGCCCGTACAAGAAAGTAGACGGCCCCAACAGAAATAAGCTGCTGTTGGATGCTGTGGCAGAGGTGCTGGATATCGACGACTCCCTGTTCTTTGAGGTGTGCGTCCGCAAGTTTGCAGGGATGTCGTCGGCACTGGCAGTAAGCATCGAAAGGGCGGATCCGACTCGGTTCGGGATCCCTCCGGAGTATTTGGAGGCCAGCAATGAAGGATGAGAGCCACGTCCTCGACAATGTCAATACGACTGAGCTGGTCGAGATGGCGCGTAAAGCTGAGCTTGGAAACTCTCGTAGAGACCGAGATGACCTCTACGAAGCCCTTGAAGATGGGGAGGTAACTCCCTGCCCGCTCGATCAGATTCGAGCCCGCATGCAGGCACACATCAAGAAGAACTACCGTAGGCTCAAGACACAGCTCCCTGGCTGTACAGGGGAGTGCTCGACATACGGATGCCCTGACTTGATTGTCCAGCGTTGCTGGCTGGGATCGAAGGATGAGATGCTGTGAGGACGGCCCATAAACCTGAGCCGTCCTGTCAGTCGTGCAGTCGACTGAGCGAGTGCCCTAGCGTTGATCTTCAAATGCTGGTGGACCTCGACTCATGCGCTGTGTTTGAGAATGCCCACCTGTCCGTCATCAAGGCCCGCGCCGACATGACGGACCTCATAGGCCCCTGGGTACTACTCAGAGGACCTTTCCCCAAACGACGAGAAGGAGAGTACATGTCGCGCAAGCCGCAGACCGTTCGTGGCGCCCTTGGTGAGATTGGCCGTAAGCTCGGAGTCCTGGACACGCGTAAGGCGTTCCAGATGCCCGCGAAGGCCATGGCGGAGGCGCTTCAGTCTCACGTGGCTGAGTTCAATGTCGATCTCGAAGAGGTCGTCGCGCAGAACGACCTTGATGCGCTGCTAGAGATCCTCGAGCAGATCGGGGATGACGGCGGCGAGCCTGTCGGCAAGGTCGAGAAGAAGGAGGAGGCCCCTGCGGCTCGTCGTGGGCGCCCTGCTGCCAAGGCTGAGGAGGAAGAGGAGGAGACTCCCGCGCCTCGTCGCCGGGGCAAGCCCGTGGCCGAAGAGGAAGAGGAGGCTCCCGCGCCTCGTCGTGGGCGTCGTCCTGCGGCGGAGGAGAAGGCCCCCGTCGAGGAAGAGGAGCCTGAGGAGGTTCCCCGTCGCGGCCGTCGCGGCAAGCCTGCGGAGGAGGAAGTGGCTGAAGAGCCCGCCGCCCGCCGCGGTCGCCGTGGCAAGGCCGAAGAGGTCGCGGAGGAGCCTGCTGAGGAGGAGACCGCGCCTGCGGGCCGTGGCCGTCGCGGCAAGCCTGCCGATACGGGCACTGGTGATGGCGGAGCTGCGGTTGTGGCTTTGATCGCCGACCTCCGTAAGCAGGTCGACGGCAACAGCGAGGCGATCCAGGCCCTCAGCAAGCTGAACGTCGAGATCGACCGCATCCTGACGCAGACGGAAACTCTGGGTCAGGCCATCGCGTTCATCGCCAACGACTACTTCCAGCTCGGCAAGAAGGACAAGATCAGCAATGTCCTCAGCCTGGATGAGAGCCTCGAGAGCTACATCAACGGGGGAAACTGATCGAGGAGGAGGCTCCGGTCTCCTCCAAGATCGTCATCCTAGATGAGCTCAAGGCTATGGGCGTTCAGCAGCTGATTAGATTCGCGGGAGATGAGTTGAACTTCTATGTAGACGTCAACGCACCGCCCACGCAGATGATCAGCCACTTGGCGCGCAACAGCATCGAGTGAAGAAGGCCCCCAGAAGCAAGTCTCCTGGGGGTTCTTCTTTAGCTATGTCCTACCGGGACGGTCGGTGAGGTAGCCTACGCGAAGTCCTCGGAATCTAACCTTGGGAGGGACTGGGGTCTGAACAGCAGGGCCGTCTTCAACCTCGATCCAGGAGACCGTTGGGGAAGCAGACTTCGATCTATAAGCTCGGTTTGTAATTCCGTAGACACTAGGACCGGTGGAACCATCGTACTTCCTCACATCTACGGTACCGACGTCCTCGAGGGTACTGTAGTACGTGTACTCCATGCCCCACGTGCCTGAGGAATCTACTACACGGCATCCAATCCAGAACTCAATCGTAACGAAGTACTCAAACTGAGAGTTATCGATCCTCAGCTTAGATGCTCTCGCGACCTCGGACTGGAATGTCTCTGGTCCCTCTACGTCGTTGTCCTGTAGGAGGTTTGCGGTCCTCCTATCAAGATACTCATTTGAGAAGAACTCGGTCCTCGTATTATTCGAACTACTGCTGCTCACCTTGATGTCGAGAGAGTAGTCAGCTGGGGTAGGCTCCGTAACCCCGGAAAGATCGTACTCCTTTTGCCAAATGACCTCGGCCCAGCCGGTCTCTGGCATCTGAGCGTAATCCGGACCACCAACCTCTCCCGGTTGTCTATTTAGTAGGTTTGCCTTAGTATTCGCGTACGCAGGCGGAACCTGGGGGAATGGTAGGTCGCTGCCCATATCAAACACTTGGCGGCGCCAGACTCGTACGATGTAGCCCTCATCTGCATCCCAATCTGACTTGATGCCCTTTTCGTGGTCGGTCCTTGCGATATTCGTGATGCCTAGGAGTCCTAGATCCTGTACAGGGCTCCACCTACGCCAGACCTGGAAGTTTGAGTGTATCGTCCCGGGAGCAGAGGTGTCCTCCACAAAGGACGGCTGAAAGCCTAGGACAAAGGACAGGTCGGATAGAACTGCCCCCTGCGGCAAATTCTCTAGGGGGAGAATAAATCCAGTTCTTCCGGGAGGGACAAACGTAGATCGGTAATCGTCATACCCAGCCGGATCTCCAGGATTAGGGATGTCTGCGTGATCGTTGGCCTCTGCGATCGTTAGGTTGGGCGCAGACCTCAATCCTGACGCGTAGTAGTACCACAACGGGTCAAAGTATGGGTGATACGCCGTAATTACTGACCCGGACGCCCCCTTCTTGAAAAATTCTGATGTATGGAAGGCAGGCCGGAGCATTCTATTTAGGGCGCCGTCATGTGCCCTAATTAGCCCAACTCCATTGCCCTCAACAAATCGTGCTGCGTTGTTGAACGAATTTGTGCTCATCTCAAGAAGGCCATACTCGTCAGAGTTTAGTAGGCTGGCCCTAGCTGCGCCTACCATGAGGTAAGCCCTTTGCTGACTTAGTAGACGGTACTCGGCCGCACGGTGAACACCCACAACCTCTTGGGGGCCGTACTGACGTAGAGGAAGAACCTCGTCGATGACCTCAAACTTTCCAATGTAGAGCTCATCTCCCGCCAGGAATGAATCGATCTCAAGCGCAACACAGACCGCAAAGGAGTTGGACTCTGCCTGCCGCTGGTAGAACTCATCCGACGAGATCTCAACGAACGCATCCTCGGTGAACGAGAAGGTCACCTGCTCCGGGTTGGTGCTGGGGCTAAGGAGGTAGGGCGTAGATGAAGCAATGACCTGCCCGGTGGACAGAACTAGCCGCGCAGTTACAGAGCAGTCCGTAGCCATCGCGCTGGGGCGCCACAGGATGGACCGCACAGTCAACTTGAGCGCGTCGCGTGAGACCCCATGAAGGCCGCGGAACGTAATACGGAACGTGGTAGAGTCGCCCGGAGATCCATTAGCGGGAGTGAATACGAGGCTCCCACCCATCAATGGAGACACCGTCGATACGATGTACATCGCGGGGTCATCTTGGGCGATCTGGGTAAGGACGATACCGTCCACCGCCAAGCTTCCTCGGTACCCTGCTGTGCTGAGAGACGCCGCGCCTGCAAGGTACAGCGACGTCCTCGTGAGGTATGTGGTACCCGTACCTACAAGCGCTGCTGCGTTGGGCACCGGCGCGCGGGGCTCCTCGTAGGATTCCTGCCACTCCTCTGCCCATGCAAGTGGGTCACCAGCGAGGACTGCGGTCGGAGTTCCATTGGAGCGACCTACGCCCCAGAAGTTCCCCATCGGTAGAGGGGCGCCCCCAAGGAGACCGGGCATGTCCGGCTGAACTCCGGGGTTCGTGCAGATGCTATACGCGCCAGAGGAACCGCCAAAGGGGTAAGCGGTACAGAGGGTGAGCGAGGTATTGCTGCTGATCGACGCAACTCGTGTCCAGGCCGCGTTACCGTTGGCGCTAACCTTAATGAAGTCCCCAACGTTGACCTCAGATAGGAAGAGCGTGCCGCTACCTGTAACGGAGAGGCCGGAGACCGCAGAGATGGTGCCTGTGCCTGAGGAAACTCCCGCTGCCCAGATCCCAGTCCCTACGTCTACGTCGATGAACTGGAGAGGATTGTCCGCAACCTGCGTCTCGGTCCATTGCTCCGTAGTCCAGTACCCGGAGGTTAGGATGGAAACCGCAGATGCGTCTCCTCTTGCCCAAATTGACCCTACCTGAGTCCAATCTCCAATATCGAGATGTGACTCTCTCCACCGAGCTCCGTAAACCACGAGGTCTGCGGTGTACGAGGCCGCAATCGGGGTGGGACCGTTGAGCGCAGCTTTCTGCACCGTCTCGTCGACTGCCGAGATGCGGTAATCATCCCCGGAGTTTGCTCCGCTGGTGATCGAGACCTTGCATCCAATCAACGCCCCAAGAGGCTGATTGAGCATGCCAGAGATGTCGAGTACGCCGTCGTGGGCATGGGAGAATAGCGTCGAGTCCGGAGGCTCAACGGGTGCCGACTCTGTCGCGCCTGCGGACGCAGGGTACAATACTGCCGGGTGACCTAGCCTGGTAGGTGCATCGTACTCCTCATATGAGCCGGTGCCGTACGGAGACGAGGTTGCATCGAAGTAAGGCGCGTAGGCAACCCAGCCCGCAGCTGCCGTCGTGTTGACGACCAGGGCGGAGTTATCCCAGGTCGTGGAGCCTGGACTGATAGACCGACCTAGCCAGAGGGTAGACCGGAAGGTCAGTGCGGTGCTCTGCCCGATTTGGCCAGTTACCGAGCCAAAATGTCCAAGTCCTGCTGAAGGCAACCCCGTGATGTCTGGGACATCAACGGTATTCTTGGAGTAGGTCCACCAGGCGCCTAGAGTGTTGTCGTACGCCTCAATCCTAGAGCCTCCCGACAAGGGAGCGCCAACGATGGTGTAGACACCCCACCCCTGAGCCCCTCCTCCAGAGGAGTCGACAACTCCCTCGAGGTCATTCGGCTTAATCTTGATGCCGGCGCTGTTGGCATCACCGCCACGCCAAGACACAGAGACCACGCCATCCTGTGCGGTCTCAAGGGTCTGGAACCAGTTTACAAATGCCCGGATGGCAGATCTCCGTGTCGTATCGACTCCGTAAGGAACGTCCGACGCGAAGATGATGTTGTAGAACGCCACCGACACGGGGCTGATGAGCGCGGAGAGGGTCACCGCGCTGCCGTCTAGGTTGACGAGCTGAACTCCGTCATAGGAGCTTCCCGCAGCTGCACTCAGGACCTTACGGACTCGATACCAGCCAACGTCCGGGCCTCCGACGATGCGAACCAACGTAGAGTGCTGGTCTTGCACGTCTGCGGCAAGAGCGGCGTTCTCAGGACCGAAGATGGCTGCGTTGTCCGCCGGGTCAAATGAGAGCTCAATCTCATCTGGAGCGTGCAAGATGCCGAGCAGCCCAAGCATGTTGCCCGGAACATTGTCACTGACCAACTGCTCAATCGACGCAATCCCGTACTTAGCCAGTTGGTCGTTTGATGTGAGGCCAGTATCCGTGTGCTCATGGAGGGCTACAAACCCACCGGAGCGATCTAGGGAGGGGGTCCGCACAGACCTGGCGATCATTGCGGCCGGGAACTCCGGGAAGATATCCATCTGGTAGATGAAGTTGATCCCGCTCGCGGTTCCGATTGGCTCGCCGAAGTTGTCATCGAGGCGCAGCAGCTTCAGCCGCCTATTACCATCGAGCTCAACGGCCAAGCAAATCCCATAGTCAGGGAATCCAGGAACCCCGGATAGCCCAAAGAAGTGCCCAATGAGATCCTCAGTGAAGTCTAGTGCTCCGGTGGAGATGAGGTAGACCCCATCGACATCTCCACTACCGAAGGATCCACCGGAGAAGTGAGGGACATCAACTCCCTTCAGGTTCAGGACCGCTGGCCGCGTGAAGTTACCAAAGCCACCCGCACCCCTAGCAGAGCGCGGAGCCTGCCCGTCGTAGACGCCTCCGAAGTTGAACTGCCGAACGATGTCGCGCATCACGAAGCCGTCAACTTCCGGGGCCGCGCGTACTGCCGCGCGCAGGAGAGAGTCGGTCTCCTCCTGGATCTGTCCCACTGAGCGCTCAAGACCCAGGATGATCTTGAAATTGCAGCTTGAATGCTGCACAGGAGCGTTCAGCGGTGGGTAGAGGGTAATCCAGATATTGTCCTGGAACTGCCCGCCACTAGAGACGACGATGTTGCCAGGAGACGGCGCGGTAGATGGGGTGAGATCTCCATCGTCCGAGGGGTCGGACGGACGTAGAATCAGGTACTCCTCGCCGACGACCTGCTCCACGATGTAAGTCCCATCGAGGGTCTTAGGGGAGGTAATCAAGCACCCTGAGATTACCGCCTTGTCTCCGGGGACTACCCCATTCGAGACAAATGTGGCCCCAGGCACATGGACAGTAGAGCGGTCCCCAAGTACCTCACCGATGGCCAGAGAGGTCTGCTTGACCAGATCCACGCCCAGAACTCCAAGGCCATCTGGAGTTGTAGCAGCGGTATCGGCCTGAGGGTTTACAGGTGCGGACCAGTCAGTGGTTCCGGCGACAAAGCCAGGACCGGCAGAACCTCGAGTTACGAGGGCAACCCTAACTACACGCTGGGTTACGGAATCTACGACTTCGTTATCGTTCTCGTCTACGATCTTGAAGTACTTGCTGATCTCATCCAGAGAGGAGTTCTGAGTAAGCGACCCTACCCATACACGACCAGCATCAGCGAGAGGATCTCCGGGCAGGCCCGCTTCTCCGCGCGTAAGTGCGGACAGATTGATCTCGGTGATGGGGGTTGCCGCAATGTAGGCAGTCCTGCCCACCCAGGCGGGATCCGTGAGATCAACTGGGATTACGGTAGGGAGCGCCACCGGGTTGGTGAGCTGCGTGTGACTGAAGTCCGCATTACGGCCCATCATCGCCAGTGCGCGATTGAAGTTCCTGCTTAGGCGGTCTGCGGCAACGGGCAGCATCGTCGTGCCCGCACTGTTCGCCTGGCTATCCGGACGGACTTCTGAGGACTCAATCGTCCCAGCCTGAACTTCGGCTTGAGGGTGTGGGTATAGGAAGAACCCAAGATCAGGAGCCGCATCCGAAGTCGTTAGTACAGCCGCCGGTAGGATGCGAACGAACGCCCCCTGACCTGCCGTTAGGGTCGAGATAGCAAGGCAGCCATCGACGTCCTCTGCAAGCCCATTTGCCCCCAACGACGTGTTGATCGTAGACACTACGGCCGTCATGTTCGCAGAGGTCAAGATCACAGATACTGGGACTCCGCCCATCGTATCCGTCTCAATACATAGCTCCGCATCCGGGCTGATCGGAAGATCTCCGAGGGAGTTCCTGCGTGCAGTCCCAACGATCCTTGGGATCGCTACGACGGGAACATCGGTATTGCCGCGCTGTGTGGGGGTTCTACGGAATGTCATACGACTCGCAGCTCCCAGGTAAGCCGGATGGTGGTGTCCGGAGTCTTCACGAGTGGCTCAAACGTCTTGTAGAAGAACGGGGCGTCTCCCGAGGAGTTCGTCATGTCCGTAAGACGGCCGATTGCCCAGTTACTCGCAGGGTCCCCGTCCGAGAAGATTCCCGCCTCCGTAAGTACGACGGTAGCGCCGAGGAGGCTGATCTCGGAGCGTCCGTACTCACGAATCAATCGAACGGAGGTGTTGCTCGTTACCCCGGCAGGAAAGGTAGCAGGGGCTTGAACGGGCGCCAGGAACTCACCAGACGTGTACTGAACTGGGGTGACCAGGCTCGTGATGTTAGGGACTTCCGGCTGAGCGCCGATCCCTAGCCCGAAGTAGGCTAGGCGATCCTCTCGGAAGGTGACCCGGGGAGAGAACGCGCTCAGTACCGCCAGCTCTGAGTAGAACTCTCGCCCTGTTAGCGTGAGGATGTTCTCCCCCTCTGAGCGCTGAACGAGCTTACCGTCCTCACGGAAGGCCTCGACCGTTACGAAGCCCCGGATCTGCGGCTTCAGATTGGCCAGCTGATTCCGGAGCTTGTCCAGCTCCCGCCTCATCATCTCGAGTTCAGTCATCACTCTGCATCTCCTCGAGGATCTTGGCTGCCCGATCAAGTGAGCCCCCGATGATCTGCTGGAGCTGCTCCAGCGTCGGTAGGCTTCCGTCTGGCATAGTAACCTTGAACTTGGGGCGGGTCGCCCCGTTGTTGCCCTCTAGGGCCAGGTCGTCTGAGAAATAGGCGGTGTCCTTCTTAGGGCCTACCATGTTCTCCTCCTAAACTCCCCGGCCTCAAACGAGACTGGATTGACCCCGGTGTCCTCCGTGAGGGTAACCACCTCGGCGGCGACGTGCGCCACGACATAAGTTCCCCCAGAGAACACGAACTGGTCACCCGGACGCACCCCTCCTAGATAGGGGTGGATCTCGCCAGTTGCTCCCGGACCTGTTGATGCCCCTCGGTAGTTCCCTACGAGAGTAAGAGCGGTAGTGCTCTGGACACTACCGATCTTGGTCCAAGCCAAGACGCCATCCACATCAATCCTGAACAACTTACCCACTAGGGCCGTCGTGAAGTTGGTACCTAGCCCGGTGACGGAGTTACCCACGACCGACTGAATCGTCCCAGCCAGGGTAGTCGTTGTCGCGGCGTCTAGCCCCAGGAACTCTAGGTTCACTGCTCCAGAGTTCTCAGTAACGGTGTCATCGAGAACATCGAAGACCGCCGCAGGTACCAGGAACTCTACGTTGTAGGGCCCGGCTCCGGGAACCGGCCAGGACTCTACGTCGAGGACATCTACGACATCGAGGGCCACTGCCCCAATCCCGTACACACCGATGTTGGGGCCGTCTTCAATCTCGACCAGCATTGAGGTCGTGACGCCTGCGGCCTGCACGTCCACCGCGAAGTCGAGTTGAGCCGGGCTACCGTCGATGCACATGTCGAGAGTGTACGGGCCCCCGGCTAGTAGCGTAGTGGGCTTGTAGTAGGTCGTGACTACAGGGTCGTACGCAAAGTTGATGGTGAGGTTCTGATCCGTGTCGCCTTCAGTTCCTCCGGCCAACTCTCCCCGGCGAACGATTTCAAACTCAATCCCAGACGTAGGGAATGGGAGTGGGTCTGAGATCTCAAACCAAATCTCACGTTGCGCACCGGCGTTTACGACATCAGTTACCCGCACAACTACGCCTACTAGGAAGGGCAGGGCTGATGCGGTAATTCTGAGCTCATCCTCTACTCGCACCCCCGCTAGGTCCGCATCTCCAGCGGTGATGATCCTGCGCTCCCCGGCAGCCAACGCTCCATCCGTAGCCGAGAACAGTGGGTTTGAGCGGAGGTTCTCTCTCTCAATCCGGAACGTGGCCCCTGTATCCCCAGATGGGAAGGTCCCGTTGATCGTGAGCACGGTGTCAGAGACGGTGTCTACGACGTACACCCCACGGTCCGCACCGCTTGAGATGACGAGTAGGTCGCCGACCGCTACCGCATCCCAAACAAAGTTGGAGTTGAGCGACGTCGCGGTCGATCCGGACGTGTCTAGATCTACGCCCTCAGAGATTGGGTTCTTCATCGGACGTTCGACGACGAAGAACTGACCGGTGCCGGCAGCCATCTCTGTGATTGCGGGGCTGACCGGAGGTAGCCCCGGACTTACCTGAATCAGTGTGAGCTGGGTGTCGCTGTCTACAGAGGAGACCTCGTATCTGCCGCGATTCCAGCCATTCATGATGAGAAGGACATCTCCTGGGCGTACCAGTGAGACTCCTTGGGTCGTGATTGCGGTCGTGAACGGCGGGAAGATTGTCGTGAGTGAGGAGATAAATCCTCCGCGCGCAGAGGTGACAACCCCGCTGCCCGCACTTGTCACGAGGTCTCGGCCCTCAAACAGGGTGCGCATTCCTGACGACGGGATTCCAATCTTCCTTAGGGATGTGGATGCTGCGTAGACATCTGTGGCGTGAGCTGCTTCTAGGCTTAGTGCCGTGGCATCCAGTAGGAAGACAGTGATCTCCGCAACCAGGTCCTCAGTGAACGTGAGGGTATCTGCTAGGAAGCGCACCAGCTTAACTGAGGGGTACGTGTGCGCTGGGCGGGCCTGTAGTGCAAACTGAAGGACCAGGGCGAGGTCCCGGGAATCCATCTGTTGGGCGTCGGCGAGGATCTCCCAGGAGTGGTACTTCTGAAGTTCTCCGGCAACACCACTGCCCCACCACCCCGGGGCGCTGATCCAATCGTGGATGATGATGCCGTTCGTGAGCACCGCATCTTGCTCAACAATGTCCCCCACCTCGTAGGGCCTACCCGTCTTGGGATTGGAAGCCAATCCCGCAAACTCAGGCAACGACAGGTCTACGGAGCTGGTGTAGAAGTATGCGTTCTCAAACCCTAGAGGCTGCCCGTTGTCGGTGAGGGCCGCAATGATCAGGCGCCCTAGCGTCGAGGAATACCCAGGCTCAATCGACGTGATGACCCCTCGGTGCTCCGCTACTGGCATTCCTGCCATGATGGAAGAACCAGTCTTTAGTCCGAGTACGGAGCGATTGGACGCCCAGGCGTACATGAGGCCACGAACAGCGGTCAGATAAGACACCTGGGAGGTGCCAAACTCATCGAGCTGCGCCTTAGTAATTCCTACCTTTACGCCAAAGTTCGCCTCGATGTAGGCAGAATTGTCGTATAGCGCTGTGTGCGCCCATAGGGTCTTTGGGGCTGGAGTCAGCGGGCTGAATGGGGTAGCCATAGATAGGAAGCGACCATCGATCCTCTTGTCGATGAGGAACGAGAGCGCCCCAGATGTAGTCTGTGGAATGTTTCCGTTGACACCTAGGACCTGAGCGCGGTCTGCCGCTAGGACTCGAAGGATCGCGTACCGCCCCACGTCGGGTCCGGTTTGAAGCTCAATCACATCGCCAGCCGTGACGCCCCTACGAAGCAGGTCGGCGCCTGGGACTACGATCTCATCTACTCCGGCAAGTGTAGATCCAGAGGTGCCCCTAAGCGTGCGTCTCCCCGCGATGGAGAAGTTGGTGCCCTCAATCAACTCCACAGGAGGACGAGGCATACCTACTTGAACATCGTCCTTCCCGACGTACACATGGGTACCATCTTCAAGGGTAGAGCCCTCTACGTCGCTGACAAACTCATAGAGAACTGGAATCGAGACTAGGTCGTCCGGAACAGGCAGCCTAGAGTTTCTGCGGACAGAGGAGATGCGAACCTTGAAGGAGAAACCCCTGACCGTAATGATCGACGACTCTCGAAGGGCCAAGTTCCAGTAGGACTGCTGGAAGCCAAAGCTCTGGAGTTCCGCTAGGATATCGGCGGCCAAAGCGTCGTAGACAACCTCGCCAGTAACTACGGAGCGGTACGCCTCACGGATGTGGAGGTCCTCTGCGAGCATGAGGAGATCTACGTCAAGAGCCGAACCATCGGCCGCGCGGCCCCAAGAGAACGACATCTTGTTGGAACGTGCGCCCAAGATCCCAACTGGAATGAGGCTCTTTGAGGAGTCATCGAGGCGAGACACCTCAAAGTACAGGACATCCCCAGGCCCAATCCCGAACTCCTCAAAGTCGAGATTGGCATCTGAGCGGAAGACTGAGCCGATTGACCACGTCAGGCCCCTCTGATCCGCCGGGGCATCTGAAGTGGCTAGCTTAATCGACCAGACTGGGCCGAGGCCTCCGACCGAGGTTGGGGGCTGATTAGTGTCTAGGGTAGCCGATGCAATCTCATAAGCCCTATCTCCCAGAACGAGGAGGCGATCTGAGACCCCAGTAATGACTGGGATGGCGTACCCCACAGAGGAGAACGGCGGAGATAGGGCTACTGAGACCCGATAGCCCGTAGCGGAGGAGTTGAAGGACGCAATTACGACCTTCTTACCCGTATTTGGCCCGGTCGTGATCGTGATCTGCTTTCCGATCACGGACTCGAACAGATGTCGAGTCTCCACAATGATCTCATACGGTCCAGCGAGCGTGCCTGTACCCCGGACTTCCGACCTGCCCAGTGCATTGAGGTCTGCCGATGCCTGTGGAATGAGTACAGTGTCCGTAAACGGGCGTCTTGGTGTCTGATAGGCACCAGCCCTCACAGAGAAGACTCGGAATGAGATGGCGCCAGCCGTTGTGCGGAACTTGCGATCAAGCTGGAGTGATGTAGCGCTCGGGACTGAAACTACCCGATAGGTCCCAGTCCCCGTGCCTGAGTCGATACTAACGTAGTCTCCCGGAGCTACAGGAGGCACCGTAGTAAGGAAGTTGGACCCGGCGGAAGAGACGGTGTCCGAGTCTAGCACTGTGATCAAATCAGCGTTCGTGATCAGCAGTTCGCTGGCGGGGGCGGGAAATGGATTTAGCGCCTGAACGCGGACTCCGCTGAGGTTGGGCAGGATGTCCTCGATGTAGTACGTCCCGGCGTTCGGTCCTGAGAAGATATCGAACTTCTGGCCCTTGGATGCCGAGCTAACCGACCCAGCGGCAAGCGAGAACGTAGTAGCATCGAGGATTGCGCCCTGAACAACGATGGATGAGGGCTGCGTGATTGCGTCCGACCCCGACTGGTGATTCCCTAGGATTACCTGCCCCTGGCTGATGATGGGCAGCTCAGGCGTAAATCGAATCCATCGGCGTTGGAACCACGGTTGGATGTTTCTGATTGATGCGGCGTACTCATACTGGAAGAGCCGTAGCAGATCCCCTGCGACGAGCTGCTTCAGGCCCGCCCAGTAAATAGGCAGGAGCGCCTGCTGCTCAAGCTGCCGAGCAAACCCATCCAGGATTGTACGGAAGAAGATGTGGCCGTCTGGCTCAATTCTGGAGAGTGATGGTGTCTGGATGGCCTGCACATAGATCGTAGATGTGACGGCGGTGCTGACCCTGAACCCGGTGCTCACCCTTAGCGTGATTTTGTAGGGACCAAGGACGTCGGCGCGAAGCACAACGACGGAGGGATCTTGGCCATCAAGGAGGACGAGAGACGCGGCCGTGCTTCCGATTGGCGCTGACTCAATGGCCCACGAGAAAATGAGATCTAGATTGTCTGGCGAGTAGGACTGCCGACCATCGATAATGATCCTCGATCCGATGACCGAGTAGAGTTCCTCAGGCTGAACGATCGCTACTGGAGTAGTGCGCTCAGGCCCAAGACTGAAGCTAACTGCGGAGGTCGCTCGCATCAGCTGTCCTCGAGGTCAACGAGTAGCGTGGCGTGAGAGTCGTACGCCCACAGGAGAATGGACTCTTCTGGGATCCGAAGAGTCGCGCGTACATCATAACCTCTCCCTCTGCCCGACCTACAGAAGGAGTAAGTACCTGTGATGGGGCAGTCCGGATTTAGGGATCCAAACGCCGCTACCGCGCCGGAAGGAAGGATAGAGCTGGCGAGCAAGAACTGGTCCCACGGAATGTTGATGGAGGGCTCGCTGTCGAAGTCGATGTAAAGCCTAACGTACTTACCGGGGCGCACGTCTAGGAAGTAGGAGTGCGGAGTGCTTAGGTCTACGAGGGCAGATACCTTCTTGCCCACCGGGTTCTGCGCCAACACGTCGGCTAGGATTCCTGACTCCGTGCGCAGGTAAGCAAAGCCCTGTCCGCTGCTAGATTGTACTAGGCACATGTGGACGCTGTAGACGTCCCCCACTGCGATCGCGGCGATCGGCCCAATCTCGGAGTTTGTCGGAGAGGGCGCTCCGTAGATGTTTGACCACTCTGATAGGTGCAGTCTAAAGAACAGGGCTCCTGCCGCGAACACCTCAGTCTCGTTCGCTGGTGGAACGACCGTGTAGTAGAGGTACTCTCCTGGGTAGGGCGCACAGTCGATGACGTACTCATCGTCCACGATTGTGATCGTTGAGCTCGGAGATCCTGTCTGCTCCAGAGTCCAGCCTTGAGAATCTGGGAGGGTAGTGAGAAGGGGCTCTGCAAAAAGGGCCGTGGGAAACACCCACAGGCTTCCGATCTGGAGCTCGCGCTTATTCACGGAGCTGTAGAGGAGCCCCACCTCAACGCTCGTATCAGACGATACTGCCGCGCCGCTTCCGGAATACGACGTGTCGATGTACGCATCGCCATTGAACTCGACGTACAGCCGATCTAGGCCAGCATCCCCGGTCATGACCACGGAGCAGGGATCTGTCCAGTCGGCAGAGACCCCGTAGATGTAGTCGGACAGATCAAGGCCCGCGCCTCCGGTAAATAGCCCAAGTCGGCGGACGAGGTTGTCGTCTAGGAGCGACAGCTCAAACCGGGTGGACCCATCGGACACAGCAATGCCAAGCCCCTGCCTGACGGACAGAGCTACCGAGGTCGACGGTACTAGAAGAGTGCCAAGCACCATCCACGAGCCTCGATCTAGGTCTGGCTCATCTCTTTGGAAGAACGCAGCGCCTCCGGCTGGAGGGACAACTAGTGCGACATTCCCTGAGGGCTCTGAGACAACTCCGGAAGTCCCAATCAGGCGCCAATCTCGCTCTCCGGCCAGTAGAGGTACTGCTGAGTTGCCCGAGAAGCTAGCCTCCGAGACTCCGGCTAGGATTGCTCCTCCCGCAGTCAGTCGCTCCCCATACCCCGCGACGCTGAGCTGCTCGATCGTCAGTGCATCTCCTAGGGAACCATCAATCCCGACAACACCATAGATGCGGTCTTCCTGAAGCCCCGTAGGATGCCCAGCCACAAAGAGCCCCGGTAGGAACTGCTGAGTCTTGAGGAGCTGGAGAGCCGCAGTATCTAGGATGAATGACAACTCTGTGGTTCCGTCGTCGGCAATGAAGAAGGCCGACTCGACTCCTAGGGTGTCATCCCACACAAACCTGAATCTCCAGGAACCGGTAGTCCAGTCCACGGCGATGTTGTTCTGGAGTGAGACCCGTGCTCCGCCAGAGGTGGACGCAGGCCCTACCAGATTTACGTAGTAGCCTCCGAGCCCATCATCCATGAGCATCGCGAAGATGCCCGTGCGGTACTTCCAGTTAATCAGTCCGACTACGACACCTGCGAAGTCAGAATTTGAGTAGTAGTCGGTAGTCCCTCTAGTCCATGAGGAGACACTGACCTTTGCTTCTACCCCAGATGCCTTGCCCGGCACAAACCTGTCTGAGGCGAAGAGGAATGACTCCTGCTTCATGCCGGAGCTCTTGGTGATCTCAAGACCTGCGGGCACTAGCGCCTGGGTTGCTGGATTGCCGGGGATACCAACAATCGTGGCGTCCGAGAACGCCGAGACGGACCACCGTCCCTCTCCTCTTCGCAGGGCCTGGTCAAACTTGGGCAGGTTGTCCCCGATGTAGTGAACCCGGTGGAACAACAGGACAGTATGGATCGAAGACCGCAGCACCCTGGTGTCTGGATCCCTGACCCCAAACGTGAGGGTCGAGAGCGGATCTACGTCGGTATCCCCATCGGCAGGAGAAGGATTAATGACGATCGGGGGCGACGGCATGAGTCCTCCTACCTCCTAGTTGGTGAGGAGGCTATTGGGTCTTAGATTCGCACATGGAGGTACCTTGCCGCCCAGCACGATTCCCGACAACTTCTCCCAACTGCCCGTAAGTCTAGTCCGTGAGCTGCTGCAAGGCCACACGTCTGTTTTGATGGAGAACGCGGAGCGAGACCGACTGATTCGACAAGAGATCGGAGAGCGGCTCTGCCCGAAGTGCAATCGTGCGTTGTCCCCCACGACACCTAGAGACCCCAGGAAGATCTTCTCTGGGGCCTCTACTCGTCTTGTGGGTCAGTGCCTTCAGTGTCGTTACCGCGAGGACGTTGCGGATCCCTGAGTAATGTAGATCCGCTCGCCATCAGGGATGTCGGTCTCCTTCGTAGCGGATGACCGATCAGGACCCGGGATATAGAACGTCGTGCGGTTTGACCCGTTGAACGCAAGATTCGTATCATCCAACCGGCTGACCGACCTCGACTCTACAATCCTTCGATCCCAATCATGCGATAGAGCAATGAGGGTGATGGGGTGAGAGTAGTTGGTGATTCGGTTGGAGGCGAACGCTCCCTCCAGCGCAGAGACCGATAGCGCGGCAGTTGGCTCTAGGCCGTTGATGAACGATGCCATTGCCGTGGCGATAGTGGAGCCGTCAGCGTCCCCGCTGAACACTGCGTCTAGGTAGACGTAGCTGGGGAGGAAGTGACGAACGAGCGTCTCGGAGCAGAGGTTTCTGTCTGCATCCGACGTGACCAACGTCTGGATTTGATCCAGCAGCGGAGCGTAGTCGTAGGAGATGCTCACCGTCTTACCGACGAGGGGCACCTTGTTTCCGACTACAGGATCCTGCCCCACGGGTAGGAAGTACGCCGAGAACACTAGGTCCGTGGCCTCTCGTGGGGAGAACGAGAGGTTAGGATCGCGCACGGAGAACCAGTAGCCGTCTGACGAGTATGTCCCAAACTGGGCCTCAAGACGGAAATCCCGAGGAACATTGTGCTCTGGGGTATTTCCGAGGGACACGACTGGGACATCGAAGTAGTAGAGGCCGGAAACACGACCTTGGTTCTTCATCTCCGTAGATGAGATCCCTGCCCAATCCTTACGGATGATCTCGTAAGGCTGCTTTACGCCTCGACGGATTTCAGCCTCAGGACGAAGGACAAAGAGAGCGTCCTTGTTGTCGAGCACCGGCCCGACGAACTGGATTTGCTCCTCGTGCGGGGTGCCATTGTAGATGCGGATAGGCACTACTCCGAAGAGCTGCGTGCGCCCGGAGATGTTCGAGCTCGGCAGCAACGAGCTGGTCGGCGGGTCAATCAGCGCCCACTGAAGGTTGACCTCCGTCTTCACAAAGAGCGGAGGCGACATGGCGAGGTCTAGCACTACCCTAGACCCAAGGTTGGTCACCGAGTTGATCTTGTAGGACCCATCTACTGTTGGGGAGTTGGCGCCCCAAATTGTGATGTACCGACCAACGAGCGACGTGGCATTGATCGCGCCGGATGGTGCCGGGATGGACACCTGCGACGTAGAGACATCGACATCGATTACGCCGTCGACACCCGAGACTAGGAGCCTGTTGGTAGAGGATAGAACCGGGCGATCTAGCGTCAGCGTTGTCGCCGTGCGCGCAACGACCCGGTACCCTCCTGAGGACTCACCTTCCTCGATGAATACGAGATCTCCAACCTCGACCGCATCGGCATCACTGCCCGAGGAAGGGTTGGTGAAGGTGTAAAGGCTTGAGATCTTCGTGGGGAGCGACAGAAGCGGGGAGCCCGCCGTTGTGACGACTGCAACCGCGCGGTCGGGCATGAAGTACACGCTACCGGCAGGAACATTCGGGGCGAGCAGAACACGCTGCTCGTATACGCGAATCCAATCCACACCTTGGGTGGGATTACGTGTCCAGGTTGGGGTCGTGAGGTTCTGTACAACTCCGACCTGCTGGAACCCCTGGACCAGCGAAGACAAGTACGCGTCTCTCGTGAGCTCCGAGGGACTTAGCACTGTGCTTTGGCTTGCAGGCCATACGCGCATTTCAATGTTTGCCGGGACAAACTCAATGGGCTGCTCAAGGTTGACCCCGATAAACCTAGTCGGATGGCGGGGATAGAAGGGGGTCTCGGAGAGGAAGCTGGTGGCAAGCTGGCCGCCGGCTGAGAAGGTCGTCATGCCTAGCGCGACGATTGCTGCTGAGGTTGCGTCCGCCTCAAGGTAGACATCGATCTTCGCAAAGTACTCATGAGCCCCGGACGTGACACTCTGAGTATCCACGGTAAACGTGAGCTTTCCGCTGTCTTCCCCTACCATGATTGGAGTGCCAGACAGGGCAGTCTCGAAGAAGCCACGTAGGGCCATGACCGACGCAGCTGTGCCCGCACCGGCCTGCAAGGACCCTGAGTACGCGGTAAGCGTCCCGTCTACAGCCTTGACCCAGAACGTAAAGGCCGCCGAAGCAAACGCCGCATCAGGTAGGGCACCCGGCAGAGAGAGGTCTGCGCTCTCAAGGGTAGGCGCGTTCGCGAAGGCAAGGGCTAGCGAGTAGACCTGTCTACGAGGAGATGGGGCGAACACGTCAACAGAGGTGGGTTCTTGGAACCACATACGGAGGGTCTGCACCGTAGACGCCTTTCCGTAGGAGTACGGCAGGGTCAGGCTGTTCCAGATCTGACGTAGGGTTTCTCCCCCATCCAAATTCCAGGTATCCGGGGCATTGAAGCCTAGAGCGTTGGCCCACTGGAACAGGAACGTGAGGGTCTGCGTTACCGTCTGCCATGGAGAGATGGGAGTTCCGGTATTGTCGAAGACCGCCACAGAGAATGCAGGAGGCGCAGGAACTGTCAGGGTTGGGACTCCAGCAGCGAAGAACGCGGACAAGCCCTCGGCTGGAGGAGCCGGGAACGAGTCACGAACAACGACCAGTCCAAGATGGTACAGGCGACCTTGATCTACCTGGCCGCTGACAATTGAGCCCAATACCGGGAGGCGGAACCGGTGCACAGAGTCGATCACGTACGACCCTGCGTTTGCTCCCACATTGATTGAGAGAGAGTCTCCAGGCAGCGCATCGAGTACTCTAGGCCGGGCGCCCTCTGTGAAGCTGTCAGGGAGCAAGCCGTTGATGTAGGCGCTGAGGATGGACTGGAATGAATCAGCGGAGTCAAACGCCGCCTGCCAGTCGATGTTCGGCAGGGCCACGAAGATGTTTGCCCTGCCGTCGAACAGCTCCTTCGGCAGACAGACTTCCTCTTGCCATACCAGGGTTGCCCCTACTGGAGGGCTAGCAAGTTGGAATGGAGTGAAGCTCTGAACAAACAACTCAAAGTCGAGGCCGAGACCTAGCGTCGTGATTGTGTCCAGGATCCAAGCCTTCATGTCCGTGAAGAACTGGATGGCTGCGGGAGGTAGCGCAGTGTCGAGGTACACGTCCCCGGCATCGGTCATCGAGAGGACGGCGATGTATCCCTCGCAGGGCTCGCACCCAGTTGAGTAGCATGCAATCTTGTCCGCGAAGGTACTCGCCTCCGCCGTTACGTCGCCCGTGGGAGTCCAGTTGAGTCCCGGATCCGGCAGTACGAACCCAGCCCGACCAACCTCAACAACCCTGGCCCCAGCCACCCCATTCTGGAAGCGGGAGCTAACTGGCAGGGCGTAAGGGATGGTGCTTCCGCTATCCGCAGATGTCGCATCCTGAAGCTTGACGCCTCCGGGGACAATACGCAGGAACGGAGGCTGTAGTCCTCCTAGATCCCGGAATACCCGATACTGGACCTGAGAGTTGGTAGCCCTCATGGCAGCAGCCAGGATTGGGCCCGTACCTCCGAGGGTCGCGTCGAAGCTATCGATCCTGTAGATTCCCTGGTCAGGTCCCACGAGGACCTCCAGGAAGTCTCCCGCAGTAGCCCCCAACGCCCGGATGTCCGTCTCTACCTTGACTGTTCTCGAGCCAATCGTTGTCTGTAGCCCGAGAGGATTGAGGCCGGAGAACGGATGTAGGATCCTCTTAGGATCCACAATGTCGTTCTGGATCTCTCGATACAGGCGGAATGCCATATTGCAGGCAAGCGCAGGCAACGGAGAAAGAAGGGACAGCGACTCTCCTACTAGGCTCGCAACCCGGTAGACCCCGGAGTTCGGGCCGCTAATTACCTGGAGGCACAGGCGATCCAGCACGCCTTCCCGGACAAACAACTCCTGCGGAAGCGGATTGCCGGAGATGGATAGTACGGTGACGACTGAGCCCGCCAACGTGCCGTAGGACCCGCCTACCTGCAAGACATTCCCAACAATGTCGCTGGTAAACGCCTGAGCCGCATAGATGGAGTTTGGGGTAGGAGCAAACCCAAGGACAGAGGCCACAGGCTCGTTCGTCGTGGTATTCCGGAGGATATCCCCTAGGGATAGCGCAGGACCTGTCACGGATACAACAAGCGTTCTCGTTGTCGTGACGGCGTAGTAGGCACCGCTCGTCATAGAGTTGGCGTTCAACGAGATTGCGAGGTCAGTACCCTCAAGCACGACCTCGGCGCCCTCCAGCCTAGTTTGCGAGGAGATGGCGACATCGACCGCAGGACGCACGTAGATGTCGTTGTGGCCGAATACGTGGATCTCATCGTTCTCAATCTCGATAGTCCCGCGCGGCGTGTTGGGGTTACCAATGCCACCTGGGACGTTCGAGATCTCAATCACCTGCGGGCCGCGAACAACGGCAAAGACTCCTGGATAGGATCCAGGGATCGTGGCGGCCACGGGAGGAGGTACGTTTGGAGACCGATCAAGCGTCATGAGGACGATTGACGGGATTGAGGTCATTGCCTCCCGAGTATCCAGGAGGACCTGCTCAATCTTGAACTTCTGGTTCGTCTCAGCGGGGCCGAGATTGTACAGGAAGGTCCAGAAGTTTAGCTCGATCTCCTGCCCGGCCTCAACGCGGCGGGTGCCCTGTAGCCCGCGATCCTCAAACATAGAGATGAGTAGGCAGTAGTTACCTACAATCAGACTGATGCCGCTAGAGACAACAGCGCCCTCTCCGCCTCCGGTGATGATGTCTCTGCGCATCTCAGGATCACCGGCACCGACGACCTCTAGATTTCGGATCTGCGCCCCGAACTCATCGAAGAGGCGCGCCACGATACCACGCCGTGAAGTCAGCGAGCGTTCTGTCAGGCTCTGCTCAACACGAGCAAGGAGCTGTTCCGCAGTCTCCCCAGAAACGCCGCCAGACGCCGCGTAGAGGTTGCGGATGTTTGTAGCGTTTGCGAAGGAGGTCGAGCGCCGAATTGCAGCAGCGTCGACGTTGTACTCCGCCCCATCATTCTCCGCGACGACCGGCACATCAACGTAGTAACTGGCGCCCTCTCGCTGCACGAGCATGGACTCGAGGCGCACAACCTGAGAGCGTAGAGGGATGAACTGCAAGCCAGCGTCGGTGGTGAACCGGACCGAGGTGTCAATCTGGACATTCTGCGGAGCCGCAAAGTTGATCCGCACCACGCTCTGAGCCCTACCCCCAACCCGAGGGCTCACAAACCAGTTGGCCGCATGGTCCTGCGCTTGATCACTCGTCATGTCCTGTGCATTGCGAGTGGACTGTCCAATCTTCACAGACTCTAGCTCCGCCTTAAGCGGCTCCAAGAGCAAGCTGAGCGGCTTAACCAGGAACGATACGACCGTGTCCGTGTCCTGTACGGATAGGGATGGGTACTCCTGAGACAGGCGCGTCTTCAGAAACTCAAGAGAGTTGGTATCGATTGGATCTGGGGTCAGCGCATTAGCGACGGGCGCGATGACCGAATTGTAGATCGCTGATCCCGGACTTACGTCGAGAGCGGGGTCATAGGCTGCGAGCCGGTCCTGAAGAAGAGTCGTGATTCGGCTGACCTGGCTCATTGCGATGCCTCCGTCGAGAGCCTCACTCCGGCATCAGCTGTCTGACCTGCGCTAGAGTAGACCTGAATTCGTACTGAGACCGAAGCGGATCTTGGATCGAAGCTGGCCTCAAGGAGCGTAGCCGACGCTAGCTTATCCTCCGCAGGGAGATTTGACCCTGCCTGGAGACCCAGCATCTGAGTTAGCGCCCTAGAAATTGCCTGAGATACCTGGGCTCGGAAGCTTCCGCGCTGAACTGCTCCACGCACCAGATCTAGGAGTCCTGCCCCTAGGTCCTGATTGAAGATGTCCGATCCTGGGGTTGAGAGCAGGAGCATAAGGAACGTCTGCACAATGTAGGTGATGCCCGACGTCTCGCTCCTGCCTCCTCGCACCTCAAAGGAGAGGACAGCCGCTCCGGTTTGGCTAACTGAGGTCAGCAGCACCTTCAGCGTACGGATTTGGCGGGTCAACTGCGACGTCGGGATCTGCGCCGTGATCCGAGTTGGCGACATCACGATGAACTCGGGAGACGAGACTCCGTTAACCAGTACGTCGGTAACATTGACGAAGTCTCTTCCCGTGATGTCGAGGACCAGCCCAATAGAGCCAGGGACAAAGTCCACCCTCGAGATGGGAGCAATGTCCCTGTACGAGATGATCTGAAGGTCCATGGCTACTCTCGCTGGCCAACAGGAGGCTCTAGTGACTTGAGGACCTCAATAAGGCCCTCATCTCCCAGCAGAGCGTCTCTGAGTTTCTGTAGCCTCTGTAGCTCACCAAGCCCAACTTCTGGAGAGGTATCGATGTAGGCAGGAGGAGGATCATCTCCCATGGCGGCTACGTCGTCCCCTTGGGAGCTGTCCAGCCTCTCAATCGCAGCGGTGATCGCGCTCACCAGCGAGACCTCAGATGCCTCACTAAGAACCTGCCTAGACTGTAGGAACACTACTGCCTTGGCTAGGTTCTCAGCGCCTGCCCTCCAAGCTTCGTCGCTAGACGCGATCATGCCCTAACTCCAGCGTTGAAGACTTCCGCGCTTGAACGAATATCGCTGTTGAGCTCAGCGATGACTCCATCAAACGTGGCCATCTGTAGGCTCATAGACACTACCGACGCTAGTGACCCATACTCAGCTAGCTCTCTGTGCGCCCGAAGCCATCCCTCGGACTTCAGTGTGCGGAGGATTAGCCGGGCGCGCTTCACAAGATCAATCTGACGGGACGCAAGCAGAGAGGAGATAGGGTTCCCTACGGCGAAGAGTGTTGCGAGGCGAACTGGATAGCTCGCCGGAGTCAGCGGGCTTAGGCGCGTAAGGGATGACTCAGCTCTAGCTGAGGGAACATCAATTGAGTTGATCAGGTTGTACAGCGATAGGGCTAGTAGGGAGACCTGAGATTGCTGCCCTGAGAGCCTATTGATCTGGCCAACCAGGCTGGAGAACTCAGTAAGGTAGTTGACCCTACGCGCTCCGGGCTGCGCAACTGGATCTAGGAAGAATTGATCCGTAAGGCGCAGGATCAGCTCATTGAGCTGGATGTACGCCAAGGGAACAATCTCAAGGCTGACAATGGCCTGCTCAGGTACCGGTGAGTTGAGCAGTAGCTGAGAGCCTGAGATGGAGGCTACCTGCTTTGCGCCTCCTAGGAACGACCCTTGGTTAATCAGGACCTGATCGAGGACCTTGATATTCAGCAGCGCAGGCGACACGCCTAGCCCGGTCTTTCGCTCACGGACTGAGAACCCAGTGATGTTGCCCGACTGCACTATCGGGCTGACCTCAAATTCCTGTGGAACTCTCTGATCTCCGCCTTGGATGTGGACCCTATGGCTAAAGCTGAAGTCCCGGGACATCGTCTTCACCGCGGACAGCCCGGCCGCTAGCTGATTGATGTACTCCGTCTGCCTATTGTCAGGGGGAGCCATCTCAAGAGTCTGGAGCGTCTTCGAGAGCGAGGACTGCACAGCTAGCGTTCGGAATAGGGACTCAGCCCCCAAGCCAGTCAGTGTAGTGGCCCGATAGCTCTCCTGAAAATCCGTCCAAGCCGCAACGAGGTTTGTGATGGCAGCCGTGGTCTTCGACACTGCCTCCTCGCCTCTCGGCCCGGAAATACCTCCAGCGTTCAAGGATGCGCCCATCCCGGCCAGAGCCCGGTCCCACGTCTGACTTCCGAACCACGGGTGGTCAATAGGATCTTGGCCGCCCTCAACCGACAATTGAGCCTCTCTGCCTGAGGATGCGAGAAGGGCCAATTGCTCAGTGTTGAGGGGCCGCTGCGGCATCAGGGTTCCGGGCAGGGTGACTAAGGCCTCCTCTGCCAAGGACTTGACCTTCTGTAGTCGCTTGAGCGTGTTGTTCAGCGCCATTGCCTTGAAGTAGAACACGATGTCCGGGTCCGAGACTACGGCTCGCGCAATCAACGCTTGGACATCCTTCCAGCGCCGCTCTCGATCAATGAACGAGTTTGAGGAGCGCACCAGGGGCGCCTGCCCCCGTGCCATCCTTGCAACTGCTGCCGTCTTGAGTGCCGTAGAGAGGCCCATCAGCCGTCCTCCTAGGCGACGGTAACCGTAAGGGTCCCGAGGGTCGAGGTTGGTACCGGGGCTCTCTCTGCTGCCGCGCCGGGCACTAGTGTCACGGAGAAGACGGTTGTAGAGCCGGAGGCTCCAGCCGTAACGACGTACTCACGATTCGTTCCGTCCCACCGAATAGACGAGCCCCCATCATCTCCGGAAACCCGAACAAAGCTAAATAGGTCTACTGAGGACTCTACCAGCGAGACTGGGAACGGAACGAGGTTGGATAGCACTACGTTGAACTCCACAACTGCCTGATCTCCGGCAGTAAGGGCCAACGTACTCGGCGTGAAGGTGGCGGACAGGACATACGGCCAGATCAGGTCCGCTAGACCAAGGGCCTGGGTCTCCGGGACTCTGACCTCACTAGTGAACCCGTTGTAGGAATAGCCTACGATTCCCTCGTAGGTCACCTCATAGAGCCCGCCCTGGATGAGATCAAACTCTACGTATCCATCGTCCAAGGAGCGTACGAAGACTGTCTGCGGGATGATCGGGCGGTCGTGATAGACGCGCGGGTTGCCATCCTGCGTCATCTCAAATCGCATAGACACGCCACCCGCAGGAGTGCCGGCCGGATCAACTACGACTCCGCTGATGCGGCAGAGTCCGGCATATGGAGATGATGCCGACTCTGTGAGGTTGATCGCCTCAATGTCGAATGTGTTGTTGGGCAGGCTTGAGTTCACCTCAATCTGAGCCCGCGTAGGGAAGCGGTATCCCGGCTTGAAGAACCGAACCCAGTAGGTCGTCATGTCTGGCAGCAGGAAGGTGACCTCGCCGGTAGCATCCGTCTGCACTTCGGTGATGAACGTAGAACCGTCCTGGGAATAGACGCGGATAATCACGTCCTCAAGCGGAGTCTGTAGGCCAGGATTCACGAAGATGAAGATTGTAACGGGAGTCATCAGGACCTCCGAGGCAGGTCGATGACCGTCACCGTCGTCGGCTCAAGCGGATCCGGGGCGTCGGCTACGAGGTCAAACAGGTTGGCCGTTGGGGTATTCGGCACGGTGACTTCACGGAATAGAGGGATGCCAGTCACGGCTAGATACCCCTTCATCCCGCGGATTAGCGTGATCGAGAGAAGCCCATCTTCGTCACTCTCGGCAGTTACGTCCGCGGCAACAAAGGAGGACCCTTGAGGACGCTCAGTGGCGGTCAGTGGGGTGAACCTCACGAGCACCCCCTGCATATCCGAGCCGTCCGCCTTAACGAAGTGGGCGGTGACCGTGCAGAGGCTTGATGGTGACAGGGGCATCAGACCTCCAGGTCTTTCGGGAAGAAGTACTGATCAAAGAGATCGTACCACTGTAGGGTCTTGTCATCTGCCGCAGAGTCTAGGTCTGACTGCCCTAGTGCATCTTGGATTGCTCGGAGACGATCCAGCTTCTTCTGCACCTCCTCCTCAGCGGCAGAGATGGCAGAATCTAGCTCCCTCTTGAGCTCGTCAAGTTGGAGCTTGAGCTCTTCGCCGGAGAGTACGCTACTCATGTCTTTAGGTACCCGTCTAGCTTCTTGGCGATCTTGTTCTTGACCTGCGAGACCTTAGACGCGCTCCACCCCAAGAGCTTAGCAATCTGCCCTGTGCTGGAGATCTTCGTCTTGCCATTGATGCCTCGGATGTACTCGAACACCCTGAGCTCATCTGGCGAAAGATCGTAGACGATGAGCTTCATTAGCTCTCGCTCTTGTGGGGTCTCCTGCACAAACGGATCAGCCATCTCTGCGGAGGCTAGCAGATCGGGAGTCAGCTCCTGACTTAGGAGCTTGATCTGCTTTGAGGTGATCCCTCGCGAGCGGTCAACCCTCTCCGGCATCTCGTTCATATAGTCCGAGATCTCCGTGTAGGTTGGTGCACGGCCCAACTCCTCGTTCAGGTGTGCGGACGCGCGCTGGTAGTCGCCAACGAGCTGCGACCTCTCCTCGGTAATCCTTCGGAAGTTCTGGTTCGAGTAGATGTACCGGTTCATCCCCTTGAGCTGACCGGTCACCCAGCTATGAATCTGAGTTCCCTGCTTACCCGCCTTGGGAACTGGGTCATACTTCCGGAGCGCCTCGATTGTGTGCTTAGTCGCCTCAGCCTCAATTACCGGAACCGGAATAGGCGTACGAGCAAAGACGCGCACTTGCTTCGAGATCAGAGGCTGTAGCGACGTAAGCAGCGGCTGGAGCTTGTCAGGGTGCTCGCCAGACTCCTTCCACTCCTTCCACATATGAAGTTCTTGCTGGCGTCGAGGATCCGTGGGGATCTTCCATGCCTCTGGGAAACTAAAGGTGGCGGGTGGGGAGGGCGGAGTAGGGACCGAGGGCATAGCCATTGGGGGAATAGCCATAGGGGCGATGACTCCCGGGATTTCCGGGAGCACTGATTTCTTCTTCCGCGCTGCCTCCTTCTGAAGGCTGAGGAAGTCTCGCAGTAGCCCCGTTCCCATGTCAGACGACTCCGCTGCTCCGAAGGGTCGATAGCATCGACGACGCTTCCTCGGCCGTAGGGCCAAGGTTGCGAACGCGGCCAGTTGACGGGCTGACAAGCAGCGTCTTGATCTGCTCCTCAGTGCGCCGAGCCATCTCTGCCTTGCGAGCCAGGACCCCGTCTAGGAGTCCATTGGTGCCGTTGATGTTGTCCTGCTCTGCCGCCAAGCTAAACAGAGCCACAGGGTCTCTACCTCTGAACATGAATCCTCCGATGGTTGGAGCTTAACCTCTCAGGCCTCTCTTGGAGAACAGCTCATTCATATAGGTGAGGACAGGCAGCCTGCGGTCGATGCGTACATCCAGGTAGTCTATATCTGGCGTGCTGAAGATGTCCCTCTCCTGTCCAGAGGTTGGGGTACCCAGCAGTGAGGTCCTCATCTTCACCTTGTTGCCAAACTCATCCTTCACGTTCCTAAGTAGCAGCCCATCAAAGTTCTTCCAGTCCCCCACTGTGTAGTAGTGGAACGCTTCAGGGCTGTTGGCCGGGTCCTTCCTATTGCCGGGGGTCAACAGGACCTGACGAAGGGAAGCCATATCTCTTCGAGTCATCATGTCGATGACCGACGTAAGCGCCCGGCCTTCGGATTTGGTGACTGCGCTGTACTGGCTAACGAGGCTATCCAGTGCAGCCTCCACCCCGTTCTTTCCCTTCTTGAGGATCGAGGTACAGCCTAGGAGCTTCTTGTAGAGTTCGTCGATGTTGTCGTTGGAGTACTCATCGTCAAACCAGGGAGGGCGGATTGAGTCCTCAAGTGGGGCCTCCTCTTTCGTAGCCTCATCAAATGAGACCCTTGAGAAGGGCCTAGAGGGGTCTGGAGTGCCGGGGCGCTCAGTGTAGATGATCTCGCCGGCGGCGTCGTAGAACGGATTGCCGTTCGCATCAACTTGCGGTTCAATGATCGTCTCTACCGGCGCCGCACCCTGGATTGCGACTCTAACCAACCTCTTCCCATTTGGGCCGACGAGGCCAGTACCTCTCAGTTGTGCCTCAGACCAAGACGTCGGCTCAGGGATGGGGCTCTCCGTTAGATCAGGGACCTCCGCACCGGGAACAGATGTAGGGTATGTCGGGGGCGGAGCCGGTGGATTTCCTCCGGCTGCTAGTCTCTGCGCCTCGTTGATCGCGTTGCGGGCTTCAATCTGCTCATTCTTCTTACGCACAACTTTGATCTGATTCCGAATCCAGGAGTCTAGCTTGATCTGCCAAGTCTCATATCCGCCGGAGGGCAACGGCTGTCCGCCTGTATAGGCAGTGTCGAAGGACCCAGACGTGACCTGGTCTTGTACATCAAAGACCGTACCTCCAGCGTACTCGGCAAATAGGTCATCAATCTCGTTCCTCTTAGTTCGGTGCGAACGCGCGTGGCTGAACGAGACGAAGGTAAACCCGCCTGACTGGTTAATGCTGTGCTGGACACTAGTGACCATGCCGAGATGGTGAATGGGTCGGAGCTCTTCCGCTGTCGACGGCCTATCAACAACCGCTCCAGGGAAGCCTAGCACTAGCCTCGGCATAAACCGGCCACTCACTGACATGGATCTTGCCGCGTAGCGGTAGGACAAGAAGTGGAACGTAACGGCGCGAGACGCAAACCTCTCGATTAGGTTTGTTGCCTCTCCGGTATATGCCTCAGGTGTTGCGTTCACATCGACTGCGGCGCGAGTAATGTCCGTCGTGGATGAGAACCCGCTCACCTGCTCAACAATCTCCTTCTTCGCGTAGAAGGGAAGATCGGGCATCTGCTCCGTCTTCGGGATCACGCCAGAGAACCTCTCGTGGAGGTACACTAGACGCTTGTTTGCGGTGTTCCCTGATGACGTAAGGCTATCAAACCCCTTGATCCTGGGCGCGAAGTAGACTGTGCGCAGGAGCGCGTCATTGAGCATGAGGTTGAACGTATCTAGCTCTAGGCGCGTGATTTCTCTCATCATCTGACGACGGAAGGAGAAGGATGTGTACTCTTCCGGGAAGATGACATTACACATCGGCGGCGCGACGAACCAACAATCTGGCCGGAAAATCTGCGTGTACATCCTCTGGCGAGGCAACTTCGCCACTTTTGAATTTGACGAAGGCACCGCGTAGGCGACGCTCTCAGCAGGTGAGAGCGCGTTCTCTGTGCCGCTTGTGCTTTCCGCCCCATTTTGGGGAGGGGATGCGCTAGCGTTAACCCCCGCCTCCCTATTATGTGAGGGACTAAGTTCAATATGTACAATGTCCGCATTCAACCCATAGAGGGACAATGCGGGGTCTACGGACTGAGACTTAAAAGCGTTTCCCCACTTCATCTGAATGTAGGGCATCTTTGCTCGAGAAGACGTGGCTGGGATGTTACGTCCGTTAAAGTCCTTGACCGCCTTACCTAGATCCACGAAGAAGTTGACTGTGGTGAGGAACTTATCCTTCATCCCATACGCGTCTAGTTGACGTTCCAACTCTTCTCTGGTCTTGATATTGTTCTCTCGTGCTAGGTTTCTAGCGAAGTTCCATCCAGTGTGCGCCTGAGGGTTCTTTAGGTAAGTGGCTAGGCTCCCCGTGGGGCCGCGGATAGAGCCGTTCATGAACGAGAAGCCTCCTAGTGCAAATCCTACTGGTCGTACATCTAATGCTAGCCCATAGTAGTGAAACGAATTTGGTGCGTGGGTACCCCCGTTGGCGGAGGTGATCTCCATCGGGGGTTTAGTCCCGGCGCCCCACCCGTACGTCTCCCGCATGATCCGTTCTAATTCGTAGTAGGCCGTAATCATGTCTGGGTCTACATTGACCAGCTGACGATTCGCCGATGCTCCGGTTGTAGGAGGGGGTGGAGTTGGAACTAGATACTGAGGTACAGCCCTAGTACCGTTCCGGTAGATAGCGACTGCCTGCGGCGCTACTCCGTAGTAGATGTACGCCATAATCTGCTCAATGATCTCCCGGAACGAGATGTACTCTCCGGACTGCCCTAGGCTATTGACGAGCCATTCCTCTAGGATTGTCTGATCAAAGATCTTGGCGGCGGTGCGCCCGGAGTCCGTCCCAATCTGATCCATCAGGCGGACTCGCCTCTCCTGGACGGTCTGCCAATCGTAGAGCCCTAGCGTGGCCCCAGGAATCCCACCGATCAACTCAAGGACCGCCAACAAGCCACCAATATTGTCGGTGACTCCGTTGAATGCGGGGTTGGACGCAAACTTGCGTTGAGAAGCTAGTCTGGCAATGAGCTGCTGCGGGGAGTTTAGGCCGGTGTCGTCAAGGAGTTCCGGAGACCCTAGGAACACCGCCTGGGATCCGCTTACGACATTCCGGCCCCCACTAGAGTCACCGACTCCAGTAGCGAATCTCAGGAGGTAGATGTACGTGGTGTCCCAGAGGGAGGAGAAGTCCAGGCAGTTCAGCACGATGCTGCGAGACCCGGCTCCGCTCTTGGAAAATACGATATCGAACACCTCTCCGCAAAACAGGAGCTTGTAGATATCAGGCCCTACGGGGAGTAGCCCGGTATCCTCATCCGCAATGTACTTCGGGTCAGACGTATCCAAGAAGAACGCATGGACAGTCGTACGGGGCTTAAACCTGAGGGCGGCATCTGTGGGCACGATCTCAAACTGCGCAGACACGGGGGAGTTCATTGAGCAGTTGACGGTTGCTGCAATGACTGGGATCTCGACGCCCTCTAGGAACAGCCGAATATGAAGACGCTCTACGTTGGCTCCGGTTCCCATTGACGATCACCCGGCTGATGCGGCAACAACGGTGGGCGGGAAAAGATCCCCAGTGACCGTTGGATTTAGCTGAAGAGGGGGCACAGCCTCACGCTGGAGGTTGACTGTACTTGGTCCCTCGGAGTTCGGTAGTGAGGAGGAGCTGTCATAGGGAGTGATCCCGTAGGTAGCCGATGTCAACTCAGACCCAGCAAGTAGGACCCCGCCATACGCTACGCGCCCCAACGCCACAGCCCAGTCGGGGAATGATCCTCCATCAAAGTTGCTAATAGTGGGGTAGAGCTTAGTTAGCCCCGCCTTCTTGAACTGCTCCTGGGCGTAGAGGTCAACCTCTTGTTGTACTTCTTTCGCGGGAATGGGTACTGCAAATCCCTGAGTAACAACTCCTACGCCACCAGCCCCACTGATGGAGAATGCTCTCCGAGTAGCAGCCGTAATGTCACCCGCCGCTAGAGGGGCTAGAGGTTGAGTTGAGCCCCCTGCAAGTCCAAACGGGTACTCATCGGTATTCTTCGAAAATGGTTGGTTGGACCTACTATCCGAGTTCTGATCATTGCCCGTAAACTCTGGAGGAAGCCGTACCTGGGTAGGAGAGACCCCCGCCCCCTGAAGCGCAATGAGCTGTGTGTTTGTAAGGGTACCTGAAGCAAACTCCGCTGCTCCAGAGTAGAGCTCAGCCCCTAGGTATCCGGCAGGTAATACGACTTGTCGACCAAGCAGGAACACACTGGCTAGCTCGGTGAGACCTCCAAGAGTTCCTACGAAGGTCCTGGCCTCTCCGGCTAGGTATCTCATGGCTGCCAAGCCGGTTCTGCCCTGCATCTCCCCACCTATGCCGAGCAACCTCCCAATATTGAGGGCTCGGAGCGAGTTACTTGTGGAGACCGGAGCTCCCGCAGTGTCGTAGCTTTGAACGTCAGGGCTCGCATAGAAGGTTGCGGTATTGAGCCCTGACTCCTGGGGAGTAGTCGCCCCAATATCGATCTTGTAGTCGATTTGGGTGACCCACATCGTAAATGTAAGGCTGACGCTGTTGGGGTTATCCGCAGTTTCTCCGAGTTGGCAATTTAGGATGTAGCCCTCAAGGATCATGTCGTTGTACTCAAGGTACACTCTACTATTGGCCTCAGTGAGTTTTGTACCTGAGAGTCCGTGCGCATAGTTCCACCACCACTCCTCAACCCATGGGAAGTCAGGAGTCGAGAGCAGTACGGCCTGCGCCGTAATCATGATGGGGCGCTCACCAAAGAAGAACCCGTAGGTAGGCCCAAAGGTCTCGATCTCCTGGAACTTTTCATTGCGGGAGACCGACACCGCCTGCAACATGAAGTTTGTCGTAAACCACGCCTTCTCCGGGTTTTCTCCTGCGTCGGGCGACAGGCTGGAGTTCTTAAGAAGTCGCGCCTCCCCTCCAGTTGTTGTCCTAATTGATAGTGAGGCCGGAGTATCTGAGCTGAGTAGTAGTCCCCGAGTGGGCCTCCGCACATATGCGGGGATGATGCCGGCAGTTTGGCTCTTAGACAGTGCCAACCCCTCCGCAAACTCCTTAGTTCCGGAGGAGAACGGATTGGTGTTCTTGACCACAGTTGTTTTAGACACTTTCTACCTCCGCCAAGCCGGAGCCAACCCTCAGACGCAGAAACGTATCTCTCACTGAACGAGGGAGAAGATTTGGGCTGTATGTCCCTCCGTTGCGCACCACATTGATCTGTGACAGGGTCGCGAGGTCGATGTAGTCCTCCACGGTGACGAAGGACAGGACCCTAGTCGTGGTCTCCTCACCGGTGGAGAAAGTCGTGGTGAAGGACTGCTCCTCCCTCTTGGTTGCCATGAATAGCTCCTTAGCGGATAACGGTGGTGCCAGGGGTAGCTACGACCGGAGCCCCTGCCATGGACTGAGCAACCTGGAGATTCAGGCGGTTCTGCTCAGTAAGGCTGACTAGGTTGTTGTAGATCTGGTCATTGATTGCCGGTTGAGGATTATCCTTATCAAAAACTACCCCGCCCGTTCTTGAACGCGCCTCCGCCGCAAATGACCCCGCTGCTCCACCCACATATAGCTCTTCCATCTCTTGTGTATTTAGTAGGTTGTCGTCAAGTAGTTGCCGCAGTCTCTCCGGGCTCACGGCCTGCCCAACTGCCTCCTTCGTACTCCCTACACTCTTTGCGAACTCCTCAATGGTCATAGGTGTAGTTTGTTTCCTGACCTTCTTGAGGCCTGCCGATAGCTGAGCAAGTCTGCCGAGAAGGGGATCAGAGTCGGCGGTGATCCCCTGCAACTTGTCGCTAGTGAGCAGTGCCTCAAACCCCTTAGCACCTCCGCCCCCGGCTAGGGAGCTCACGAAGGTGTTCAGCTCCTCCCCCATACCTAGCTTCTCGAACATCCCAGCTACGGTGCCGCTAGACAAGGCACCTACGGCAGCCTTTGTGCCCTCGCCTGATAGACCTAGGCGCGCTGCCGAGAATAGTTTTGAAGCCTCCCCGGCCCCGTATGTACGGGTGAACTCAAGTACTGACGTGAGGTCCTCGGCCGTCACAGATCCCTTTTCGATCCCGATACCTTGGGCGATGTACTTGTCCAAGAGAGACTGGGCCGCCGCCTTCTTGCGCTCTTCGCCCGACATCCCCTTCAACTGCCCTAGGCTACCTAGACGGCTTACCTCTTCTCCAAGTAGGTCCTCTCCCTTAGTACCGATACCTGCGGCTGCTAGGCTTCCCGCCAGGGCCAACCTTCCCGCCGACTTTTCTCCGGTAAGGAGCTCTTTGGCCGCGGCCAGCCCCTTTCCAGACAATCCTGAACGGTCAAGGGTCTCCTCGATAGGACTGGCGCCAAACAAGATCCCCTTGGTGGACAAACTGGGGTCGAATGTAAGGAGGTCTCTGCCCTCGGAGAACTGAGACATTACATATCGTCTCCAGTCATCCCCGGCTCCTGCGCTAAACAGTCCACCGCCTAGGGCCCCAGACAACTCGGCCTTCAACGAAACCGCATCGTAGTCGGACCCAGAGTATTGGGCATTGCTCAATATCTTTTGGACCCGCTCCCGTTTAGCTGGGTCTGCGAGCGCAGCATCAATCTGCGACTTGACGCTATCGCTCATCCCTCCCTTAAACATTTCTGGGGAGGCCTGACCCAGTTGAATTTGTAGGGCAGTACGGTTGGCACCTAGGGTGGCTCCGATTCCCGTACCTCCAAAGCGTGCTAGGTCTGTTGGGGCCGCCATCGCAGCCCTCATGGCCGAGGGGGCGGAAGCAGCACTAATCGGAGAGCGCTCCACGCCAGCAAAGTAATCCTGGACCCCTTGAAGGGTCTGCTGCGCTCCGGCCATGATACCCGCAGCTCCCTCCCGAATACCAACTCCTAAATCTGAGAAGGTACCGCTCACATACTGCTTGATCCCTGCGATAGATCCTCGAGTCTTAAGCTTGTAGGCGAGCTCCTCTGCGCCAAGCTCCTGCATTTGAGCCTTAAGTTTTGCAGTAGCCTCGGCCTCATAGTCCTTAGCGACCTTCATCATCATCTCGGCGCGTTGGCCGTCGATCCCTAGGAGAGTCTTAAGGACATGCTTCGTACCATCGTCTCCGCCAACACCTCCTCTCTCGGCGTATTGGCGTACCATGTCGACGACGTCCTTAACCGCAGAGTCTCGGCTCATGAACTCATTGGCGAGCGCGGTCTTGTTGTTCATGAAGGATAGCTGGGTCTCCCGTCCTCCTCCCTGAATAGCCGCGGATGCCTGAGATAGAGCTTCTGGGACATTCCCTCCCCGAAGTAGTTCAGTAAGTCGTTGCTGTGAGAGCTTACCTGTGAACTTGCCGCCAGGCCCGCGCTCGGCTGTGGCCGCGAGGAACGCCTGCCCCTGTCCAGTCATCATGAAGTTGCTGAGTACGTCGGTCATCTCTCGACCAAACTGGAGGGACGCCTCACCTGCGGAGGAGGTATCGAAGATGTCCATCAGCTCTTCGCCGCTGAACAAATTCCTCTGCATACCTCCCATGACGGCTGATGAGACGCCTGAGACCATGCGAGCGCCGAACCGACCAGTCATCCCCCGCGCACGAAGCGTGGAGGCCCCTCCTTGCTGAGCGGCTAGGAACTGCCCCTGATCAATTCCGCGGCCCTGGGCAATCATCATGTCGACGACGTTGCCTCGTAGATCTGCGCCGCTGACAAAGCCTGCCCGGCGCATCTCCCCGAAGCTCTGCATGGCTCCTTCGATGGTCGTTCCCATCATCTTGGCCATGTCCTTGATCGTCTCCGTCATCTTCTTGAACTTGTCGGAGAACTCCTGCGCATCGCGGATGCCTTGGCTCATCTTCATGTCATTGAAGCCGCGCAGCATAGACTGGACGTCGCCCATCGACGTAAAGGGGTCCGCGGCGTCGATCTTGCTCATCATGTTGAACATGCCGAGCTGCTGCTGAGTCGTGAAGCCCCGTCCTCCGGCAGCGGCTGGATTAGCGAATCGCATCTGAGAGAGGATTGCCTGGGTACCGGAGAACTCCTGCATGCCCCTAGCAGCGTTGTTGGCCATGAACGTAACGCCAGCAAGCGCGGCTGCGGGTACAGCCGCTCCGGCTACCATACCCGCAGCTCCCATGCCAAACTGAGGAGCGAGCATGGCGGTGGCGGCATTATTGACGCCGAACATCGACGCCACAGCCGCACCGGCTTGCGCAGCACCTAGGGCAACTGGGACCGCGCCAATAGCTCCTCCGACCGCAGCGCCTAGGCCCGTACCTGTGGGGGCACCCGTGTACCCGTAAGAGAAACTAGGCGGATACTGAGAGACCCCTAGATTTGGGACAGGCACCTGCCCAGGAAGAGCCCGCTGCAAGACCTGGAGCTGCTGCTGCTGTGCGGCAATCAGTGCCGAGATCTGCTGCGAGGAGATCATCGATGTCTCCGAGGGGTGTGGCCAAGGATAACCTAGCCGGAAGGATCTTACGATTCCCGCCATAAGGCGGTGAGGCATAGAGCTGGAGTTTCCTCCTAACTGCCAGCCTCAGGGAGAGATGATGCGCTGCCCTAGCTGTGGCCAAGTCCTATTTGAGGTGGCCCCTGAGCTCTATCAATGCGGAGCCTGCGGATGCGGACCAAACAACCTCGGGAGTAATCCTACATGGGCGCTATCCTTCGTGTCCGCTAGCGGACCCTATAGAGAGGCTACCTGCGTAGAGCTCCGAGGGCAAGAGTACGTGGCCTACTCCTTCTGCTGGGAGGTGGCCGATGACGGACGTAGGACTGGGATGCCAACCATATCCGACGTCATTGTGCTGGAGCCGGAGGAACTCTCGGAGTTCTGCCTGCCAGTTGTGGTGTCATGCACCCGCCCCTGGGAGCTAGAAGCTGGGTCTGCGCTGACCGCAGGCATGTTCTCGACCCCTACTGGCCCGAAGAAAGTAGTCCGCTGAGTTCTGTCACAAGAAAGGTGCGGAGCAGGGCCAGTTCGCCCGATGTCAGCTGGCTGTTGCCAAGCTGGACCCACACCTCGGAGAACGCGTCGAGCTTCTCCTTCACAGCGACCTCAAGGGTCTTCTTCTTTTCTGGCGTGAGCTCGGAGAGCCATGCCTTCACATCTCTACTCATGGGGTACTCCAATGTGGCGCGAGTTCCATAACGACTCTCGTGCGGGAAAGACACGCGTATGGCGCATCAAGGTTGACGGGGAGGTGATCCTCACCGAGTTCGGCGAAGCGGGCGGCCAGATGCAGGCAGGGAAAGACTACGGCGTGGCTAAGCACGTAGGCGCCTCAAACGAGATCTCTGCGGAGGCTGACGCAATCAATGAGGCGGAGCGTCTCATCCGTGGCAAGAAGCGGCAGGGGTATGTGGAGGTTGGGGCAACAGAGGCGCGGGTAACGAGGATTGATCCTCGAGCTCCGCTCCCCGAAAACCTTCGGTTCTACAAGCCCGACAACGAGATCTCCGATGAGATGCTGCTGAAGATCTCAGAGGACCGTGTCATCTACACTCGCAAGCGCGATGGCGAGGCAATGATCTTCCGTACCGATGGGAACGGTGACCTGGAGATCTACAGCCGGAGGATGCACGCGCATCACCATACCGAGGGACCGGAGCTGCCGTGGACCAAGCGGTTCCCGCATCTGGTCGAGGAGTTTTACGATCTGAATATTCCGGCCAACACGATCATCCTTGGCGAGATGGTCAGATCTCCTGAGGACGATGATCGTTGGTACGTGGCGCAGGTCATGAAGTCCAAGACGATGGGCGCACTGAAGGCCCAGGCTGAGTCGGGCAATCTCCACTTCTACATCTGGGACATCGCGCAGTGGGATGGTGAGGAGCTTCTCCAGACCGTCCCCGTGCTTGAGAGGTATGAGCTGGTCGAAGAAGTCTTCGCATCGGCGACATACTTCGTCGCGCCAGACCTGTGGGGGCCGGAGGACATTCGGTCTTCCTTCGCGCATCAGTGCCGGGGGAAGCTGCCCAAGGAGGCGGAGTTTGGTCCGATCATCTACCCAGACCACTATCCGCATCAATGGAAGCAGGCGGTGGCCCTGGCCATGACGATGGGATGGGAGGGCTGGGTTGTCGTTGACCCCCATATGGGCTTCGGGGATAAGTCCTTCACGTTCCTCGGCAAGGACTACCGCCCACGTGCGTGCTCTGCGAAGATCAAGCCGGACTTTGAGGATGACTTCATCGCGAAGTTCGATCCGGGCAAGGATGAGGGGTCTTGGGGCAGAGGTAAGCGTACCGGAACTATCGGCTCCGTTGCCCTCTACCAGCTCGATGACAAGGGAGAGGAGCACTACATCTGCGAATGCGGCGGCGGCATCACAGATGAGTTTGCTCAGCAGTTCAGCAACCCGGCGCTGTTCCCCATGGTGCTGAAGGTCCAGTACGCGACGCGAACGTACGCGCGAGATGGCAAAGACACCAACGCTCTCCAGTTCCCTCGGATCATCGACATCCGTACAGACAAGGGGCTGGACGAGTGCATCAACCCACGACTTACTCCGCGCGAGAAGTGCGGATCATGCACAAGGTGCTGAGATGGCCAACAACTACATCCAGGGGACAGTGAGCCCCACCCTGCCTCTGAAGCCGTGGCATCTTGCCGTGCGGGACATCTTCTGGATGTTCTCGCCCGGCGACATTCCAGATGGACTGGACTTCACCGATGGCAAGCTCACTCTCACAGATGAGGTTCTCTTTCGAGAAACTCTCAGCACGGAGATTGGCTACGAGGGCGACCTAGACAAGATGCTTGAGGGGTTGGAGTTGCTGCTCCAGTGCGGAGATGAGTTCCTGCATTTCTCAACGGAGCAGTGCCACGACGACACGTACTACCTCTACGCTGAGGATGGTCTCGGTGACACAGACTTGGCGTTCCTCCAGTGGATCATCAAGGAGATGCCGCCGGAGATCGAATGGATCTCGTGCGAGTTCGCATTCTACTGCTCCAAACTGCGTCCTGATGAATTTGGGGGCGGAGCGTGGTTCATCACTCGCCAAGAGACCGAGACCATGTTTACTGGCTCCTGGTTGAGCGAGCAGAAGGTCAAGCTACGGGAGCGGAGCCGTGTCGGAGAAAAGCCCTAGTTGGTGGGTCTACGTTCTGGAGTGTGCCGATGGCACCCTGTACACAGGGGTTGCCCTCGACCCAGACAAACGCCTGCGGGAGCACAATGAGGGGCGCGGGTCGAAATACGTTCGATCCCGCCTCCCTGCCAGAATGCTGGTCCAGTGGAAGTACTTCTCACAGGGCGATGCTCTTAGGGCGGAGCATGCCTTCAAGACTATGAAACGAGCTGCCAAGCTCAAAGCAATCAATGGAGACCTATTCCCATGATCATTGGGGTCGCGGGCTACAAGGGACACGGCAAAGACTCGGTTGGCGGTATCCTCTCTCAGAAGGGCTTCGTGATGATGTCCTTCGCCATGCCGCTCAAGAAGATGTTGATGGAGGGGCTCAAGCTCTCATCGGAGCAGGTCCACGGCAAGCTCAAGGAAGTTGTAGATCCTCGGTACGGAGTCACCCCTCGGTACATGATGCAGACCTTGGGCACTCAGTGGGGCAGAGATTTAATCCACCCTGAGCTGTGGATCTTGGCCTCAATGGAGCGCGCTCGCGACTACGGCGCAGAGGGTCGATCTGTCGTCTTCACGGACGTACGATTCCCAAATGAAGCGGCTGCTATTCGCGCGGCAGGCGGTCAGGTCTGGGCTGTGCTGCGGCCCAGCCATCCTATCGACACGAGCCACGAGAGCGAGCAGCACGTAGAGCGGTTGACCCAAGAGGCAGATCAACTCATCTTCAACACCGGAAGCCTCTTCGATCTTGGGATCGCAGTGGACGACGCCTACTGGAGCACGAAATGGATCGCGAAGCGCTGCTGAGCAATTTTGGAGACTCACGGAGAGTGCTGGATTGGGGACACGTTCGCCTCGTGGACGTGATGGGCGACGATGCGCGGATTGAGGAAGTTGCGCGGCTCTCCTACGAGGGCGCGCGCAAGGTGTCCGAGCGCAGGTCGCTACTCCGCTACCTGCTGCGCCATCGACACACGAGCCCGTTTGAGCAGGTGGCCATCACGCTCGATATCAAGCTGCCAATCTTCGTCGCTCGGCAGTTGGTGCGGCATCGGACCCAGAAGCTGAATGAGGTCTCTGCTCGGTACAGCGTGCTGCCCGATGAGTTCTACATCCCGACGCCATCCCAGGTCTGCTACCAGGACTCCAACAACAAGCAGGGCCGATCCGGACCCGTCAGTGATGACGTGCTTGACCGCTTCATGGGCAACACGCTCGATGATGCGAAGGAGGCCTTCAGCACCTACAAGACGGCGCTGGAGGATGGCGTTGCGAGAGAGACGGCCCGCATTGGCCTACCGCTTTCGACCTACACTCATTGGTACACGACGTGGGATGCGCACAACCTTCTGCACATGCTTGAACTTCGGCTCGACAAGCACGCGCAGTGGGAGATTCGTCAGTACGCGGAGGCCATCGCCAACATCGTGAAGGAGTGGCTGCCGCTTACCTGGGAGGCCTTTGAGGACTACCGCCTCTATGGTCAGACGCTCGCTCGCTACGAGGTTGAGCTCATGCGTGCGGTCTTCGCCGGCAAGATCGGCACCAGCGCGCTGGATGTGACGCAGTTCCTGTCCGAGCGCGGGGCCTCCAAGCGCGAGATCACAACCTTCATCGAGAACTTCTTGGCGGGCGCATGAGGACTCCTCCACTCTACAAACACACGATCGTGGTTTGGTCCGAGACCGACTATGCCGCGAAGGATCAAGATCCCCACTGGGACCTAGAAGATGATCCGGTCGAGGTTCTGGTTCGCGAGTCGCGAAACGGGGATGCGCTGCTATCCCACTTCAGCTCGGAGCTTGTCGAGGAGCCACGGGGAGACATCGACTTCCCCGATACTGACTTCTTCGATGAGCCCGACAACCAACTACCCATGTTTCCAAAGGACGGGTGATCCATGGACAAGAAGAATGTGTTGGCCCGCGCGCGTAAGCTCATGGCGGCCGACATCAAGCAGCTGTTTGAGAAGTCAGGTACTGGGTACCGGGATGACCCGACCACTGCACAGATCCTTGTTCACCGCTGGGAGGAGGACTTCCGAGCGGAGGTACTGAGCGGCATCTACCGGATGGTAGGTCTGGAGAAGGAATCCTTTGAACGGGGGTTCCGGGTTCGGTTTGATTCTCCGCTGAACAGGGAGATCCACGCGCTGGTCGCTGAGCGGACTAGGGCGGTCCTGGCTGATCTTCAACCCGAGGTTGATGCGGCATGGGCCAAGATGCGCGCTAAGGCGGCAAAGGCCGTGGCTCGTGCCATCGAAGCTGAGGTAGAAAACCAGCTTGAGATGGCTATCCGCCACTACAACAAGGAGATGATCGCTCGACGTATTGAGGAGTTGGCTGCCGAGGCCGCAAGTGAATGGCTTAAGACTGCCCATCCTCTCCTTGAGGCAGAGATGAACGAGGAGGCGGTGGATGAGCCGTAACCTCTGTTCCTCCTTCTGCGTTGAATGCGGACACGGACCTGTGCGGCTTTCCGATCTACGTGGGAAGCCTATCGAGTTTCGACGGTACTACAGCTCGGCACCGGAACTGGGTTGTCGATGGGACTGTCCAAACTGCGGTACAGCCTACTTCGCGATCTGGAGAATCAACGAGGAGTTCTGGTCTCGCGAAAGCCTGGCTAACGGGCAGTGGAAGGATCCGGTCTACCGCCTACCCGACGGCAGCACACATCCGAATACCGAGGCCGGAAGGTTCGCCATCGAGAATACATTCTCGTTTGGCGGGGTGCAGCAGACTACCGCCACTAACACAGGCTGCTTCACCATCGACCTGAGCTACTACGAGACGTACAATGATGAGCCCATCTACGACGATGAGGGCTCAAAGGACGCAATTCGTAGTGGCATTGAGGCGCCCCGGCACCTCTGCACAGACAACGCTGAGGATGTGCAGTGGGACTGGGGCTCTCCCGATCGAGCACGAAAGGGAGAGTGAGGAGAGCCCGGTAGGAAATCCTACCGGGCTTCTTTCTTAGTTCCCGCCAAAGATGAACGCCTCGGCTGGGATCGTCTCATCCTTGATGGACTTGTTGGCGGCTGCGCGCTTCATGCGCACCATCTCAGGCTCGGTCCGGGTCTCCCGTGCATCCCGGATGATCTCCTCGATCTCCGCAGGGGGCAGCCCATCGTCGCGCATCTGTTGGATCTGGGCATTCCAGAGGTCAGCCAGCTTCTGGTTCTCCTCCATCTTGCGGCGCTTGGTGTCCGCAATGACCTGACGCTGCCGATCCACATCCTCCTCAGTAACTGCCGTGTGCTGAACGAGGAGCGTACGTAGCGCAGCAATCGTGAGGTCATGGGCCTCCAGGGCAACGGCCATGTGTTCAAGCATCTGGCGCGTCGACACGAGGTCCTGCGCAATCCCCTCCATGAACTTGCGCTCGCGAGTCTCAATCTTGCGTAGCTCCTCCTCCCGACGCTGGATGGAGGTCTTCTTGTTCTTGCCCCGGATTGCAAACATGGGACGGCCGCTAGTCATTGACCACTTCCTTTAGTAGGGAAAGAACCTGATCTTTACGTTCCCGAGCCTGCTCCTCAAGGGCGGCAGCTACCTCCTCAATGGTCTCCATACGAACCGGTGCTCCCTCGCAGGAGAGCTTCGACGGCTCAGGCATGGAGTCTCTCGGCAAGTACTTTGTCCGGAGGTAGTTGGAGAGCGCTGCGTAAACGACAGCCTCCTCCTTGACGGCCTTGATCTCCTCGAGGACATCCTCGAGAGTCTTCGCCTTCTTGGGCTTTGGCGCAGCCATAAATTTCTCCTACTGCATCGCTATAAGGGACTTGCCTGGAAAACAGTGGTGGGGGTAGCTCCCCAATCCCCGGGGTCCCGCGGGTGAGTACGGGTGCTGGTGCGGGCGTAGTCTGGCTTGACGAAAGCGCACCTGCGATTCTTCTTAGCCCATACTCACACGATGAGTAGAAGAGGTCAACTCAGTATGCGCTGAAAATGGGGTTGCGCTCGGCTGCGACGCGACTCTTGCCTGCCCGCCTAAACCATGATGGCACGATGCCGTGACGAATTCCCTCTCCAGCTTCATGCGCAAGATTCCTCACATTGAGCTGCCCTAGGTTCTCTTTAATCCTAGTCTCCCCCTCGTTAACTACTTCCTTAGCCACAGCTCTAGCGATGTCCTTGGCGGGCTCGTGCGCGGATTCTACGGCCTTCCTTCCCGCCTCACCTGCCAAGTCTACAATCTCTTTCTTTGCCGTTGAGTATGCTTGGCCTAGCCTAGGGGCTATGAAGGACTTTACCGCCTGTCCTCCTAGAGCCCCAGCCGCAGTACCGAGCGCAGTATCCCTGAGGCCGCGCACTCTCCTCTTGTGCTGCCTCTCATCGTATTCCTCCTTCGTCATCAACCCATGAACCAGGGAGGAGTAGTCGGCCAACCCCTCATCGTAACGCTTCTTGCTGCGAAGTTTTGATCCGGCAAATCCCCCAAGGATCGCCCCGCCAAGTTGAGTACCATAGGCCCTCTTCTCAGCTCCCTCTCGGATACCAACGTAGAATGCAGACGCCATCTTAGTAGTCTTCATGGCCTTAAACTCCCGGATATGTTTGCACTCTTGTTGACCTGGCGAGGCTACAGATTTCTTGAACCGCCAATCATTACAGGTACAGCCAAGGCCACCACCACGTAGTCGGACAATATCGTAGGTACCTTTGGTCCCCGCTACCTGACCAATGACCCTGCCGGTTTGCAGGCGAGACATTTGATCCACGTGGCGTCGAAGCTTATCGTTGGACCTAGGGTCGGCTTGGATCGCATTAACGAAGGACTTCTTCTTAGCGCTCTGTAGAAACTCATCCCAGTCGGGCCGAGCTTGCGACAAATGGGCATGTGCCGCACCTAGGGCACGCCTTCTCTCTCGGGACAGGCCTGGGACTGCCGCGACCTTAAGACCCGCTTCCTGATATCTTTCTTTTAGTGCGGGGGTTCGCGCTAGCACCCCAAGAGAAGCCGTAGAGGCCTTGGAGGTATTCCGGAGTCCCGCCCCAACTACCTTTGCCTTAGGCATCGCTGCTAGATGGCCTGGGGTAACCAGAGGAGCTGCGGGGAAGCTGGACATGTCATGCCCTGCGCGGTCATACGCATGGGCTACCAGCCCCCCGCACATCCAGGACTTACGAGTTGCCTTGGGGCCAACAAGAGCCCGACTAAGGCTTACGTGTGCCTTAGTCGGCAGTAGAGTATTTGCGCCCGATGCGAGCATCGCACCTACTGAGTAAGGCTTGCCTAGCTCCTTACTGGCATGAATTGCCGCTTGCCTCCTTACATGGGAAGATGTGTTGGGGCGCAGGATCAAAAAATCCTTGTCGCCAATTGCCTTATGCAGGGGACTCTCTCTGACGGCATCAAGAGCCTCAATAACCTTACCGTTGGTGCCTACAATTCCGGCATGTGTAAAGTGACCTAGGGTCTTAGGTCCTAGCGACCTGTAGACCTTCTCAGAGGTGGAGAGTGCTACCCTTTGCGCGAAGGGCATCCTAGGATTGGCCCAGGGTTGACTTCCAGGAGAGACTAGGAGGATGTCCCCGGGACGTACCTTGGGGTACCTAGGCTCGTCCGCCACCTTTACGTGCCTGGACATCTTCTCTCGAATTAGGTGGGACAGTCCAGGAGACACCAGGGGCGTCCTAATTTTACCGCTACGAACTCGTGAGGAGACGACCTGTAGGTCTGGGTGTGCGAGTAGGTGCGCTGGAGAGGCTAGGGACGATGAGGGCAGTAACTTATGGCCCGCACTTGCGTACGAGCTCGCCACGGCGTCTGCACACTGCACTCCACGGTCTGCCTCAATCTTGTGTGGGAGTGCGGCACTTATCGCCGTCCCATAAGTACTGGGCAATACCATGTGGGCGCCAGTCAACCCAGCTCTTGCATAACTGTAGGGTTTGCCAATATGGGTCTTCATGACCTTAGCTGCGAGACGCCTAGTGGCGGCGCTGGCCGAGGGACGCAGGACTACGTAGTCCGTATCTCCAAGCGCCTCATGGAGTGGCCTTTTCCGCACTCCTCCAATTTCTGGCCGAATGTCGATTGCATGATTCTTGCCCGTGGCCATCAGGGCATGCGTGAACGACCCTTGGAAGGCCTTAGTCAGGCCCCCAAAAGTTCTATCCAATGTCCTAGGGACAAAACCGGCGCCTGACGGAACTGGGGCAGGGCTAGTAACAATGATGTCGCCCGGCTGGATATCCTTGACGTCGTGACCCATGCTACGATCCTCGTTCGAGGTACCCTAACACACGGGTCAGGCAACTAACAACGAGCGGAACCGTCCCTGTACTGAGGCCCCTCCAGCCGTGTCCGTGATGATGCGGTCTAGCGGGTAGATCGTGAGGCCCTTACGCGCTCGGGCTTTCTCGTAGCCGTAGCGGTCGGCTTGAAGGAGGGTTCTCGGATCATCAGGGGCGTACTTCACGTAGATGTCCGCGTTACTGCCTAGCTTCCGCCACCAGCCCTCAATGATCTCCGAGGCCCGGGTCATGTCGGCTTCGTAGAGGATGGAGTCAACGAGATACTCGCTCTGATGCCGCATGTTGCAGTTTGGGCAGACAACGATCCCGGCCTGCATGATGCCACCGGGGATGAGGTGATCGCAGCCCTTCTTGCCCACCGAGTCTGGGTTCTTGAGTGCCAACGAGTCACGTCGGTTTGGCTGAGGAGCATTGTGGAGGCGACGGCAGACAAACATCTTCTCATCGCCGCCACCGTGAAGCCTCTTGCCGGACTCCCAGAAGGACAGAGTGAAGGTGTTGTCGCCAAACAGCTTACGGTTGTGCCGGAACCACACCTGGATCTTGTAGTCGGCCTTGAGTCGCTTGGCCTCCTCAGTCTCCTGAGCGGCTGCGTCGATCTGGGCCTGTACGCTCCGGCGGAGCTGCTCGATATCTGGGTCAGAGGTCATCATAGCTCTTGATCTCCTACGGCAGCCCCGCCACCGTGACTAGTTAGGCCGGAGACGTGGACTCGAGGCTTCTTAGTAGGATCGAAGACCTCTCCTCCCGCCAGTTGAACTGTTCTTTGGCCCGCCGGGGCTGTGTTTCGGTCCTTAGACCCTCGGTGAGGTAGGGGGATCACCCCCATCTCCTCGCCATTGCCGTACTTGGTCTTCTGTACGAGCTGCGGCCTAGTCTGCGCTACGACGGGAGGGATTGAGTGCATAGCGGCAGGCGGCTTAGCCTTTCCTACCGGCACAACCGCCTTCAGAGCGCCAAGGTAAGGTTTGAGTGCCTCTACTGCATCCTCAAGTCCATCCTGGTCCGTGCTCCAGATATAGACCGCCCAGGTGAACCGAACATCTGTGTCCGCCAGGAAGAACTCCTTACGGACAGTGAGGCCAAAGGTATCCGAGAACTTCTTGGTCTCGGATAGCATTGACCCAACGATGGTCTTCCACCTAGCGGCGTCTAGGACGCGAAAGCTAACAAGAGCGGAAGCCCCGCCCTCGTCAATCTGCAAGTTCTCATCGCGGAACTCGCAGATCCCTCCGGTCGGAAGGAAGGATGCCTCGAACATCACTCACCCTTGAACAGCATGGAATCGAGGACCTGATCAAACAGCTCACTCGGGTTGTACTCGGCCGTGTCTGAGGCCTTCTTCTCGGCGGGCAACTCAACCCACACGATGTGCTTGCAGGGCTTGCCTCCGTCCTCAGTAGGACAAGCGTCGGCTACGGGCTCTCCGCCCTTCCTAGGGAAGTTGCAGCACGCCTGCTCTTGGCAGACCTCGGGCTGACATGACCCAGTCCGCTCCTCATTGTGGAACCGGTAGGTGCACGCGGCAGGCATGAAGTCCCTAGGACCTGGGTAGTCCCTACAGAACTGAGGGCGGTTCTCGTAAATACCGCAACGTACGATGTGGGTCATGCCTGCTCCTGCGTAACGATGATCGTGGCCTCGACGTCGTCGATCATAGGGCCGGTAGCCGAGCCACACAGGAGGCAGCGAACCTGCTGTGGAACGTCGGGATCCTCAAAGACATCTACGTTGAACACACGGCCCACATCGAGCTCGACTCCAACCCATCTATCGAACTCACGGCGATCCTTGCATACGAGGAACCTAGATGGAGTTCCCTTTCGGTGAAGGGCCTCCGACGCGACACACAGCGTCTCAAGGGCTGATCGCCCTGGGCGGCTTAGGATGTCGAACTCAGAGTTGTTCTTCGCCACCAAGTATGGGGTAAGCAGGCCCTCGGCCGGGGTCCCTGGGGAAAGACGCACCATTCGTTCGACAAGCAGAGCACCGCCACGAGTGTACTGAAGTCGCAAGGGACGTCCTGGCTCCTTCTTGCGCCACTCCTGCTCAATCGTGGAGGTCAGCGTGTTGATGGTGTGCTGAGGCAGCTCTACCTTCGTAGAGACAACCACGACCTTCCCAACAAGCTGCTCTATCTCGTGGACGTCACCCATCAGACACTGCTCCCTTGGAAGCAACTCGTACTGAGAGAGTATCCCCAATGTCCTCTAGGCGTACCTCAAGGCCCTCCTCGATGTCGACTCGAAACTGGCGGGGGCCATCTCCGACGACGACTCCCTGATCTGCATCGCGCAATCGGCGGAGGTAGCCCTCCACGATAGCGACCATGCTGACGCCCTTCCGCTGCGAGTAGGAGCGTAGCCACTCGTGCAGCCCATCATCGATGTTTCCGTTTAGACGTCCCATGGCTATGCCCGATACTCCCCATACTTGCCGATCGTGACGGTATCCCCGTCAATGACAGCTAGGATGTCAGAGACTTTGATCAGATAGTATTCGTCGTGGGCCGCGCACCCCAACATCTCGCCAACTGCATTTACATGCCGTAGGAAACCTCGGTGTAGGACGCGGTCTCCCACGGACAGCATCTTTCGCGGGTACAAGAGGGTCTCGTTTCCGTCCTTGTCGGCCAATACTTGAGGAGAGGCGGACACGGCCACTACGACCCCGGCAGCCTCTCCAGTATTGTTCCTATCCACGGACTCCGGGAGGTAGAGTCCTCCCGCAGACTTCTGCACGGCGTCAGCCTTGCGCAGAAGAACAAACCCGTTGATGGGTTGGACGGATTCCGGCCTCATGCTTGGCGAGCTCCAGCTACGTCCTCATCGAGGGACTCATTGTCGCCGAGGGGTACAGCAGCAGGAAGGACCGGCACAGGACGGCCGGAAGCAGCTGCCTCCTCGTACGTCTCACCATTGGCGCGGAACCGACGAGTTGCCGGCAGCTTCTCGACTTGGTCCTTGAGCCACTGGGGCGCGGGCTTACGGCGCGTCTCGTCAAAGAGCGCGTCCATAGTGCTGGCGTAGAACACGTCGCTACCACAACGCCAGATGATCACGTTGCGGCGGCGAGAGTTGGTGTCGACGACATCAGCCTGAAAGATCTGAACGTCAGCCAGCGCGAGGAGCTCAGCCCTCCGACCGTTGACTAGATCCGCCATCTGTTGTCCTGCTGTTACGCTCTTGACGGCCATTGGAAGACTCCTTCTCAACTGGGGAATTCAAAAGATCTGCGATCCCTGGAACTAGGGATGTCTTTGCCTTGCAACCGCAGACCCTGCTCACCGACTCCTTGGGGATGTTCACCGTCCACCTGTAGATCTGCTCGCAGACCGGGCAGGTATCCTGGTCACTGTCCTGCAAGGACGGAAGTGGGGATGGCAGCATGATCCCCGACTGCATGCTTCGGATGATCATGTCGAGCTTGTGCTCGATCCTGAGCAGGGTGAGCGGGTCCATCAGAGGTCATCCTCGTCATCCGAGTACGTCCCCAACTCAGCCACGCTTGCGAGCCGAATAGGGGAGTCGTCCTCGGATGCCTGCTGCTGCCGAGTCCTAGCGGACTTGGCACGTAGCGAAGCCAGCGTCAGCCCCGCGTCGGGAGCCACGTCCTCAGGATCAGTAGAGACCTCATCGCGGAGCTGGATGATCACACCTGCCTGCTCTTGAGAGATGGGCAGCTCGATGATCCGAGACCCACGGCGCAGGATGAGCTTCAGGCGACGCTGAGCTCCTGGCGCCGTAAGGTCGATCTCGTCTCGGATGCTAATGATTTGGATCATGGACGGTCCTCGTTTCTGGACACCGTAGGGATGTTCTTCCTCTTCTCTTCCAGCATGGGCCGGAACTTGATGGGTCCCATCTTCGCTACGTTGTCGAGTGCCTGTTGCATCTGCTGCTTCTTGGCTGTCTCTGTCGGGGCAGTCAGAAGCTCCCTGTACTTGTCGAATGCCTCAACCGCCTGCTTGCCGCCCAGCGCGGCCTGGGCAAGCGCCCTCGTACCTGCGATGTCTGCGGCCTGTCGGGCCTCAAACACCAAGATGTGTACTACCTCCTGGTACGAATTGAGTTTGGGCATTGGTCCCTTGTCATAGAGGATGTTGGCTCGTACCCAGCCCATCCGGGACCTCAGCCATTTCCCAACACCTCAGGATCCTTAAGGAGTGCCTCAACGCGAGCGTTGAACCAGCCTAGGTGCTGGGCAATCTTTGGGAAGATCTGGGCAGGGATCTGCTTCACAAGGGCTACGCGGGCCTCAAACGCCTTGGAGTCGACATCCCCATTCCCGTCTAGGAGGGCGGGCCACTTGGCGGGGCCGTAGGAAACCACCTGACAGGCGACTGCGAATCGCGCCTGCTGGCGGTAGAACTCAGAGAGCAGCATATTTGCTCCGCCCTCCCTGCGTACTTCCCGGATTCGGTTCTCAATGTACGCCTCAGTCCCCTCCACCGTAGTACGGAAGGTGACGCTCAACTTGCCCGAGATCACGGGCACAGTCTGCTGAAGGAATCCATTGAGGATGTAGGGGTCGATCGACAGGGGATCGAGTCCAGCGGCTTCCTCCCACTCAAGCCGCTCCGCCTCCTCCTTGGTCGGGGGCTCAGGCAGGTTCAGCGACTTACTGACTTCCTTGATCGAATCCGCGAGCTCCTCTCCGAAGTTCTCGTCGCGGCGCTTGAGGAGCCGCTCCGCGAAGAGATGAAGGCGGGTAGGCTTGACCTCTAGAGGAGCGCTCTCTGTAACGGACGTTGCCCGAGCCTCTGCTTGGCGCTTAGCCTCGTCCATCATGGCCTCAAGGCCACGTTGGGTCTCTGGGCGCATTCCAACCTGAGGAGCGGCGGCCTCAACAGGCTGATCGAACCTCTGGTTTAGGTTCAGATCTGCGGGCCTGCCGGTATTCTGTCCCTTAGCCCTCGCCACCGCCGCACGCGCGCGGGCCTTGGCATCCTCGGCTTGGGGGTTGGAGTCCGAGAAGGAAATTGCTGGCTTTGCGGGCTTCATTCGTCATCCTCAAATTGGTATGGGGAACCTCGGCCTCTAAAACCTGGGGCTCCTCTGTCTGGAGGCGTGAAGACGTCCCCGTCGTAGGGACCCGAGATTGGAGGCATGAAGGGCAGCGCCTCCATACGGGTCTTCGTAGCAATACCTGTATGCCCCAGTGGCGACTCGAACCGGCAGTTGTGGCACCGGAACATCATCATCTCCCCGAGACCTCCACCCTTGGAGACCTTCTCAGATCCACACTTAGGGCACGAGGAAAGAGGCTTCTTTGCTCGCTGAGGGTTGACCTCAGCGAGGATGGAGTCGGCCCTCGACCTTGTCGGGGTGTCCTTCTTGTCGCTCATGGGCACTTCATACTCACGACGTACTCATGATGTCAAGTGGACCGCAGCAGTTATTCTCAGAGCATCGGACAATAGACCGGATCATCCTCAGCCCCGAGGCCCTTGAAGACGAACGAGGAGGAGATCCACTGTCCGCTAGTAATCCTAGTTTCTGCGTCATTTGTATCGAAGCCGTAAGCACAGGCGCCAGACCAGAACCATGCGTAGTTAGCGAAGGTTGGATTACCAATCTCCCCTAGTACGTAAGCCTG